CTTTTCTTTTGACTGAATTTTCTCACGTATAAATAGTGTTAGCAACGCCCATTAGTGGACGTCGGATACCTTGGACGCTTTGGTAATCATAAACCATTTATCTAGTTGACTAGTAACGCCCTTCCGTGTATAGTGTGAGAGTACTATTAGCATTAACTTTTAGGTATCACGCATGTTCACATCTCTTCAGCACCCTGACCGATATGGTTATTATCAAATTGGTAATCGACGTACTTACAGTAAACTAGAGTTCGTTGATTATCTTAATCAATATCCTGCAGACTGGCATTGGGATTACAACGATGCATTCTTTAGCAGTTTTGATTGGGCAACAGAACCCGCAGAAGATATCAACACACTATATCGTAAGCGAGCAGAAGCACTACGAGAACAATACGATTACGTTGTTCTCTTCTATTCGGGTGGATACGACAGTTCGAATATGCTATATGCATTTTTGGATAACGGAATTCCTATAGATGAAATCTGTACGTACTATGCAAGTCAGGATACATTCACAGGACAAAAAATAGAACTTGATAATTTTACCTGGCAGAAACTAGATGCCATTGAAAAGAAATATCCCAATATAAAGATCACACGTTGGGATTACGGAGATGAATTTTTTAATTGGTCTGACAAAATTAAACAAGCAGGCGCCGGCGCTAACATGTTAGAAATGATAGCAGGAGGACTGATTTCTATTAACCGTATTGTATTAGATTTTGGTCATGAATATGTTCCACACTGGAAGAAGTTGCTCATGCAAGGCAAAAAGGTTGCATGGGTACACGGTGCAGATAAACCTATGTTGCGATATCACAACGATACGTGGAAATTTAACTTTCATGATGGAATAATCAATGGTCGATTAACTCCAGTACGGCAAATACTTGATCAAGGTGATATTGGAAATATTGAATTATTCTATTGGGCTCCCGATGCGACTTGTGCAAATATTATTATCAAACAATGTCATTTACTTAAAAATTATTACACCCCACAAGCAAAGATAGACTTTTCTAAAATACCAGGTGTTAAAAAGCATAATATTGAATATGGTTGGGAAATAGATAATATCTCACTTGACTTTGTTAAACAACTATATCCAAGACTATTCTCTGGTAACTTGATTTTACCAAATGAAAATTGGTCAACGATTAAAAGTGCCCGCAGTATGTTTGGCAACAGAGATCATTGGTTCACACAATTAAACCATCATGCAGTAGATGAGTTTCATCGAATGTGGAAAGGAGCAAATAGCTCAATACATTCTCATTGGCATGATTGGTTCCACAACGGCACTATCGAAAGCGGTATTCGTAGTTGCATTACACAAGATTATATTATATGATTGAAGTTGTAATTGCATTAGCGGCCGGAATATGTGCAGGTGTGTTTGCTGGGTTAATACCCGGTGTTCCAATTATGATGGGCTTTATGCTTTTCTTGCCAATGGTCAGTGCTGATGCATTTTGTTTAAGTTTGTATGGAGTGGTAATGACTCTTGGTACACAGTTCTTTGGTAGCCAAGCAGTATTGTATTATCGTATTCCTGGGGAAACCAGCAGTTTCCCCACATTAATTGAAAGCAAAAACTTTACAACACCTGAACAACTACGTCATACTATACAAGTGACAACCTGGGGCAGTCTTGTTGCAACTATAATTGCATTGTTGCTATTATCGTTGGCTCTTACAAGTGGTGCATTAGATTGGGTCAAGCTCAGCATTGAATTTAGAGGTCTTGTGTTTGCATTGCTTATTGGTATGTGTATATTTGGTAATGGTCATGCATTGGCAAATATTGTTATTCTTGGTCTAGCAAGTTTCTTTGCATTCTACGAAGACATTGCTCCGCTAACAGGATTTATGCCTACCTACTACTTTAGCAGTATGTTGTCTCTTATTATTATCTTCGCAATGCAGTTGGTATGGAATAGTTCTGACAGGTTTAAAACATACTCAGTTGGAACACATTCAACGTTTAAACTACGCGAGTGGTTGCCTTTTTATGCAAAATATGGATCTCTTGGAACCGTGTTTGGACTGGTACCACAACTAGGTGCTACCTTTAGCAGTTATCTTACTTACTCGTGGTTAAAGAAGAATAATGCCAGTCCGACACACAGAGTTGCCGGAGCAGAAACAGCGAATAACGGAGCAATAGTATTTCAATGGTTTCCGTTGTTTTTGTTTGGTATTCCAATTACAGGCAGTGAGATAATGCTAGTATCTCATTTTAATCAATTAGGACTTGATTTTAGTTTTCTTAAAGACTGGACTCAAGTTGCATGGCTTGCAGGATTGATCGCACTAGCAGGATTAATCTACACTAGAATTTGCTTAACGACGAATCAATTACTTTATAAAGTGGTTGGAAGAGCATTGAGCTCACGTTACCTCACAATCGCTATTGCGTTTGGAAGCATGTACTTATTTTATTGGGTTGGTAATTACACTGCTAAGTTTATGTTAATCCATTTAATGATTTTCATTCCGGTCAGTTGGATAGTAGCTAAATTAAAAGTAAACCTATTAGCAGTTACTATTGGAATGATATTGATGAGTGAGATACTTCTTACTTTTTATCAACTGTTACAAATTCACATTCTATAAGGAGAATTAAAGTGAAAAAATTACTAATTGCCGCAACGATGTTGTGTTTGCCGTTTACAGCAAATGCCGCAGATATTATTCCTACTGCAAACCTCAAAGGTCCACAAGGAAAAATAGTACAGAATATTATTGCTAATTCTGTAACAACAAAGTTTGTAGCAAAGCAAACAGGTGGATGTGGAGAAGCCGTAGCAACATTTGAATCTGCTACAGGTCCTGTTGCTATTATATGGAGTAACTCCATGTACAGGAATAGCAAGAAGGCAAACCAAAATTGTATTATCAAACACGATGAAGCCAGATCTGTTATGCAGGCTCGTGTACCATACGACATTTGTGTTACAAAAGGAGTCAACCTAGTTAAAGGCACTGACATGGCTTTTGGCAATAACAAGTTTAATCCACAAATTGATCAACTTGCAGATCTTAACACAAACGGATTAGGTATTGAGTTTAGAACTGTTACATATAGAGGCAGTGGCCCAGTAGCCGCCGCAGTTGGCAATGGAGATGTTAATATTGGAATTATTGCAACTCCAAGTGCAAAGAAAGCAATTGAAGCAGGAAGTATTCAATGCTTGTATTCAACAGGATCAGACCGTTACGGTCAACTGCCAATGTCAGAGTTTGTTCCTGGTACAAAACTTGCTAACTACAATCTTGGTATGATGGTGTTTACTCGTAACATGAGCAAAGCAGATCACGCCGCATTGGTTTCAGAACTTGAGCCACTTGAAGAAGCTCTAGTAATGCAAGACATGTTTGATGTCAAAGTTGATCTCGAAGATGCAGATACTAAAGCATTTATTGAAGAAGCAAAGAGCTTAGAAAACACTAACTAAGTCTCTTTTGGTAAGATTAATAGTAGACCTTCTGTGGTTATAATGCTATACTAGTATAGTAATAACATATAATCACAGAAGGATTCTATTATGACTACTATGACTACTGAACCTATGCCATTTGATTCGCTTGAAGTCCGTAAGGCTACAAACGGATTTATTTTAATTGTAAATGATATTGAAGGCGATGCACACGAATACGTGTATGACACTTCGCGTAAACTAATGAAAGTGTTAAAGGCTACACTCGAGCCAAAAAAACCAGGAGTTTAACTCCAATGGCAACTCTCGAAGAACAACAAAAAACCGTTGACACGATCAAACACGGATTACGTACTTACAACATATATGTTTCTGGGTATGGTGGTGAAATGGTACTTAGCAAATGCACCAAAGAACAGTACGAATTTTGGAGCGAGTATGAAGATGATCACGAACGTGAATTTTTAGATTATATGCTTGAAGAATGCCGACACGACGACGATCTTGAAGAAGATAATATTGAAGGGCAACCATGGGAACATGTTCCTGAATCAGCTCGATTCGAAAACGGTATGTCATGGTATGACTTTGACGATGTTGAGCATACCAATGGTGCTACCTATAGTGGCGCATATATAACTGTTGAGTCAACAGACAGTGCTGGGAATATCGAAGAGGTATTTGACGGTTCAGTTGAAGACTTTGAAAGCAAGTTTAAAATTCAAAAATCTGAATTTGATTACGATAAACAAATGAATGAACTTGTTGACAAAGACGGACACAACTATATCTTCTTTGGCATGAGTGTTGAAAAAGGTCAATTCAGTAATTTTGAATTTGAATCAATGACGCCACCGGAATGGGATCGCTTAAAATTTGATGTTATAGAATATCCAAACGGGGATAATATAATTGAAAACTTCAGGTTTGTTGATGCAAAAGGTGAAGATTCCACTGACATAGATGTATGGGATCAAGGTGGCGATGGCACAACAGGCAAAGGATTCTATGCTGAGGTATGGGATTATTAATGGATCCAGACGATTTTCCTTTGATATTAGCAATGGTTGTTTCGTTAGGATTTGCAATAGCCGTGCTGGCAGGCATATTTTTAGGTTGACAGCATAAGTCAGACGTGTTAGTATACGTATACTAAAACAACTAGACAGGTTATCTAGATGGCTTATGCAGTTACACATTCTAAAGTACGTAACGCCTTTAATACACTGAACAAGCAAGTGTTTAGTAACCAGCTAGATTTTGAATCAGTTGAGCTGGACATAGATTTCCTGGATACAGAATGGGGATTTTGTATTCCAGAAGACGGTGAAATTATACTGGGTTTAACAGATGAATTTCCAAACCGTAAAAGTTTCGTAGACGTGCTATGTCACGAAATGATCCACCTATATCAGATAGTAAACAACCTCAACGTTGATCATAAATCTACTTTTAAAAAGTGGGCCAAGTCAGCAGAAAAACTTGGACATCATGTATGAGATGCTTTGGGCGATACTAGTACTAGCTATAATATTCATGTTTCCGATACTACTTCTAGTGATGTGGAATAACGAAAATCCCCAAAAATAAACGTAAAAAATGGTTGACCTTTTGGGGAATCCGTTGTATACTGTGTATATAATAAGGAATAGAGGAACACACAATGAACGCATTAGTTAAACATATTGAAGCAAAAAATGCAAAAACTCAGGAATGGGTAGATGCTGGTCCAGATCGTTGGGCAGGTATGTTGTCAACTGATGTTGAGCATTGGGCAGACTATAATGTTACTACTCCAGCCCAGCTGGATAGGTACTTAGATACACAGAGCTTGTATGAGGTGATTTCCGATTGTACCTCCAAGTCGTATGCTAGGTCTGAAATAGCCAGGCTTGACACTGTCTCTGAGGAGGATTTCAAGAAGGAGCAGGACTATTGGTTCGCTCAAAGCGAAATTGCATTCAATGAGGAGGTTGCCGCTAAAGCAAAAGCATTGGCTGACTTTGAAGCTGAGGTTAACGTATGCCTTGAAGCTGGCGCCATTGATAGAGCAACGGCTCTACGTTGGATGACTGAAGATGAGAGGTTCTATCATTTACAAGATGTAGAACATTGGGTTTGGGATAAAGGTATCCTATTTACAGACGAAGGCAAGGCTGTCTGTAAGGAATTAGAAGTTCTTATAGAACATGAGGAGGTAGCATAATCTGTGATTCCAAAATAAATGGTTGACATTTTGGTTAGATGTGTTATACTGTATACACAATAAGAAATTAGGAGCAAGAAATGAGCAAAGAGGTAAACGTAGCAGATATCCTGGACCAGGATGATATGGTTGTAAGCACCAAGGGTTTTACCCGCGGCCAACTTAAAACTGCTTTTGACAAGTTGACTGAAAAATTGGACGACTGGAAAATGCCTATTAATACTGTTATCCATATTAAGGATTGGTATTTGATGATTGAGGCATGTTCTTTTTTCACTGGTAGCCAGCTCTGGCAAGTTAAGGATTTGGGTCTTGGCCTAATGCACGTTAAAGCAGACGGGTACTACAACACTGAAGCGAAATTGTTAGCATTCCAGGTAATTCAACTTCCTGACGCAACAGGTGCATAAGGAGATAAGATATGGAATACCCCTTAGAAATTGTTGACACTGGTGATAGTGTCCAGTCCTCTGGTACAAGCCTAATAGGTTATGTAAATGCAACCATCACCGAGATTGAAATTCTCTTTGGTGAGAATCTCGGCCCAAGTGGTGATGACAAAGTGTTCAATGAATTCCGTGGTGAAGTCCAAAGTAGCGATGGAGACGTTGAAACTGTTACAGTTTATGATTGGAAAGAAAAAAGTCCATTTACTGCTCAATCAGGAGAGTACCGTTGGCATGTTGGTGGCTTCAATCACGAAGCGGTCTATTTAGTAAATGACCTGCTTGAAGAACTGAGAGTCAAGCATGAAAAACTCAGTTGAATTTAACAAAGTCTGGATAAGAGAAAACTTTGAACTTTTTTCGCGGAGGTTGTTTGACTTCCACAATGAATACAGTGAATCACATGATATCACTGTTGACGAGAGCCGTAACGGCTTTATTACGTACATTGCCAAACTTGAAAAGGAAACAGTGTAATGGAACTAACTGACCAAGAAGTACTCGATTCAACTCGTGCCTTCTGGGAGGCTAAATGCAACAAACATATTCAGATGTACGAATACGGCAAGTATTCGTTTGAAGAGTTTGTTACCAATATGTCCCGCATGGGGTGGGATCCTCAAGTCGTCGAAGAGCTTGTCTTAGAAGACGCATAACAAAGGAGAATAAAATGGGTATCGCATGTGAATATACGTATAAATTTCCGGTTGATGAATGGGACCGTATTGGAGGGTTGTATAGCCTAGCTGATGTTCCTGTTGTAAGTCACAAAGACCTTACTCGTCTTGGGGAGATTGTTACACGTGATAAAGATCAAGAACTCTACGAAGTGGTAGACGACCAGAAAGGTTGGACGTTGGTAGTGCCATTTTCTGATGTAAAACCACTAGAACCTATGCCAGCATAATAAAAAAATGCTCCTAAAAACCCAGCAGATCGCTAAGTTGTTGATCTTGCTGGGTTTTTTCTTTTAAAAAAATGCACTTTTCTGGCAGATTTTGGTTGACCATTTGGGAAAGATGTCGTATACTGTATACATAATAAGGAATTAGGAGTTATACCAAATGAAAAATACAGTTATATATGGTGCCGTTATTGTAGCAATGTTCGTATCAGTAGGATATGTTGCAAACAATGCTCTAATGATGCCTGATGTGCAGGTTAGCTATTCCACGAAGCATTGTGTGAAAGTGGTTAACTATGCAGATACCAACTTCTCATGTGAAAATATGCCCAGCAAATTTAATCATGTTTGGGTCAAATAAGAGGTTGACCATTTGTTATTTGTAGTGTATACTACAAGTATAATAAGGAAACGACGTTAAGGAATTAAGGAGCCAAACATGTCAAAGAGTTTTATCAAAATTACAGACGGATCTTATCGTAACACAGACGTTAGCGGTCAGGTGTTCCGTCTTGCAGATCAATTCAAGAGCACTAACAAAGGTGCCTACGTTACAGTTTACAACGATAACAAGTTTATGGGTATGCCTGAAAAACTTCGTGTTAAGGTAAACAACATGAAAGATTATGAGTTTGTATCTGAAGACAACTTCAACGAAGTTGTTAATACAAACGAAGAGCCGTTTGATGAAGAAAAGCGGATGTCGGAAATCCGTGAGCGGTTTGACATTCTAACAGATATGACGACAGCATGTATTGCTGGTGATATCCGTGCAATGATTGTATCGGGACCTCCAGGTGTTGGTAAGTCTTATGGTGTTGAGAAGGAAGTTGACAAGGCTACATTGTTTGATCAACTTGCTGATCGTCCGTTGAAGGCAGAAGTTGTTAAAGGTTCAACCAGTGCTATTGGACTGTACACTACACTTTACAAGTACAGTGATGAAAATTGCATGTTGGTTTTTGATGACTGTGACAGTGTACTTGTTGATGATGTTTGTTTGAACCTACTTAAAGGTGCATTGGACTCAGGTAAGAAACGTAAAATTAGTTGGTTGGCAGACTCCAACTTGCTACGTAGAGAAGGCGTGCCGGATTCATTTGAATTCAAAGGTTCAGTGGTTTTCATTACCAACCTTAAGTTTGAGAACGTTCGGTCTCAAAAGATGAGAGATCATCTTGATGCTCTTCAGTCACGTTGTCATTATCTTGATCTTACTCTTGATACTATGCAAGACAAAATGCTTCGTATCAAACAGATTGCAGGTGATGGTGCCTTGTTTGAAGGTTACAACTTCAGCCAAGAGCAACAGGATTCAATCATCAAGTTCATGGAAACTAACAAGAATAAGTTACGTGAGATGAGCCTTCGAATGGCTCTTAAGATTGGTGATTTGGTTAAGAGTTTCCCGGATCGTTGGGAAGCGATGGCTTTGGTAACTTGCGCCAAAGGTGCAAGTGCCAAATAAGGTGGCACCGGCAATTCCTCCTAGCTCCTAAAGCTGGTGTCATCTACCTTGGTGCTCTAGAGTATTTATACTCTAGGGCACTTTTTTTACCATACGATTTGACAATACCTTCTAGCTATAGTATAATGGAAACATGATGCAAAAAGAATTAGAAAAGTTTGAGTCCGTTGAAGAGTACATTCTGTTTATTGCAGGATATCTCAAAAAGCCAAGCGATGAGAGCATGGCAATACCTTCGTTTAGTATGCCCAACTCACCTATTAACTTAGCAAGGTACGATGTATCTGTGATTAGTAACTTTGCTCATCAGATACATGACAATATTGGCTTTACATCTAAGCAATGTAACTTGGCTGGAAAAATAATTGTTAAGTATCGCAGGCAAATGGCAAAGGTTGGTATTGATGTTGCTCCAGTTGCTAACGGTAATGTTGAAGTTAAATTGCCTATCAGAGATATTGATTATTCACGTAAGGTTTCGCTTGAACAAGATAGAATTAAAATACGTTTTCCGTTTGATCAAATGCTAGTTCAAAAACTAAGAACGTATGGCAAGAACGAGAGTCATGGTTCAGCAATTTGGGATCACGAAGCACGTTATTGGAATCTTGCACTGACAGAATTCAATGTAATGTGGACTCAGGAGCAATTGGTTAGTGGTCATAACTTTGATGCTGACAAAGAGTTTGACAATGTATACAAGATTTGTAAACAAGCAGTAGGTAGTGTACCTAAACTTAAAATAGATGGAGATAAGATCTATATGGACAACTGTCCTGCTAGTTTGGAGAATTTTCTTATTGACAAACTGGGGGATTTCACATTAAATAACATGGTAAAGTTGATTGATTATGCTGGTGTGTGTGGGTTTGATGTATCACAAAAACTACTTGATAAATGTACTACTAACGAACTACAGCCATACTTTCTCAACCAAGAGATTGTAGTTAAAACACCTGAAGAAAAGGACGTTGAAAACCTATTAGAATATATTAAGATGTCAAACCGATTTCCTGTAGTAACATATTGTGTTGGACATGATCAAGCCTTATACAAAAGGCTTACTGAGCAGTTTAGCAAAACGGCAGTTATTGATATAAAGGAAGTTAAAGAGATTGACCATTTAAAAACTATTCCTTTGTTGGTTACCAATACAGGGTTAGTTAGGTCAGGCACTACTAGACAACGGTTGTTTCAAATGGCAGAACGAATAGTGTTCTTTTATAAGGACAATGAACCTGATTCAGTCTACGGTCGAAACTTATTTTAAGGATTATGATATAAATGCCAAGATGTGTACTACACGTTAAAGACGAAGTTAATGTTAAGTTAGAAGGATTAGAACTTACAGAAAGACGAAAACTTGCTAAGAAGTTTTCTTTTGAAGTGCCTGGTGCAAGGTATATGCCGGCAGTACGTCTTGGTAGGTGGGATGGATGTGTAAGTTTCTTCCAACTTGGTGGTAGCACATATATCAACTTACTTGATCAAATCTTACCTGAGATAAGTCATTACGAAATTGAAATAGAAGATCACAGAGACTACAATACTAAATTTGAGTTTGATGAAGTTTCAGAAACTACATACTCAGATAAAGCATGGCCAAAAGGACACCCAGTTGAAGGTGAACCTATCCTATTAAGAGACTATCAAGTTGAACTTATCAATAATTTTCTTACCAACCCACAATGTATCCAAGAAGTAGCGACAGGTGCTGGTAAAACAATTATGACGGCTTCATTGAGTCAGAGTGTAGAGCAGTATGGTAGAAGTATTGTAATTGTTCCTAACAAAAGTTTGGTAACACAAACAGAAGAAGACTATATTAATATGGGTTTAGATGTTGGTGTATACTTTGGTGATCGAAAAGAGTTTGATCATACACATACTATCTGCACATGGCAAAGTCTAAATATTTTAATGAAGAATACTCGTAACGATACTGCTAACATCACGATACAAGAGTTCATTGAAGGTGTAGTTTGTGTTATTGTTGATGAAGTACACATGGCAAAAGCAGATGCATTAAAAACTCTGCTAACAGGTGTTATGTCGCGAGTGCCAATTCGGTGGGGTTTAACAGGTACAGTACCAAAAGAAATGTATGAACAAGTAAGTTTGTTCTGTAGCATTGGTACCGTAATCGGAAAACTAAGTGCTAGTGAGTTACAAGAAGCTGGACACTTAGCACAATGCAAAGTAAATGTGGTACAGTTAATGGATCACAGCGAATATAACAACTATCAAAGTGAGCTTAAATATCTATTAGAACAACCTGACAGACTTGATTATATTGCAAGTGTAATTGACAAGGTCAAAGAAAGTGGAAATACTTTCGTATTAGTGGACAGAATAAATGCAGGAAAAGAACTTGAGAAAAGGATTCCGTCTGCCGTATTTGTTAGCGGTGGAACGAAAGCAAAAGAACGTAAGGACCATTATGACGAGGTGGCTGATGCAACTAATAAAGTTATTATTGCTACTTACGGTGTTGCCGCTGTTGGCATTAATATCCCTCGTATATTCAATTTGGTATTACTTGAACCGGGTAAGAGTTTTGTTAGGGTAATACAGAGTATTGGTAGAGGAATTAGAAAAGCAGAAGACAAGGACCATGTTGAGATATGGGATATCACAAGTACATGTAAATTTGCTAAACGTCATTTAACAAAACGTAAACAGTTTTATCGTGAAGCCAACTACCCCTTTCAAATCGAAAAGGTAGAATGGAAATGATAAACTGGAACGAGGATGATGGTGTATTCTTGCCTATGTTAAACGATAAAGGTAGGAATCTATTCTATCAAGATGCACTAGCATTAAAAGCACCAGGCAAAACAGTTGTAGACATTGGAGCAGGAACAGGCTTTTTAAGTGTATTAGCAATGCGAGCCGGTGCTAAGAATGTGATTGCAGTTGAACAAGACTTTGAACGTTATAATCTTGCAAAACAAATTATACACGAATGTGGCTTGTCAAAAGATGTAGAACTTGTACATGGTGATTGGCTTGAACAAAATATTACAGGCGACATATATGTAAGTGAAACAATTGATACACATATATGGAATGAGAACATACTACTCATAAGCGAACATGCAATACGTAATGGTGGAGAATTTATTCCTGGCAGGTTTGAGTACAGGTTTAAGATATATACCAACCATCCTTTATTTTCAGTATGTCAAAGCGAAAGTGAAGCATTTGATTTTCAGCCAGACATTGAAGTAGACAGTGCATACGAACAAGCAATATCTCAAAAAGCACGAGACGAAACACGATTGTATGTAGCCAACCCAATCTTTAACCTGTTTCAGGCTGTTAAGCAGTATCCAACAGATATGGAACCAGTAATTGGTTGCTTTGAACAGTTACATGTATCAGACTGGTACAAAGTTGATTTAAACGTTGGCGGGCATTCAAACTATTCACAGTTTCAACACAAATTTAACCTAATGGACTTGCCCAAACGTCATGGTTATTGTATACTAGTAGAGTGGCAAGCAAAAACAGAAGGTATTACAATGGAACTATGGGACACTATCTTTGGAACACTGAGCAAAGTAATACCCGAAGGAACTAGCAAAATAGAAACGGGTTACGATTCGTTAATAAAGAAATGGATATTTAAATATGAGTAAATTAATGGTATGTGGCTGTAGTTTTAGTGCTCCGGCTGGAGGTCCAGAGAGTCCGGAAAAATACGAAGCACTAGCAGGCACCGCATACGGAGAAGTACTTGCAAAAAAATTAAACTGGGACGTTGAAATACTGGCAAGACAGGGTTGCAGTAACGGAGGTATCCGAATACAGATTGATGAAGTGTTACGTCAACGTCCAGACTTTGCTATTATTGCTCCTACGTTTCATGACAGAATGGAAATACCCGCAAGTGCCGCACCATTTGTTCCTCCTAAAAATGAGAACAAGGGTTGGAATAGTGACCTTCAACAACATCTACAAGAAGCACATTTAAATGGATACAATGTTGAAGCGGGAATTAACAATGTTAACTATGGTACCAATCCATACACAATGATTTGTGAAACTATTTTTAGTCTAGCAGAGAATTATCCTCACCCATATAGAGCTGGACAAATCGACAAGTATACACAAAAGGCAGTAAAGCAGTATATCAATCATATGTATGACAGTGAATGGAAATTGCAGATGGATCGCTGGATCATACGTGATGGTATCATGCAATTACATTATGCTAATATACCTTTTCTTCTTATTGCATGTAATATATGGACCAGCGAAACAGTAAGAGACGAATTCCCAGCAGTGATACCAGATCATTGTTTGACAATAAACTATAATGATACACCAGCATATGCTACAAATGAATGGCCGTTCCAAGATACCTTAGGTTTTGATCCGGGTTACCACGGTGATCCTAAAAGCCAAGAGTATCTTGCAGACGTATACCATAAACTAATAACAAAGAAATGGAAATTAACATGAGAATACTTACACTAGAAGATGAACATTTTGATATGACGGCGTTACCTGAAGAAGTAGATGACCTACGTTTTTCAGTATTGGATAATAGTGATCCTAAGAATCCTGATTTCTTCTTTATTCCGTTGATATTTTTAGAGAGCTTTAATAGTTCTGCATTGGTATTGACTATTGCTGGTAAGCAAATACAAATGCCAATGGATTGGCACATACTAATTGGTGAACCTGATATGGGAGACCTAGAAGTAATTCCTCTTACTAGCATTAACGATAGAGGATTCAAAGCATTTTGTTTTAATTCATTAAGTTCATTTAGACCTGAGTTCGGAGATATTGAAATTGTAGATATCTACCAAGATGTTAAATGGTATTTTCCTAAACTTAGACCAGGGCAACTGTTAGCAGTACCAATTGACACTGGTCCAAAGCCCAGGTGTGCATACTTTGTAAATGATATTAGTAGACTTAGCGAGGTAGTTGACTATGCAAAAATCTGGTAATGATATTCATGTAACGATTGATAACATTGGTGGCAAGGTTATCAAAGACACGGAGAAATATGAGCTAACTGACAATTCTCATTTAAATAACTTAGTACTAAGTAAAACTAGATTGAGAGCAAACCAATCAACAAATGGTCATCGACATAGCGGTCAGGAAGAAGTCTACTATTTTATTGCAGGTGAAGGTAAAATGGAATTAGACTATAAAGAAATAAATGTAAAACCTGGCGACATTGTATTAATTGAAGATAATGTATTTCATAAGGTGCATAATACTGGTGATTATTATTTAGATTTTATTTGCGTATTTGAAGGAAGAAGGAAACATTAATGCAGGCACGACTAGCGGTCGCACACCCAGATGATTGTTGCATCTTTGGTTGGCCGCTTATATATATGACTAGAAGAGTATGGCGCTGGTCCATTGTATACTTAACGTATAACGAAAGTGATCCACGAGCTCAAGAAGCGACAGCCTTCTGGTATAAACACAAAGTCTTAACTGAATTCTTAGGTTTTGAAGACCATTATAGAGATCTTGAACAAGGGTTTATTAGCACATTTAACGAAGAAGAAGCATCACAAGCATTACAAGAAAATCTTAAAGACGTTGATTTAATTGTTACTCATGGTGCCGAAGGAGAGTACGGACATATACATCATAAGTTTGTTCACAATGTAGTAAATCTTATGCCTCAACCTAAGATTTATTTCTCTCCAAAAGAAACTAGCAATGCTGGAGTGACAGCTCCTACTTTTAGTTTGAACGATTGGCCATTGCACCGCGAAGTAATTGAAGGATTTAAGGATAGAGAACATGGGTATTATTGGGTCACAGAAGAAGCTAAACGCCGACAGCTTTATATATGAAAGCCCAGATGGTGGCAAGACTGTTTACACAAGACGGTTTGGAGATCCGGTAACTAAAAGGACTCTTGTTATTGGAAAAGAAAGACTGGAGTCTGTGTGCAGACAAGAACAAGAAGAAAAAGAAATGATACAGGATATTTTGGTAAAATCAAAATCAAATAAGGCCTTGCAAAATGCACTAGACCATGTTAAACTAATTTATAATATAGTAAAAGAAAGCACAGATAAAAATGGCAAATGAACCAGGTGCAAATGAACGTATAGGAATCGAAGTCCCAGGCGGTGTAAAACTTGATGTTGACACCGGAAATAATGCATTAGATATTGTAGTTGTAATTGGCATTATAGTCATTGCAAGTTTTTTATATGTTGCTAAGAAATGGGTTGATCGGAAAATGAAGTGAAAGATGGCCACAGAAAAGATGATTACGCTGGCAGGAAAGACGAAGATGGATAAACTGAACATACGCAACGAAATGTCTGCATTGGATCACAAACAACGTGACTACTATGATAGCATGACAGATGATGAAAAGAAAAAGTTTGCGGCTTTTCTTATGATACGTTGGGGAAGTGCAGTTACAGGAGATACAATACTACAACAGTATTATCTTGCAAGTTGTAATCAACGACTTAATAAAAACTTCTTTGACATTAGTGCGAGCAAACATAAGAAATTTTTGTGGCTGTTAGCAACTACAATCAGTCCAGGAATGGGCAATCATTATCACAAATGGATTTCACCTAAGAAGAAAACAAACAACAATAAAGCAGTAAAGTTTTTAAAACAAATGTTTCCAAACCTCGACGAAACTGATATAGAGATATTGGCAAAAATCAATGATAAACGAGATCTTAAGGACTTGGCAAGACGGCATGGCTGGGATGACAAGCGAATCAAAGCCGAGCTATAAGTGTCAATATTGCGGTAAATCATATCGCAAAGAAAGCACACTTGCCGCTCATTTATGTGAGCCTAAACGTAGGTATCAACAAGAAAAGGAAGTTGGTGTACAACTTGGCTTCCAAGCATATCTGCGATTCTATGAACTTAGTCAAGGTAGTGCAAAATTAAAGACATACAAAGACTGTGTTGAAAGTCCATACTACAGTGCCTTTATTAAGTTTGGCAGGCATTCACAGGCTGTTCGTTGTGTTAACTTTAAAAGTTTCACAGACTGGTTGTTAAAAAACAATAAAAAATTAGATCACTGGACCAAAGAAGATTTATATCTTGAATGGTTATATCAGTATATGCGTAATGAAGGTGTTAGCGATGCACTTGAAAGAAGTATGCTGGAAATACAGAAATACTGTGACGAAACGGATAAGTTACAGTTTGTTGATTATTTCCGTTATGGAAATGAAAACAGAATCTGTCATCATATAAGTAATGGCAGAGTAAGTCCGTGGATCGTGTTCAATTGCGATAGTGGTGTATCGTTTTTGGAAAAACTTAACGAAGAACAACTAGGAATCATCTTGCCGTGGATTGATCCTGATTATTGGCAGAAAAAGTTTAAAGATTATGTTGCTGATAGAGAATGGGTCAAAGACATACTTAACAAGGGAGGGTTTTAAAATGTTCAATCAACTAGCCTGGAAGGATACGTTTTGAAAATGAAAATCATAGCAGGAAACAGTAATAGAGATCTCGCCGAGCTTATTTCGGAACACTGTTTTGCCGCACTTGTGTCAGCAGATATTAAAACTTTTGCTGACGGTGAAAGCAGTGTGGAGTTTTTAGAAAACATCAGAGGTGAAGATGTTTTTATTATACAATCAACTAGTACTCCAGTTAACAATCATTTGATGGAGTTACTTATTATGGTTGATGCGGCCAAACGAAGTAGTGCCAGACGTATTACCGCAGTTATGCCATACTTTGGTTATGCACGCCAGGATCGTAAGAGTGCAAGTCGTACGCCAATTACTGCAAAACTAGTTGCTAACTTGTTAACCCAAGCAGGCGCAGATAGAATCTTAACAATGGATCTACATGCAGGACAAATACAAGGATTCTTTGATATTCCAGTTGATGACCTAACAAGTCGTTTAGTGTTCGCAAAAGATATTAAACGTAGCATTGAAGGGTTTTACGAGACTGAAATTGAGAACCAACCACAAACAGTATTTGTAAGTCCAGATGCTGGAGGTACAGTACGAGCAAGAAAATTTGCTGATATGTTTGGCGGAGATATTGCTATTGTTGACAAACGTCGACCACGAGCAGGACAAAGTGAAGTAATGAACCTAATAGGTGAAGTTAAAGATAAACATGCAATCCTAGTAGACGATATTGTAGATAGCGGAGGAACATTATGTCATGCCGCACAAGCAATTATGGATCAAGGTGCATTGAGCGTTCGTGCTTATATTACACACGGAGTACTGTCAGGCGAAGCAGTAAAAAGAATTGAAAAAAGTGTATTGTCCGAACTAGTAGTTACGGATAGTATCAACTCACGAGATATAACTAAGTTAAAGAAGGTACGTGAAGTATCTGTTGGAACATTATTTGGCGAAGCAATTCGTCGAGTAGCAAACGAAGAATCAGTGAGCTCGTTATTTTAATGCAATTTAAAAGTGATATTGATATAGACTTTGGTGATCGTACACAAGTACTTGATTTATTAAGTCCTGTCCCAGCAAGTATCAAACGTGACGATGGTTTGGTTAAGCACAATACTGGAGTATATTTTCAACGTGTTCCTGTAGATCCTTACACAGGTTTATGTAGCATTGACCACAAAGAAAGTGAAGATAGAGGATACATCAAACTTGACTTACTAAATGTTAACGTTTATAAACAAGTTAAGAATGAAGAACATTTAAAACAGTTGTTAGAAAAAGAACCTGAATGGGATAGGCTTTATGATAAATCATTCTGTGAGCAGTTAATTCACATCAATGATCATTATGAAACTCTAGTACGTATGCCTGAAGCAGTTAATACTATTCCAAGACTTGCAATGTTCTTAGCAGTTATACGTCCTGGAAAACGTGCATTGATAGGACAAAGATGGAAAGAAGTTGCAAAAACCGTTTGGGAAAAGCCCGCCGACGAGACCTATTATTTTAAGAAGTCGCATAGTGTAGCATATGCAAACCTAGTAGTAGTTCATATGAACTTAATCAGTCTTTCGAACTAACGTAATACTACGTCTTTTGCTACGCCTAGCACCTAGTTGTTTTAGGCTAGTACTTGGACCAAATCTTATATCTACATCCTTGCTATTAAATGTGGATCTGCATGTTTGGAATTGGAACCAATCGTGTTTTAAAAACACATTGATTGGAATTAATCTATTAGATTCCCACCACCATACGTCGGCTAAGTCCAAGAAACTCATCTTCTCTTCTTTTGATTTTAATTTACTATAATCATAGATCGTAGTAATTTGTTCATCGCTATTCTGGATTATACCGATATATTCAACTCCACCGTATACTAGGTAGGTTAAAAATGGGTACTGCTCAAGTAGCTCTGTTATCTGTTCTTCAGTGTACAAGTGTCAACTTCAATAAATAATGTTAATAAGGATCGCCTACATGACGCAGACAATACTCAGTTATTTATATACGCCAATTATTCGGATGCAAATTCTGGACGGTACGGTAACCAATCGGGAGGAAAGAAGAGTGTTTAACAATACAATCCAACTGTACAAAGGTACTGATAATCCTGTACAGATAAAATTTTTAAATCAGGATCAAAAAAAGCTAGATGTAACTAACTATACATTTGTTGCTAAAGTTATGGAAGGACAAGAAGGTTTTTCATTCTTAACTCCAACTATTACTATAACTGATGCTACAAATGGAAAAGGAACTGTTACGTTTACAGAAGAAGATTTAGCATCACTTGATGCGGCACGTTATACATTGGCAATCAAAGGTACCAAGTCTTCAGTTGAAGCACCGGCTTATGCGGATGACCACTATACGTTAGGTATCACTGTGCATGTTAATCCAGGCTTTTTAGCTGATAAACCATCGTAAACTACTTTATTTTCTGAGGACTTGGTATTTGCTTAAATATCAAGCAATCCCTTTTGTTACAAGGAACCTCTATGAAATTAAACTTATCCCGCATTGAAGAACGAACAGAACTACTTGAAAATCACTTACTTTTCCAAGGCGACTGTCTAAAAACATTAGACCAATTACATATCTTTATGGAACACCATGTATATGCTGTATGGGATTTCATGAGTCTTATTAAATCATTACAAATGCATATATGCCCAAGCACTGAGTGCTGGGTTCCTACAAAATGGGCACGTGCCGGATTAGCACGTATAATCAACGAAATTGTACTAGGTGAAGAAAGCGATATAGACATCGGTGGTGAAAGTAGTATTACACATCATGATTTATATGCACAAGCAATGTTAGAAGTGGGTTCAAACGGGAGACCATTTGAAGAATTCATTGAACGTGTACGCAATTTAGGATTTAATGACGCAATGGAAAATGCTCATGTTCCTCCAGCAAGTGCAAGTTTTATGAAGACAACATTTGGATTTATTGACACAAGAAAACCACATGTTATTGCCGGTGCATTTGCATTCGGCAGGGAAAAACTAATACCTACTATGTTCAGTAGTTTGTTAAGACAAATGAAGTTTACAGAACATGATGCTCCAAAGTTCCATTACTATTTAGAGAGGCATATTGAGCTAGATGGCGACGAACATGGCCCTGCGGCAGTGCATCTAGTAGAAACCTTATGTGATAATGATCCAGTAAAAATACACGAAGCAGAAACATCAGCACTTGACGCCCTTGATGCTCGTATACGTTTATGGGATGCCGTGTATAGTATTATCAACGACCCTGATGAAAAATTTCTATATAGTGAGTTATTTTTAGCAGAAGGTATAGCCCCATAATATGTCCGAAATCGTTTTATTAACAGGACTCGCAGTAACTGGTAGATTATATAGATCTATGGGCGGAGCTCAATTGGCTTGGTGGTTACGGCAATCTAACTATGATGTACAAGTAATTGATTTTTTCTGTCAGATGAGCGACGAGGATTTACTTAAACTATACGCAAAGTTTATTACTAAAAGAACAAGAATAGTGGGCTTTGGAATCATGGGAACATACAATCCTATGATGGGACAACTAGTAAGATTTGTTGAAGAAATGATGCCCACACTTCGCAAGAAATTTCCACATGTTATATTTGTATGTGGCGGTGCTTGTGCCCAACTTGCAAGTAAACGTTACACACAAGGATCAGGTTTTGATTATTACTATTATGGATATGCAGAAAATACTTTTCTAAGTTTATGTAATCAAGTTTTTAGAAAAGGTTCTCAGGTTGATGTAGAAAGAAAACTTGGTAATAGGATTATTAGGGAATCAACTATATGCCCCTTAGATGAATCATCGTTATTTACAATTAAAAGAGACGGGCATAGATGGCACGATAAAGATTGTATTATGCCTAACGAAAGTTTACCAATTGAAATAGGAAGAGGTTGTATTTTTAAATGTAAATTTTGTGCATTTCCACATGTTGGTAAAAAGAAAGGTGAGTATACAAGAACGTTACAACACCTAGAAGAAGAAATACTTAATAATTATTATAAGTTTGGTTCAACAAAATACTATTTGCTTGATGATACATTCAATGATGATGTTGATAAAATTAAAGATTTTAGCGACATGGTACAACGTTTACCTTTTAAAATTCATATAGCAGGTTTTTGTAGAGCTGATTTACTTTGGGCTAATCCTGATACTCCACACTTACTTGAAGAAGCAGGAATGATTGGAACTTACTTTGGTATTGAAAGTTTTAACCAGTGTGCTTCAAAGTTTGTTGGTAAACCTTGGAGTTTCCAACATGCCCAAGACTACCTTATTAAGTTACGTCATGAGATATGGAAAGAACGTATAAGTTTTCGTACAAGTATGATTATTGGATTGCCTGGTGACGATCGCAAAGATTATATTAAATGGCACAGATGGTTTGTAGAAAATGAAATTCCAAACTGGAGTTGGCATCCTCTACATCTTGAACGTGATCTACGAGCCCAAAATAATAGTACTATTGACAAGGATGCTGAAAAACACGGATACACTTGGATAACTGAAAATAGTAAAGTTATGTGGAAGCACAAAGAGTCTGGTATGACATGGCGTGATGCAATGGAAATGTATACTGAATTTGAAGCACTTAAAGCACCATATCAAGTTAAACATTGCTGGGGAGCAATAGAAGAATTTAATTACCTACCACCAGATGCTGATCCTCAGGATCATAACTTTGTTAAAGTACGAACCCAGCATAACAAACAGTTAAATGAAGATCGCAAAACCTTCTTAAATGGTTATATTCGAAAGTTACTTGCCCTATAAATGTCTTGACAAGACTTTAATATTTTGCTATAGTATATAAAATGTGGACTGAAGTACAAAATACACTAACTGGTGTTCTGCCGAGCAAGAAGAAAACGGCTAGTTCTGGCTGGATTAGCTTTAATGCTCCGTGTTGTGTACACAATGGAGAAACACCTGACACAAGAGGTCGCGGCGGCGTAATATTTAACGGACAAGGTACAGTTAATTATCATTGTTTTAACTGTAGTTTTAAAGCCAACTATACACCTGGACGTCTACTTAACTACAAATTTAAAAAGTTATTGGGCTGGCTTGGAGCCAATGATACAGTCATTAATAGACTGGTTATTGAAGCGATGCGAGTCAAGGATTTAATTGAACCAGAAGATATTGAAGAACCGCACACTGAAGAAATTAATATTAATGCAAGAAGTTTGCCCAACAATCTTATTAACTTAAAAGAAGCAATAGCATTAGGTGAACAACTTCCTGATGAGCTAGGAAAGGCTGTAGATTATGTCAACCGCAGAGGCGTTAATCTTAACAAGTATACTATCCACTGGACTAGTGATACTCATAACAATATGCATAGGCGAGTTGTTATTCCTATTACGTGGAAAAAGAAAGTAATGGGTTATACTGCAAGATCGTTTGACGATGTTGTTAAACCCAAGTATCATAATAACTATGAATCAAAGTTGGTTTATAACTTAGATAACCAACACTACGATAATGAAATTGCAATAGTATGTGAAGGTCCATTTGATGCACTTGCAATTGATGGTATTGCTACTCTTGGTAGTGAGATCAATAATATTCAAGCACAGCTCATTGAGAACCTAGATAAACATATTATAGTTGTTGCTGATACTGATGTGTCAGGCGACGGATTAATTAAGGCCGCACTGAAAAACGGTTGGTCAGTTAGTTTTCCAGTTTGGCAGAAAGATTACAAAGATGTGTCAGAAGCAGTTGAACATCTTGGAAAACTATTTGTAATGAAAAGCATTATAGACGGTGTTGAGACAAACCCGTTGAAAATCAAACTTAGGAGAAAGATCAAATGAAGTATAAGAAAATCCATTGTCATGGTAGTACTTTTACATGTGGGAAAGGTCTCAGCGATCAGAATAAAGAAAATTATGCACAATTGATGTATAACGCAACAGGAATACAATGTATCAATCAAGGCTTTAATCAGAGCAGTAATGAAGATACTTTTCTTCGTGCTAGTGTTAGCATATTAGATGCTGATGCAGATCTTATTATTGTTGAATGGTGTGCTCCAGGTAACCAACGTTATTATCCAAATCATGTTACAGTAAAAACTATGGAAGTGCATGAACACGATACATTGTATAATCAATATTATAAGCTGAGTCAGTTCTTGCCGTTGTTAGACAGCATGGCTTTTCAAATGCGTAAAAAGATTCTACATTTTACAAGCAACTTGTTTATTGATGAGGAGTTTTTAAAAATTCCTCTACCTCCTCTTAACAAAGAAGATATTACACATATTGGTGGCAAAACACGTCAAGCAATTCAAGTTAATCCCAGTAAACCGGATATTACTGCTGAACGTGCTTCGTTAAATAGTATACGTACATTGTTGCTAACTATTCGACGTACAGATTGGATAAACTTAACTGATAACGTTGAAAGTAAATGGGGAGACCTAAGTCTCGACGATCAGCATAAGAAAGTGTCAGAGATGTGCTTGGCCGCAATTTAAGGAGAGCAAATGAATCAATTTTGGATAACAGGTAATCCCGGAAGCGGTTATCATTTGATAGAAGCACTAATAAGGTTTTGCAGTGGATTAGACTTTGATAAAAATCTACAACCGCTGGAGCCTTTGCACTGTTTTCATAGACATCATCAGACGCAATCATTGATACCTACAATGGAACTGCAAGATAATCGCTCAACATTGCAACAGTTAGTCCAACCAATTGACAATAATAATCCAAGGGTAGTTACAGTAACAGCACCAATGGCTGAAACTGGAATTGACGCTGTCTTCAATATAGTAAAAGATAGAGGTCATTTTATTTTTTTAAATGCACAAGATCCTGTTTTTGGAATTGTGTTTTCGCAGACGTCCAGTAATGATCCACGTAAAAATGCTATATCGTTTATGCCTAACAATAATGTTAAGCAATGGAACAGTGAAGCTGAAGTTTTTACAGACCTTGAAAGATGGGAACAACGTGAATATCTAAGTTCGTTTATTGAACACTATTGGACAGAACTAGAAAGCCAACGACAATTAGCAATGTCATATGGAGCCACTTGTTATTTTACTGAATCGTTTATGACAGATCCCGACAGAGTTTGTCGAGCAGTGTTTGAAAAGTTTGAAATACCAATAGCCGACGAACAAACGTTTGATATTCTAATAGAGCTGTGGAAACATCATTGCACACAAACAATATCCGATTACCAAAGTATTAATTCTTGGAAACATGCTTTGGTAAATGAATCTGAATATGATTCCCAAATACCATTGCGTTCTTTAGTATATGAAGCTATAATACAAAGACATATCAGAACTGAACTTAATACTGAACTCAGGTGTGCTGGGCTAAACACATGGCCTACTACTGTCAGAGAACTAAAGGAATACTATGACTGATTATACACCAGACTTACAAAAATTATTCTTAGAAATGTTGATGGACGACGCACAAAGTTTTGTTCGTGTTGCAAACATTTATAATCCTGACAACTTTGATCAAGGATTAAGACCAACTGCTGAGTTCCTTAAAGACCATAGTGAAAAGTATAAAGTTCTTCCAACGCACGATCAAGTAAAAGCACAAACTGGTGTAGATCTAAAACCACACACAGACTTATCTGAAGACCATTATGATTGGTTTATGGCTGAGTTTGAAGCATTTACAAGACGTGGTGAATTAGAAAGAGCAATTCTTAAGAGTGCCGACTTATTAGAAAAAGGCGAATATGATCCAGTTGAGAAACTGATCAAAGATGCAGTGCAAATAAGTCTTACAAAAGATATGGGTACTGATTATTTTGCAGATCCACGTGGTAGATTGATGGCTGTTAAGAGCAACAACGGTCAGGTAAGTACAGGCTGGGAAACACTTGATAAAAAACTATTTGGTGGAATGAATAGAGGCGAGTTGAATATCTTTGCAGGTGGCAGTGGATCTGGTAAAAGTTTGTTTATGCAAAACATAAGTCTAAATTGGATCACACAAGGTGTTAACGGAGTGTACATTACACTAGAACTTAGTGAAGAGCTTTGTGCAATGAGAATGGATGCAATGACAGCAAATATTGCAACCAGCCAAATATTTAAAGATCTTGACACACTTGAAATGAAGATTAAGATGGCAGGAAAGAAAAGCGGAAAATTCCGTATTAAGTATATGCCAGCACAAAGCAATGTTAATCAGATTAGAAGTTATCTTAAAGAACTTCAAGTACAGACTGGCATGAAAGTTGATTTTGTAATGATTGACTATCTTGATCTTGTTATGCCAGTTAGTGCAAAAGTAAGTCCAAATGATTTGTTTATTAAAGACAAGTATGTAAGTGAAGAACTACGTAATTTATCAAAAGAACTAAACGTATTAATGATTACTGCATCACAGTTGAACAGAAGTGCAGTTGAAGAAATAGAATTTGATCATTCGCATATTGCTGGTGGATTGAGTAAAATTAATACTGCTGATAATGTTTTTGGTATTTTTACAAGTCGTGCAATGCGTGAACGTGGTAGATATCAAATACAGTTAATGAAAACAAGAAGCAGTAGTGGTGTTGGTCAAAAGGTAGACTTAGAATTTAATCTAGAAAGTTTACGTATTACAGATCCCGGTGAAGAAGGACAAGATAGAGGTCCAGTTGAAGCAAGTAGTGATATACTTGGAAAGATTAAAACTTCTAGTGTAACTGACAAACCTAACTTGGATACAGCCAAAGTTGGTGCAAGTGTAGACGGTAGCAAGTTAAAGAACATGCTGGCTGGTTTAAAATCATGATCACGTATGAAGATATACGTGAAATACATCTTGAACTAACTACACTATGCAATGCAAAATGCCCACAATGTCCACGCAACTTTAATGGATTCACCTTTAACGACGGATATCCTGAAACTTATATGACGCTGGATCAAGCCAAGCATATATTTAATCCTACTTTTCTCAAGCAACTTACACAATTTACAATCAATGGTAACTATGGAGACATGGTAATGAATCCAGATTCTGTTGACATTGTTGAGTACCTTAGAGAAACAAACTCAGATGTAGAAATTATTATCAGTACCAATGGAGGTGCTAGAAACAAAGAGTTTTGGCAAAGACTTGCTAAAGCAAATACAAAAGTATACTTTGATCTTGACGGTATTGATGAAGTACACAGTTTATACAGACAAAATACTCGATATCAAACAGTTATTAAGAATGCATTAACATATATTGGTGCAGGCGGCCATGCTATATGGAAATGTATTAAATTCAAACACAATGTACATCAAATTGAAGAAATGCGCCAATTGAGTGTTGATTTTGGTTTTAAAACATTTGAACTGATTGAGCATGGACGAGATACAGGTCCAGTGTTTAACGACAACAAAGAACTAACACACATACTAGGAGATTACAACGGTACAACAGACTTTGAAACTATGTTTGTTGATGAACGTTCTGAATCTCGTACTGTAGATAATACAGCCTGGCGGTTTGATCCAACAGTTGACGATATTCAACTTGGGTGTGATACATTACAGAACAACAGGATTTATATTGCGGCCAATGGCGATGTTGCTCCTTGTTGTTATACTGGTTTCTTTCCAAATACATATGGTAAAAAAACATATATGGAACCATTAAATGCCCAGTTAACTGAGTTAATGTCAGAATATAATGCACTTGAACATGATATAGAAACATGTATCAAATGGTTTAATGGTTTTACAGACCTATGGAAGAAGAAAAGTTATAAGGATGGGCGTTTATTGGTCTGTGATGAGAACTGTGGGAGCACCAATTGTTCTCAAAAACAATAACAAAATAATCTAAAGACAATAAATACAAACAACTACAACTATTTTAAATGAGGTATTCCCTTGCAAAAGAAAACACGTAGTATCTTGGATGAGCTGTCTGAAATTAGATTAACGAAATCTGTAACAGACAAAGGCAATATTGTTGAGAGTAGAGGATTGAATGTAATTAATAGTTGCATCAATCTTATCAACAATATCCGTGAGAATTATGACCCTGATGTCGCCCTAGATTTAGAGCGTCGCCTGTTGAATAGTATAAAAGCCCAAGATACCGCCAAGTTCAGCAGAGGAATAAAAAGGGCAAAAAAATGAATTTAGACCATATTCTAAATAAAGAACAGCTTGATGAAGAGCGAAGAAGATTAGATCCTAAATGTTGGAAAGGCTATAAAAAGCAAGGAACCAAAATGAAAGGTGACACAAGAGTTAATAATTGTGTTCCAGAGTCAGTTACAACCGAATCTAAAAAAGACACACACTGTTCAGACAAGTGCTGTGGTGCAGACGTTAAAAGAGAAGACTGTAAATGTCCTGCAGATTGTCCACATTGCAACTGTAACGATCCTAAAGTTGCAGAAGGCAAAAGCCCACACAAAAAAGGTACTAAAAAGTACAAGAAGCATATGGCGGCAATGCATGCCGGAATGGGCGAATCAGTAAGTGAAGATGATACTGACTACCCACAAGTAGTAAATAGAAATATTGACCAAAAGAATGTTATGGACATTCTTCGCAAGTTTCCAGCAGAAACTAAAAAGATGCAAATGGATGGCGATGTATTTGCAATTTATGATACAGATTTATATATGGCCCTGTTTGATTACTTTTCAGAAGATATGCCATATGGTACACAAAAAGGTAGAGACGGGGATCCAGTAGAGTGGATCAATGACGAACTTGATAGCCTAGGACTACTAGACGAAATAGTTGAAAACAATGAACTTACGTTTGAAGATGATGACAAGTTCTTTGAAACATTTGGCGAACTAGGATATAGCATAGACGAAAATGATTTATTTGAAGCAGAGTATCAAGGACGTAAAGTTAAACTTAACAAGCCTATGCAAGGTGATGTTAAGAAGTTTAAGGTATATGTAAAAGATCCTAAAACAGGTAACGTAAAAAAGGTTAACTTTGGACATGGCGGAAGTAGTGTTAAAGGTAAAGCAATGAAGATTAGAAAGAATAATCCTAAAGCTCGTAAGAGTTTTCGTGCTAGACACAACTGTGACAATCCAGGACCGAAAACCAAGGCCAGATATTGGTCTTGTCGTAAATGGTAATATGAGAAGGCATGACAAGCAATGAAAATAAATGAAATTATATTAAAAGAACAACAGCTTGATGAGTTAAACCCGTTGACACCATCAACTACTGCGGCTGGTATTACTAATATAGCACGTGGAGCAAAAGGTGCAGTTAGTGCATTAGTCAAAGGACAAAGCCCAACAGCCGGTGCAAAAGCAGGTGTTGCCAAAGGTGAAGCTGGTGCAATGATTAAAAAGTTAAGCGATCAAACATTTGCACGATGGAACGAAAAGATTCAAGCTAACGCAGACTTAAACACTGATACTGAGCTCGTTAAGTTTATTGCTCAATTCCGTAAACACGCTAAAGATGATCCATGGCCAGGACCACAAAAAGGCACAGCCGCAAACGTTGGCAAGACTAGAGAATATATCAAGCAGATGGTTAGTATTGAATTAGCCGCTGGTGAGTTTGGCAAAAAAGAATTAGCTGGTGACGATGCAGGAGGTGCTACTCCTCCTGCACCCAAGGATAATCCAGCAGTGCTTGAACCAGGCGACAAAGGTACTAAAGAAGTTACCACTAAAGATCCAAAAGATATTCCAGTTGGAACACAATACACTATTAAACAAAGCGGCGGCGGCACAGCCACGTATAAGTGGGAAGGTCAACAGTGGACTAAACTTATGCCTTCGGGCAAGTTCCAAGGCGGACAAATCAAAAACGATCTAGCATTTAAATTGTACTTGTCAGCAGTTGACCAAGGAACAGCATTAGCACCTGTTAGTGCTCAACCAGTTCCTGCACCAGCAGGATCAGAAAAGCCCGCGGCACCAGTTGATGCCAACAAAGACGGAAAAGATGATGCAACTGGAGAGCCAATGCCAGCACCAGTTGATGCCAACAAAGACGGAAAAGATGATGCAACTGGAGAGCCAATGCCAGTTGATAAAGACGGCGACGGTAAACCAGATCCAAATGATATCAATGCACAAGTTGATGCTAACAAAGACGGACTTGACGATAAAACTGGAGAGCCAATGAAAACTGACGGTGATGCTGAAGCAGGTGCCGCAGATCCTGCAGAAATAGATAGTATGAAAGCTGAAATTGGTAAAGCAAATAAATCAGCTCTACAAAAATTAAAGACAGCATTAGGAATGAAGTAATGAAAATTGATCAGTTTAAATCGTTAGAACACAAAGTTCTCAAAGAAAATTATTTAAAGAAAAGTAATGCTCTACTAGAGAGTGTTTGTTTGGATCTAGATGCTGAACAAAGGCGTATTGTTGAAGGCATTTACAATGATGCCCGTCCACTTATTGAAGCCGCATTAACAGCAGATCAAATTACAGGATTGTTCCAAGCCGCTGAAAAAGCCGCTAACGATAGCGGAACAAACAGAACAGCATTAGGTAAAGGTAAAGATGTTATTGATGCTGGTAATAAAATGCTTAATGATGCTGGTAAGTGGCTACAAGATACTGCACCAGTTAAAGCGTTTGATTCAAAATTTGAACAAATTAAAAGAGATTTAAAAACAAAATTAGGGCAAAGTGCCGCAGGTAAAAAGACTTTAGAAGCAGTACAAGGACTTGGCGACTATGCTAAAGCAAATCCTGCTAAAACAGCGTTTGCTATTGGTATTTTAACAGCGGTTGCCGCTGTAGCAACAGGACCAGTTGGTGGTGCTATTGCTGGACAAGTATTACGTGGTGCTAACGAACTTATTAAAGGTGAAAAACTTTCAACAGCAATTGGTAAAGGCGCGAAAGCGGCCGCACTTGGTTATCTTGCAGGCCAATCATTTAAGATGATCAGTGATGAAGTTATTGCTAACATTGAATCAGCAGGCTTAGCAGATATTGATGCATTAGAAGCATCAATGAATGATGCAAACTTTAAAGACGCAATGTCAGATGTTACTGCTGAATTTGGTAACGATACAGTTGACTCGCTTGTAAACGATGGTAGAATATATACAGGTTCGGGCAATATTAACGGTTTTAATTACAATTATAACGTCATAATGAATCCAGAAGAATTAGCTAAGTTTAACGAATTTAAACAGGCAATTACTAGTTCAGGAAAATCGTTTAGTCCTGAATGGTACAAAGCCTCAGCAGAATACCATGACTTTATGACACAGTTGCAGAACAATCCTGTACAGGGTGATAGACGAGCAATACTTGATGCAGTCCAAGCGGCAAGTGAAAACAAAGATAACTTTAGTATAGATCAACTTGAAGACATAATTGGAGAATTTGATAGTCTTGAAGACAGTGTTGGAGCTCTTAAAACCAAGGCTGAAGTAATGGGTCCAGTAATTCAAGCGGCGGTACAACAAGCTGACTCACTTAAAGCAACAGCAGATAGATCTTCGCCTCCTGGAGAGATTGAAGATCCAGTGCCTGAAGAAATGAGCGGTGCCAGCGATGAAGAAATTGACAAAGTTGCAGTAAGAGGAACTGAAAGTAAGTTCTTATCAGCACCAGCTTTAACTGAATCTCAGATACGTGTACTATTTCATCAAGTAGCATTCTTGTCTGAATCAGAACAACTTGATGAAATTAGTCTTGGTGCTATTACTACTAAAGCAAAACAAATTGCCGCCAAAGGTATGCAAAAAGCCGCAGACGTCGGCAAGAATATGACTACTCGTGTTACTGCTCAGAAGTTGCAAAAAGCCTGGGAGAAAGCTGGTAAGCCAGAAGATTCTGCAGAGATAGCAAAAATATTAAGCAAGAACAAAGTATCACAAGAAGTTAGTACAAAAGCATTTACTGATGCAGGAATTGAAGTACCACCTATTCCAGAGCCAGAAGAAGACTCAAACATTGATGTTGATAAAATTATTGACTGGGTTAACAAGCAATCCAAAGAAATTAAAGCAGATATTATATCAGTTGTTAAGTCAGCAGATGAAAAGTTAGCAGGCGCCTAAAATGAAATTAAAAGAAGGCGGAAATATATTTAAAGATCCAACTACTAAAAAACCGTTTACTCAACGTATTAATCGTGCTGATGTTACACCCACTGTCCAGTGGTTAGAGAACTTAACTGGTTTAAGCCTAGTAGACAACATGCTTGGAACAACAGGTAAAAAAGAAACATCAGGTGATTTAGATCTTGCTGTTGATGTAAGCAAAATTGATAAACAAACACTTATTGATGTGTTACTGAAAAAAGGCGTTGATAAAGCAGATATTAAAAAGAGTGGCGACAGTGTTCATCACAAAACACCTATCAATGGTGATCCGGCTAATGGTTATGTTCAGACTGATTTTATGTTTGGTGATCCAAAATGGCAAAGTTTTAGTCTACAAGGCGGAGCCGAAGGCAGTGACTTTAAAGGACTACACAGACACATATTGTTGGCTAGTATTGCTAAAGCACTAGGATACAAATGGAGTTACAAAAACGGACTTATTAATAGAGCCGATAACATGCCTGTAGAAGGTGGCAAATCTACCGCAGGAATTAGTAAACATTTAGGTATTCCAGCTGGTAAACTAAACAGTGTAGAAGATATAGTTGATGCTATTAAAGGTCGTCCTGATTACAATATGCTGGTCGTTGATGCTCGTGAAGGATTTTCAAGAGATAATTTAACACTTCCTGAATCAGCTGAGTCGGCGCCAGTAGGAACACAGGCTTGGTTTAGGAAGTTTATGTAATGGATTTATTTGAATTCTTAAATGAGGACGGTCCTCGTATTGCACATCCTGAAGATGCTATATTCCAAGGTTCAGCAAGAGCCGCCAATTACTTAGAAGCATTACTAGATGTAATTGAAGACCCAGGTAGTGTTAGTATTAAATGGGACGGCGGTGTTGCATTGTATTTTGGAAACAGAGAAGGCAAGTTTGTAATAACAGACAAGTATATGCCAGCTAAAGGTTTTTTTGCAACCAGCCCAGATGAATGGCGTCAGTATGATAAAGATAGAGGTGCTGACAGAGGAAACTTATATACACAAGTTGAAACAGTATGGCCAGGATTAAAAGCCGCAGTTGGAAGTACCGACGGATTATTTAAAAGTGATCTAATGTGGGTAGGACAACTCAAACCAATTGAAGGTCGTTATGTATTTAAACCCACCACAGTAGAATATCGTGTTCCTGTTAACAGCAACATTGGTAAAGTTATTGCTGGACGAGTAGCAGGCGTAGCAGTACATAGTTTTAATGATGCACCATGGGACGGAAAATCCGGACTTGATCAAGGTGCAAGTGATGTGGCAATACTAAGTCCTACAGCAGGAATTCAATTCAGTTTAAAGAACCCAGTTAAACTAGTAGGAGCCGCTAAAAAGGCTGTACAAGGTGAAGGCAAACTAGCTGATGAGTTTTTACAAGGAATGGCCAAAGTAGCTCAATCAGCATTGCAAAAGTTTATGAATCATCAAATTACAAAACAAACAAGTGATCCACTTGAGAAATGGCTTGAAACCAATGTAAGTGGAAAACAATTACATTTCCTAACCAATCCAGACGATGGATATCTACATGCTCATGAAGATGGACTTAAAGCACTATACAATATATGGAATAGTATATACAGATTAAAAGCACATCTTGCATTACAATTAGAGCAACAAGTTAGCGGTTTTGAACAGTGGACCGGTGGAAAACAAGAAGGCGAAGGCTTTGTTTTTAACAGTAAACACGGTTTAGTTAAAATTGTTAACAGAGAAGGCTTTGGAGCCGCACATTTTAACTAATATTATTATCGCTTTTTAATTAAAAAAGATAAATAAATGCATAGTAGACCATGCAGGTTTACACCGCATTTTAAGGAGAAATCAAATGCCAGCAGTAACAAGAGCAAATGGCCTAGGACATGCACATGAAACATTGTATGCAACAGGTTCACATTCAGCATTCGTAATTGACGCAGGTGCATCACTAGCAACTGAAGGCGGAATTGGTGGAGCAATCGAAGCTCTAGCACAACACCTTGGTTCAGCTTGTGTACTTTTCGATTCAGAAGGTACAGCAGGAGCAGTTTCAGTAGTAATGGACGGTCATGCCGTTTCAGCCGCTGATCTACAAGTTAGCATCCGTGCAATGGGAACAGTAAGTGGTTATGACTTCAGTGGCGCAACAGTCACCGAAGGTGGAGCAATTACAGTTGCCGCGTAATTAATTTACGAAGCAAACAATTTAAAAGGGCTACTTTTGGTAGCCCTTTTTTTGTGACATAAGTACTAGCATGGAACAGAGAATCTATAATTATTCGCTTATGACATTGGTTGATATTACAAAAACAAACCAAGTACACAACAGTGAAAACAATGATGATCTAAAACGCAATCAACATAGAAACTATCAAACTATGTTGCAAACACTTGGTTTACGCACACAACCTACAATCAAAGGTGATGTTAAAATGACCAATGGCGAATTCCCTCGACCTGATTTTGGTGAAAGCTATAACGGTATACACAATATATGGCAAGTAAACTTTAGTGTTGAACAACCAGAAGCATTCTCTGATATAGAACAAAATCCAATTGGTTTATTAGAAGAAGACTTTGATCAAGTACCAATTGTTAGTATGCTAAACGAAACGGCTAGATTTATTTTACCTTGCTTCTTTAGTTATGGACCATTAAAGAACATACATTTCTATTATGAGTACTTTGATAGAGACTTACACAACTAAACCAAAAACATATACTATTAAAATATTTGCACAAGCAGGTAAATAATAGTTACAAAGGCACACTTAGGCACACTTAGGCTCACTATATTAAACGGTAGTTAAAAGCTATATTTAGAAGAATTTAGGAGAGCCCAGTGCCTGCAACGTCTACATCCATTGAAAAAACAAACCTAGAAGCTCATGTTGAACTCTGTGCCGAGCGATATGACGCACTAGAAGACAAGTTAGACAATTTAGATAGACGTATTGAAAAAATCGACGATGGCGTCGAAGATATTAAAAAAGCCATAGCAAAGAATTCCATAGGTGCCCATAGCCAACTTATTAAGATTGGAACCGCACTATTTGCCGTACTACTCACAGCATGTATCGGCCTCACAGTAAATTTGATAATGTCGAACTGATATTATGAAGATTGAAGAATTACTTAATCATATCACTGTCCCTGTCACTAACGAAGAGGCAGATGTATTAGCACAATTTAACGGTAGTGCTAAACGTAAACGCGACTTTAATGAACGCGAACAGGTTGTTGTAAACCAGTTAATCAACAAAGATATCTTAATGAGGCAAAACACAAATGGAATTATCGAGTATTCAAAAAAACGCAAATAGATCCGAACTCTTTAAGCAGTTAGATATATTTGCTGAGTTAAATGCATCTAAAGTTGCGTTATGGCAGAAACAAGAAACTGATCGTCTTTTAGACGACCCGGATAATGTCTATATTATCCCTGTTAAGAATGGATTTAAAGTAGGAAGGTCAGCAGTATACGAAAAACCAATTGGTTGGGTAGTTACTTGCAAATCACAAAAGAAGAAGCCATTTGAATTCAACACCAAGAACCAAGCATTATTGTATGCTGTATTGACAGAAAAAGGATATGACAAAGAAGCAGACGAGTATAAACAAGCCTTTTTACAAGTACAAAAGCATGTCACTGATATACAGTTTTATAAACATAATATAAAGGCGGCATGTAATAAGAAAGATTATTTTAAACAAGAAGCACTTGAAAATAGGCTAGATGATAGTATGTATAGACTGGAACTTGCTAAAAATAACTTCGAAAAATCAATTAAGTCGGCTAAATACATAAAACTTAGGGATAACGAAAAATGAAAATATCAGAAATAGGTTTAACTACCTCAAAAGAAAAAGTTAATAAGGTAATTGAATCTCGCTTTGGAGCGAAGATCGATTATTCCTCTCTCACTGTTGAAAAAGCACAGTCTATTATAGAGGGGCTAACATCAAGTCTAGCTAAGTTTAATAACAGCCACAATACTCATGTCGCTCACAAGAATCCTAAGTATGTAGAATGCTTTATGATTAAAGAAGGTTTGACTGCTTGGTTAAAAGAACATCACCAAAAAGATGAAGACGGTAATGTTATTCCACACAAGGAAGAAAAAGTTGTTCTTGAAAGCGAAACAGCCCAAGCAGAAGCAGTTCTAGCTGGTAGAGATATGGTTGATTCAGTGCAAGACATGATGGAAAAGATTGGCAGAATGCAAAACGAACAAATGCCAGCATTACTTGATTCAATACATGATCAGATAAGTGCAGAACAAGCAGAAGCATTTAAAACAGCAGTTGATCCAGTACTAGCAGGATTAGAAGAACAATTACGTACTGGGCGTGAAACGTTGGATGGTGCGGCTCGTTCATTGGCAGGTGAAGAAGTTGCAGGCGCAATGGATATGCCAGCCGAAGAACCAGCAGTTGATCCCGAAGCACCAGCTGAAGAACCAGCCGCTGATGCAGATGCAAGTGCAGAAGTCCCAGCAGACGATTTTGAAGCAACTGATGCCGCCGCTGGCGGTGAAGAAGATGCCGGTAGAGAAGAAAGAGTCTAATGCGTTTAAATGAATTTAATACAAGAGCACTAGATCCTGACGTATTAGAAGATGATGCTGACGATCAAGGACATACTAATTTAGTAACAGCTCTTGAATTCTTGCGTCATAGAAGTCGAGACAAGATGCTACAACCCAAAGTTCGTGTTGATAGCTTGATTGAAATGGTACGCAATACTGGTGCAACGACATTTAACCTAGAAAGTTTAACTAACGCTTTTAAGACTAATGGATCCGTTAAAGGATTGATTAAAGATATCAAAGACGACGAGCACGGTGTGAAGTATGTGTTCCTCAAAGATTTTAGTGACCTAGAAGTAGATAATGAGACTGCTATAGCATATGGCACTAAGGATGATAACCCCGATAAAGTTGTGAAACAAATGGCTAATAGGGCTTTAAAAAATGATTAATTGGATTAAAAACAGAGTAATGGAACGTACTTCATGGGACGGCGGCGCATTAATTGCAGTCGGACTAGTTGTGCTATTTCTTGGACCATTTGCAAAATGGGCGGCTTATGCGGCTATTGCTTATGGTGCTTGGACTATGTGGAAAAAAGAAGACTAATATCTTTCGCACATGGTTTATGGGGTTCCATCCCCGTACCGGCTAGAACCCGGATTGGACTACTATTATAGGAGAAAACAAATGGGAAGACCACTAAATAAAAAGTTCTTTGGAACACCAACCCCAGCAGGAAATGAAATTAAAGTTCAGTTCCATAACGGAACAGGTTCTGTTGCTGGATGGATTATTAAACAGGTTGGAGCAAAACGCTTTAAAGTTACTGATGGTTCAGAAATTAAAGTCTGTTCATTGGTTGATAAAGCTTCAGCGGCTATTGCCGCAGGTGAAATGACTATCACTATCAATGATGGTGGTACGGCAAGACAAGTTACTAAGATTGCCGCTAAGAAAGTTACACTTGACACTGGTACAACAATTAACTGGGACTTTACAGGAACAGGTGATGTTGTCGAAATGGAAGAAGCTGGCGATGATGCTACTATTGACGCCATAGGCACAGACGAAGATGACTTCGAAGGTGATGACGTCTAAATCTTTCACTAATTTATGTGAATTTAGAAAGGGGGTATTTGCCCCCTTTCTTTTTCCATAATTTTACTTGACAAATAAATATAAAGAAGGTATAATACATTATGATTACAGTTTCCGATAAAGCCGCTGAGAAGATTCTAGAACTAGGAGTAAAAGCACTCTTAGTTAAAGTAAAACCAAGTGGCTGTAATGGTTACAGTTATATCATAGAAGAACATACACCACAAGATGATGAAGTTTATTATACCGATAAGAATGTTAAAATTCGAATCGCAGAAGGTAGTGAACCATTCTTATATGGCACTATGGTAGATTACATTACTAGTTCAGATGGCTTTACAACTAAGTTTGATATTGTAAGCTCACTTGAGTCTGGACGTTGTGGTTGCGGAGAAAGTTTTAACATTGATAATTCAAAAATATAATTACACTGATTGCGGTAGAGAAAACATTAACGGCAAACGCCATTACTGTCTGCCCGACGGATCAAAAGCACCTAGTGTTACCACAGTACTAGATCTCACTAAACCTGAAGAAAAGAAAAAAGCATTAATGCAATGGCGCAAACGTGTGGGCGAACAACGAGCACAACAAATTGTTACTGAAGCCGCAAACCGCGGAACTTCAATGCACAAATACCTTGAAGAGTATTGTATTGACGGTAAACTTAGAGATATGCCATCTAATCCATTTCATAAACCACCGTATCGCATGGCTGAAGTTATTGTTCGTGAAGGTATGTCAAAAGTAGATGAAATATGGGGTACTGAGGTTCCTCTTTATTTTCCTGGTGTATATGCAGGAACAACAGACTTAGTTGGTATGTTTAATAATACTCCAGCAATTATGGATTTTAAACAAACTAACAAGCCTAAGAAAGAAGAATGGATTGAAGATTATAAATTGCAAATGGCCGCATATGCATTGGCACACAACGAAGTACACGGAACGGAAATTAATCGTGGTGTTGTATTGATGTGTGTTAAACCTGAAGTAAATGAACAAGGCCAAGTAACAAAAGAACCACAATATCAGCAGTTCCTAGTTGAAGGAGACGAATTTACACACTGGAAGAACCAATGGTGGAAGCGTCTTGAGCAATATTACACAAAAATCTCCAACGGTGAAATATAAAAGAACATAAATAGTTTATATTAAGAGAACTGTTGAGGAACACAAATGGCTGTTATACAAATTTCAAGAATCCAAGTCAGACGTGGATTGCATGACAACTTACCTAGTTTAGCTAGTGCTGAAATGGGTTGGAGTTTAGACACACGTAGACTTTTCATTGGCAACGGAACGGCAACTGAAGGTGCTCCCGTTATTGGTCGTACTGAGGTTTTAACTGAGCATAGTGATATTCTTGCACTTGTAGATATTTTTAGTTTTAAAGCACTACCTGCAGGATTCGTTGCTAACACAGGACCAAACAATACAGAATTTACACGAAGTCTACAAGAAAAACTTGATGACTTTGTAAATGTACGTGACTTTGGTGCAAAAGGTGACGGCGTCACAGATGATACCGCTTCTATTACAAGAGCATTAATTAATACTTTTGGTTATACAAGTACCTACCCTGGTATTAGTACTAGACGAACAATTTATTTCCCAAGTGGAAAGTATCTAGTCTCTGCCGCAATTAACGTTCCTCCATTTATTAACATTGTTGGTGACACTGCTGATAGCACACTAATATTTACAGAAACTTCAAGTACTATTGCAACAGTTTTCCAACTAGTAGACAATAACTCAAACCTTGCAAGTTCATTTGGTGATGCTCTTGGAACTATTACCACACGTGGAAGAGATTATACTTTTAGGAATATTGGAATACAACATGCAGGTGCCGCAATTAGTCCTTGTGTATTAATTGCTGGTGGTGAAAAGATCCTATTTGATAATTGTAAATTCTTAGGACCAGCCGCTAGTACAGTCGATCCTGCAACTACTCACTCAGCAATATTTGTTCAGAACAATACAAACAACGCTGGATTTAAAGCAAACAATATTAAAGTTATTAATTGTGAATTTGAAAATCATGGGTATGGTATTGAAACACTCAGTACTGTTGACAACTTGGTTGTATCAGGAACCAAGTTTAAAAATGTTTGGTTAGGAACAGTACTAAGTGCAGACACTACAAACTACACATTAGAAAACAATTCATCAGAAAGTGTTGATGGCGAAACAGCCGCATCACAAACATTTATCGAATCCCGTGGCGCAAAGAAAACAAGCTCTACCTTAACTAAAACGATTGCACAGAATACAACTGGCACGTTTACTGAGGTTGATTTTCTTGATGATTACAATCATATTACAATAGAATATGTATGCACAGTTGGAACTAATAAGAAAATTGGAAAGTTTAGAGCAGTGGGCACAGGCTCTGCTTATAATTTTGAAGATGATTTTATTTCAACAGCTGATCTAAATGTAGAATTTGAGGTCAATACTACAACTGGAGTAATTACATATAATACAACAGGTGCAACAGGGGATGCCACTCTCACTTATTCAATTGAGTTTCATGCATAATTAAATCCTCATTGCTCATAGTATAATGAGTATAGACAATGTGGAAGCTACGTGACCCAAATCAACGTTTGTTGAACTGGAAACAATTTAGAAAAAGATTAAACGGACTCGATCTTGAGACGGCGCTTCAGGAAACTGTTGACTATTGGTGCTCACCGCCGTGGGCACCTTTTTACTTAGACGAAGAGGATCCAAACTCATGGCCGGCACCATGGGATCTAATTGTTGACAATTATTTTTGTGATATTGCAAAAGCATTAGGCATGGTATATACAATTTACTTAACTGATCACCAGCCTGATATAAAATTAAATATCTACCGAGAGCCGGATACGGGCTGTAATCTAGCATTGGTGGTTATCAACAGGAAATATGTTCTTAATATGAATTCTGGACAAGTATTAAATAGACAATACATAGAAGATAGTTTACAATTAAGATACACGTACAACGTCAAAGAACTAAATCTAGAAAAGTATATATAGGAGATTCAATGAGCCAAATTCAAGTAACAAAAAGAGATAACAGGAAAGAATCTCTTGATTTAGAAAAATTACACAAGGTTGTTTTCTGGGCAACTGAAAATATTAACGGTGTTAGTGCCAGTCAAGTTGAAATTAAAAGCCATATTTCATTTTATAACGGAATTTCTACATATGAAATACAGGAAACTCTTATTAAGAGTGCCGCTGATTTAATTAGCGAAGACACGCCAAACTACCAATGGGTGGCAGGGCGACTTTTAGCATATCATATTCACAAGCAAGTCTTTGGAGCATTTGGTTCACCTGATTCATTATTAGATGTAGTAAAACGAAATGTTAAATCTGGCTTTTATACAGAAGAATTATTAGAAAAATATACAGAAGAAGAGTTCAATCAAATGAACTCTTTTTTAGATCATACTAAAGATGAATCCTTTACGTATACAGCCATGGAACAATGGCGCGGCAAGTATCTAGTACAAAATCGTGTAACAAACGAAATATTTGAAACTCCACAAATAGCATATATAATGATAGCCGCAACATTGTTTGCTGAGTACCCACAAGAAACACGTATGAAATGGGTAAAGGATTATTATGAAGCTATCAGCAATTTTGATATTAGTTTACCCACTCCTGTTATGGCTGGTGTTCGAACACCGCAAAAACAGTTTTCGTCATGTGTCCTTATTGAGACCGACGATAGTCTTGATAGCATCAACGCCACTACTAGTAGTATAGTTAAGTATGTCAGTCAAAAAGCTGGTATTGGCGTTGGTGCTGGACGTATTCGTGCATTAGGCAGTCCTATTCGCAATGGTGATGCATACCACACTGGTGTTATCCCGTTTTATAAAATGTTTCAAAGTGCAACTCGTTCTTGTTCACAAGGTGGTGTACGCAACGGTGCCGCAACATTGTATTACCCAATTTGGCACTATGAAGTCGAAGACCTACTTGTTTTAAAGAATAATAAAGGCACAGAGGATAATAGAGTACGCCACATGGATTATGGGGTTCAATTCAACAAATTAATGTACGAAAGACTCATCTCTGGTGGTAATATTACATTGTTTTCACCCCATGACGTGCCTGAATTATACGAGGCGTTCTATAATAACCAAGACAGATTTACTGAGCTATACGAAATAGCAGAACGTAATACACGCCTTCGTAAAAAGACTATGCGAGCAAGTGAGTTGTTTGGATCGTTTATGGAAGAACGTAAAATCACTGGACGTATCTACTTGCAGAATGTAGATCATGCAAACACACATAGCCCATTTAAAGAAGAAATTGCACCTATTAAAATGAGCAACTTATGTTGTGAAATTGATTTACCAACAGTGCCATTAAAAGATGTAAACGACGAACTGGGTCGTATTGCATTATGCACATTATCAGCAATTAACTTTGGTAATATATCAAAGCCTGAGGACTTTGAAAAAATGTGTACGTTAGCAGTACGTGGTTTAGATGCACTATTAACATATCAGAACTATCCTATTAAAGCCGCAGAATTAGCAACTAGAGAATATAGGCCACTTGGTATTGGTATTATTAACCTAGCATACTTTTTAGCACGCCAAGGACTTTCTTATAGCGATCCAAGTGCTCTTCCCGTTATTGATGAATACATGGAAGCCTGGAGTTATTATCTTATTAAGGCTAGTGCTGATCTCGCCGTTGAGCATGGTCCATGTGAAGGTTGGAAAAATCTAAAGAGTGCTGATGGTATTCTGCCAATTGACACATACAAAAAAGAAGTTGATGAACTAGTAGCTCACAAAGAACGTATGCCTTGGAAGAGTCTGCGTAAACAAATACAAGAAACTGGACAACGTAATGCTACATTGATGGCTATCATGCCTGCAGAAACATCAGCACAAATTAGTAATGCTACAAATGGTATTGAACCTCCTCGTGCATTGGTAAGTGTTAAGCAAAGCAAACATGGAGCATTAAGGCAGGTTGTGCCAGGTTATTGGAAGTTAAGGACTAAGTACGAACTACTATGGGATCAGACTAGTCCACAAGGTTATTTAAAAATTTGTGCAGTTATGCAGAAGTATATTGATCAGGGAATGAGTGTAAATACAAGTTACAACCCACAGCATTACGAAGACGAAAAGATTCCGATGAGTACAATGCTTGGTGATATACTGCTTAGTTACAAGTACGGTATTAAGCAACTATACTATTTTAATACATACGATGGCCAAGGCGAAATTGATATTAATAGTATGGTAGGACAGATCAAAGAACAAGATCTTAAACAAGTAGAACTAGAACCAATCATTGAAGAAGATTGCGATAGTTGCGTAATTTAGATAAGAAAGTAAAAAAATGTCAGTATTTAATTCTAAAAAAATTGACCAAACAAAGTGTTTGGCATTCCTGGATAAATCAGGTGGAGCCAGCATTCAACGTTATGACCAGTTAAAGTATAAGCAATTTGATAAACTAACTGAAAAGCAGTTGGGTTTTTTTTGGAGACCTGAAGAAGTAGATATTGGTCGTGACAGTAAAGACTTTAAAGAGTTAACCGATCACGAAAGACATATTTTTACTAGTAATCTTAAAAGACAAATCTTGCTAGATTCAGTACAAGGTCGCAGTCCTAACTTAGCATTACTTCCAATTGTTACTATTCCAGAACTTGAAACATTTATTGAAACATGGGCATTCAATGAAACTATTCATAGTAGAAGTTATACACATATTATTAGAAACGTATATTCTAATCCTAGCGAAGTTTTTGATTCAATGTTGGATATTCAGGAAATTGTTGATTGTGCAACTGACATCAGTACCAATTATGATTCTCTTATTGAAAGTGTAAATCTTTACAATTTGTTTGGTGTAGGCACACATACACTTAACGGAAAGAAAGTTACTGTTGATTTGTATGATATCAAAAAGAAACTATTTTTAGCTATTACAAGTATTAACGCATTAGAAGGTTTGCGTTTCTATGTGAGTTTTGCATGTAGTTGGGCATTTGCCGAACTTAAGAAGATGGAAGGCAATGCAAAAATTATCAAGTTTATTGCACGTGATGAAAATGTACATCTTGCCGCTACACAAACATTACTTAAACTACTTCCGCAAGACGACAAAGATTTTATTAAAATACGTAAAGAAACAGAAGAAGATTGTAAAGCCATTTATTTTTCCGCCGCTCAGCAAGAAAAAGAATGGGCAAAGTATTTGTTTTCAGGCGGGTCAATGATTGGTTTAAACGAAGTATTATTAGGCCAATATGTTGATTGGTTACTATGCAAACGTATGACAGCAGTTGGACTTGATTGTGGCTTTAAGCCAGGTAGTAATCCGTTACCATGGACGCAGAAATGGATTGCAGGTGGTAATGTACAAGTTGCTCCCCAAGAAACAGAAATTTCCAGTTATATCGTCGGCGGTACTAAACAAGATATAACAGATAACACATTTAGCGGAATTACATTATAATAAATAATGTAAGCTAAAGGAAATGGAATAATGATCAAAGTTTACACAAAACCTTTGTGCCCATATTGCGATATGGCAAAGGATTATCTACAAACACAAGCAGTTATATTTGAAGAAATTAATGTTATGGAGGATAGTGATGCCCTTTCTTTTATTAAAGGTAAGGGACATCGTACAGTACCACAAATTTACAACGAAGATGAACTGTTGGTTGAAGGTGGATACACTGGACTTGTTAAATTAGGCAGAGAGGGCTTATTAGAGGCAATTGGATAATGACCGCCTACGAGTCCATAGAGACAAAAACGTATAAAATAATGACTTCGTTAAAAGAAGGTGTACATCTTAAGTCTAGTAAAGAGAGAAAAGAAGAGTTAGCAGAATTAGGATTTAATGTAGAGGTTGATATGCGTATAGGTATGCTGTATACACTCGAGTGTGAATCGAATAAAGTTGAGGCTATAGCAAAAGCATTAATAAGTCCAACAATGGAAGACTACTTTATTACTGAAGTTAAAAAAGAGTTTGATACACTAGAAGAAGTTGCGTATGTTAATGTTGATAAGCAGTATAAGATAGAGATGATAAAATGACCGCAGTACATAGAGATACTGACGCAAGAGTTTGTGGGGCCGCTACTACCGTTGTTGGAAATAGGACTGTTAAAGTTAATGGTCTTCTTGCTAGTGTCAATGATGACCCAAATAGTCATGGCGGCGGAGCCATTAGTGCAAGTACTGCTAGAGTATTTGTTGAAGGTAAGATGCTAGTTGAAGTTGGAGATGCCGCCGCACCAGATGGATTATGCCCACCAGTTGGTGGCGCTCATTGTGCTCCAGCAACAGCCAGCGGAAGCCCAGACGTCGTTGTCGGATCATAATAATAACCCAACATTTAAGTAAGCGGTAAATAGTAGTATGACTATTACGCCCACAGTATTAATTGCCGCCAATGGCATACTTAACGACCAAGCATTTGGAGTAAATTCTGATTTTGGCACAGAAGTATTTGACCTACAAGACTATGTTGTTAGTAACGTTGCTGGAACACAAAACACTAGTATATTAAATGCACTTCTAGTACTCAAAGAAAATTGGGAAACTGAAGTTATGACTGATGCAACGGATAGAGATGCATTGTGGGCATTAATTGAAAATTATAAATTTTTACGTGGCAATCGTACTACTAAAACAGAATCACTAACAGCATCAAGTATTCGTGTAACTGATCCTAAATGGGTATGTGACAAGTACAACGACATACATGTATTATTTAATGCTAGTGCAAACAAAACATTTAAAGTAAATTATCTAATGCAACAGTTTGAACCTGTTGTTACGTCAAGCGAAAAAACACATATTTCACTTGCTAAGTTTAAAGATGCTGAATGGGACGACATTAGTTTAGATGTTAAATCACATGATGAAATTGCAAACAACGGTCTTGTAAGATTACTATTAACTGGCAGTGATGTTCAAATTGACAATATCAATTTACTTAAACAAAATTTACGTGTAGCTGAACGCCTTGATGATGTAGCCGGTAGAAGACTTGCTGTATTAAGCAAAGCACTAAGAGATCTTGGACAGTTATTTGACGCTAAAGATTTGGCCAACATGGGCCTAGCTAAAACATTAATTGAAAATATGTACAGTCTTGGTTTAAGTCAAATTGGTGCGTTACATAAAAAAGTATTAGCATTAGAAGTTAATTCGCTTGATGATATAAAAGAAATATACTTGGTAGATATCCTTAGAGAAATTACAGGCAAAGCACTTGATGAAATAATTGAGCGTACTGGAGTTGTTCTACCAGATCCAGCTAAAGTTAAAACACTAGCAGATCTTTTAAAACAAGAAAATCTGTTTAGTAAAGAAGTCTTAGATGAATTGCCAAACGGAACACTTACAGGATTGGCGTCAGTACTAGAAAAGATACCAGGTAACTTTGAAACCTTAACACAAGTATCTGATATGCTTGACGGAGTTGAGATACCTATATTAACCAATTTAACAGCAGAAGCATCACCGTTGCCTGCAACAGATTATGATGCAATTTTAAGTAAAACACCAAAAGGATCTGGTGTGGTTAACAATGTAATATTGCCAGACATGTTCTGCCCAATCACTGGAACTAACATATACACTGCTATTAAAATATTCAACAAGTTCAATGAAGCAGTTGAAAATTTGCTTGGCGCCGCCAGTATATATTCATTGTCAGCAGTTAATCAAGCATCACAAACAACCGACACCTGGCGTAACAACTGGATAACAGCATTAAACTCTATTACAACTTCTACTTCTTGTATTTACTGGCTAAATCGTTGCGAAGAAGAATACGCTGAATTTTATAGACAAACTAGTGTTACTGATAGTGTTTTTAAAGCCTTTTTTGGAACCAGCGAAAGCCTATTAAGTGAATGGTCTGGTTGGGAAGACTCAAACAACCCAAGCGGTGCAACAACATATGACAATCCAGACGGTAATACAGATAGCTCATATGCAAGTTCTAGTAGATTGGTTAACAGTTTACATCAATTTGGAGTTGATACCGGAAACTTGGGCTACAGAGAAACTTTTGAAAAATTAGCAAAAAATAATCGTTTTGGAGACGCTATACGTTCTGCGTTGTCTGAAGGCAAAATGGCTGTCATTGAAGCACGTAATGGAAATACTCTAGTAGGAACATTCAATGAAACTGAATTTCGTGCAGGCCTTGCAAAAGAGGCACTAATTGAAGCAACTGAAAAACGTAAAAAAGCACGTATTGAATTAGATAAAATGATTGATGATATTGCTAAAGGAATAACAGTAGATAGTGACTTGCAAGATATTATTCGTATGCGAGTTGAAAGTACAGTTAATAAAGAACGTGAACTTGCATCAGTTGCAGGTGTAAAAATTAATCCATTTTTGAAATAAACTGATATACCTTTTTAAGTAATCTTTTTACAACTGGATGGTCAGTTTTCCAATCAAACATAGCAAAGTATGCCATTAAGTTGGGACTTAAAAACTTACCCATATCATCTTTAAAACTAGCGGCTTTCCCTGCCATTCGTAGTAATTGTAGAGCTCCATCTTTGTCTGCTTTACGCACAAGTTCATCTGCAATGTTCATTGCGTATGCTTCAATTTCGTCCGGACGAGTCATGTACTCGTAATTTGAGTCACGTTGGTCGTATCCATCTCTGCCATCAACAAAGTCTCTGCCACTATATTGTTGAGCATGTAATAGTTCATGTTTAACAGCATCAGATAATTCGTTTATAAAATATTCTTTACCTTCGTCAGTCCAGTCTACTGTTTTGTCTTTGCTATTAAAAATTAAAGCAAGTTCAATAAACTCGTCTGCACCATCTTCATGATCCTCTGGTTCATAATAAGCACTCAATGCCATTTCGCCACTTGGTACTTCATTTGAGTTGTGTATAACAACACGAAATTGTTCACCTGTTTCGTCAAGTAGTACTTTTCTGATAATTTTGATAATTTGAGATCGTGATTGTCCAGGCTGTAACAGGCTATACAGTTTGGATAAATTGAACTTCTTTTGGGCAGTAATCTCGTTGACTTTCATAGTTGTATTTAGTATAATCAATATAAGACTTTAAACTCAGAGATGTCTGGCACGGTAAATACGTACAGTTCCAGCTCAGATTATTGTGCTGGAATTATGACTTAATAATGCGGAAGGTGAATAAACTAAAAAATAAATCGTAAACATAGGAGATTCAGAAATGTCTTACTTTGAAAATAAAGCAAGTAAACAAAGCGGTCGTGTAGACGATCTGTTAAATGAAGAAGTCCAAGATGAAGATTTTGTTTTTATTGTTGATGGAGTTACTGGAGAATTAAAAAGTGTGTTTTGCCCACAGTTACCGGATAATACACAAGTAAACAGTACCATCATCCGAACATTAAATGTGTTTGGAATCAACGAGCTCGGCGGTCAACCTAAAACTGTACATTAATTTTAAGGAGAAAAAATTATATGATATTTGGTTATTTTACATTAATATCCGCCCTGATTATAAGTGGTATAGCGGCCTACTATTCAATTATTGGTTTGACTGCTATATTCGCGGCGGCACTAGTACCTATTATTGTTATGGGCGTTGCCCTTGAACTAGGTAAAGTTGTGTCAGCTGTATGGCTACATCGAAATTGGCACCAAGCAAGAATATGGATGCGAGGATACTTAACCTTTGCAACCATAGTACTAATGTTCATTACAAGTATGGGCATATTTGGTTTTCTAAGTAAAGCACATATTGAACAAACGAGTGCAAGTCAAGAAAGTGTAGCTCAGATCGAGCGAATTGTAACGGAAATAGCCCGTCAAAATAGTATTATTGAACGATCCGATAATAAAATTAAGAAACTAGAAACTACTGGGACTGGAACAGATGCTAATATCCAATCTCAAATTGACAAGGAACAAAAACGTATTGACAGTGCATATAGTCGTGTAAAACCGGCTATCGACGAACAACAACTAATTATCGATTCGCAGGCAGAAATATACAAAACTGAATTACAAAAAATTGATAATCAACTTCTTGCATTACAATCATATATTGAAGCAGGCGAAATCAAAAAAGCACAACAAATGGTAGGCTCTAAAGCAGACGGACAGTTTGGTCCAAAGACTGCTAAGGCGTTTACAGAGTTCCAAGAAAGAAAAACACTTGACAGGTCCAAGTTGCTAACAAAAATTGAAAACTCAATTAATGATGAAAGAGCAACAGCGGCACGTGAAGAAATCAAACGTTTACGTAAATCAGTTGAAACTCAGATTGCTGACAGTAATAAGTTAATTAAGAAGTTACGCAATAAGATTTCAGCCGTTGATACCAATGATGATATTGAAGGACAGATAGATGCTTTTAGACTTAAGATCAATGACGCAAATACAAAGATTGATACGTTAACAGAGCAAAAATATACTATTGAAACTGAATATCGTAAACTTGAAGCCGAAGTAGGTCCTGTAAAATATATTGCAGAATTTATATACGGTGAAACCGCAGATCGTACTATGCTTGAAGATGCAGTACGTTGGGTTATTGTAATACTTGTATTAGTATTTGACCCGCTGGCTATTTGTTTAATATTGGCTGGTACTCAACAAATCATATGGGGCCGTAGGCTCAAAGCTGAGACTGTTGAAAAGCCAGACGATCATCCAGATCCAGAACCTGAAAAGGAAACGGATCATGATCCAGAAGAGGATGAGGACCAACAAGAAAAACATCTAGACGCCGATGAAGTCTCCGGCGAACCAAAGAGACTTCAGCTTGAATTGGATCAAGCTACATCTGACTTACACCTTGCCGCGGAACTAGCCGCTGAATTTGAGAGCCGTAATCAACAAGCGGAAACTAGGATTGCTGAATTGGAGAGCGCCTTGGCGCAGGCGGAAGGTGAAGACACACCTATAGAGGATACAATCATTGAAGAGATTGAAGTTCATGGTGTGGAAATTGACGAACCTGAATACGTTGCTATTGATGAAGATTTAGATGAGACCAAAGAACCGCCAATGCCTGAGCCTTCTGAAAAGTTTCAGAATACTGTTTGGCCGGAAGAACTAGATAAAGATCCAGTAGCAGAAGTTGATTCAGCAATTGAAGAAGTGATTGAAGAAATCGTTATTGAGGATGTTACAAACGAAAGTACGGAAGAACAAATCGAAGACAAAGTACAAGAAGAAGTACAAGAAGTTTCTGATTTGGAAAGTGTCGCACCAGACGAAACCAGGGAACAGTATGTCGAACCAACAACTTTGCTAGACGGTGACAGTTCAGCAACAACTGGTCCACTTTCCAAAGAAGAAAAAGAAGAAGTAGAACTGCAATTAAAAACAATTGATTACCAAAGAGGTACTGGAAAAGTATTACAAGCAAGTCCACTATTTGAAGCAAAGCCAGACAATACTACTGTAATACAAAGTGGTTTTGGTAGTATGTTTCCAAATGACAGTAATGTTAAAAGAGGAGATATGTTTTTAAGAACAGATTATCTACCTAGTAGACTGTTCAAATTCAATGGAGATACTTGGATAGAAACATCAAAAACTTTAAGTAACAGTTATGTATATGATACTAAGTACGTAGAGTATTTGATTGACAAACTTCAAACAGGAGAGTATGAGCTCGAAGATTTAGAAGATCAAGAACAAGAGCAAATACGAGATTATTTACAGAATGTATAGCAATTTTGTTACACCACCAGATTTTGTGGAAGATGATTACCATAGTGTTCTTCTAATAGATCCTGTTGAATCGCAAGTAATGGACATTTCATTACTATGTAAAAGTGTTGGGTCAGATTTTAATGTCTATGTATACCTTGATCATTACAATGACTATAAATGGTTAGAGGAAGCATTTAACAGAAGTGATTCAGTACTTATTAATACAGTACCGAATTCTAGTTCAAAAGTTAAGGATAAACTAGTTGAACATCATAAATCACAACATTACGGTCCTAAACGTTTCTTTGATAACGATAGGCGTATTGAACTTCCAATTGAGTACTTTATAAACTATGTCAAAAAACATTCAACAAGCCAATATGCTGATTTGTAATTTTTGCGAGAAAGCAAAAAACGAAGTCAATAAACTTATAGTCGCAGATGGTGCGGCCATTTGTAATGAATGTATAGAGACTTGCTCAGGTATTATCACTAACGAAAAGTATACCGCAAGGTACAAAAAGTCGGGTATTTTTAAGAGTCTTGACCCGCTAAGAGTTAAAAAATACCTCGATGAGTTCATCATTGGCCAGGATAGTGCAAAAGAAGCTATCAGTGTAGCAATTATAAATCATTATAAAAGACTGTTCTATAATACAACAATTGAGTTAGAAAAAAGCAATGTTCTATTACACGGTCCAACTGGTAATGGTAAAACAATGCTGGCTAGAATTGTGGCTAAGTTTTTAGAAGTGCCTTTTGTAGTATGTGATGCTACTACACTTACTGAAGCAGGTTATATAGGCGAGGACTCAAGCAGTGTCATTGAACGATTATTAATGGCCGCTGATGGTGACCTTGAACATGCAGAACGTGGCATTATTTTTATTGACGAGATTGACAAGATTGGTCGTGTAGCAGATGCACACGGAAGTGTTGGGCGTGACGTCGGTGGCGAAGGTGTGCAACAAAGTTTACTAAAAATACTTGAAGGCGGAGATATAAAAGTATCTTATAACGACGGAAATCATAAAGAAGAAATTGACTTTAATACCAAAGATGTACTTTTTATTGCCGCAGGTGCTTTTCCTGATTTACAAAAGATAGCATCTAATAATGCAAATAAAGGATCAACAATAGGATTCGCATCAGCGATTCCGGATCCTAATCAAGTAGTAACTCCAAAGATAACAGATTTTGTGCAATACGGAATGATACCTGAGTTCATGGGACGGTTTCCTATTACAATACAAGTTAAAGAATTAACTGACCACGAAATGCGTCGAGTGCTAACTGAGCCTAGAAACAATCTTATCAAACAATATTTTTTCTATTTTGATGTTGACGGTGTTAAGTTAGAATTTAGCCATGATGCTATTGATGCTGTTATAGAATTAACTGCTAAAGAAAAAATTGGAGCCAGAGGACTTCGTGCAATCATTGAAAAAGTATTGCACCCACATATGTTCAATTTGAGAAATTTGAAAAATAGTAACGTAAAGAAACTAACTATTACAGCCGACACAGTATTAAAACAACAACAACCAATACTTGAATACCACGACGAAAGGGGAATAGAAAATGACACAATTGAGCTTGGATCTTAGTATATCGGGAGACCAATATGAGTTTGACCTGGGAGACGAACCTGTTACTAATACTATCACTATCACTGCTCCTGATACGGTAAATGCATCGTTTACGTTGAATTCATCTTATGTAGGCGGTTCCACTATTACTGTACCAACGAGTAGCATTACTACCAATTCGGGTTTTAATAATTGGCTTACCACGCAAGAAAATTCAACGTTGACTGCTGATGACCTTGAAGTTCAAAATGACATTTTAATTGGTGGTAAAAGTGTAAATGCAACTCTTGAAGCTATTTGTAAGCATTTGGGAGTAATTGTACCAAAAGAAGGCGATTTAGATACGCCGGGTCTCAAAGACCTATACGAAAAGTATGAAATTTTATCCAGTTTGGTAAAAAAATCATAAATAATTTTGTAGAAGCTCTTGACTTTTAACGTAAGAGTAACTATATTATATATGTAGGTGCCGATTAGCGGGCCTACTTACATTAATCTTGCTTAATAAAGGAGATAGCAAATGAATAGATTAACAACTCTCGACCTCAATAAACTCACCCCACATGCACTAGGTTTTGATAGCCTATTTGATGGACTGCTACGTCAAGTAGAACATGCTCCACAACAGGGGTTCCCACCTTATAACATTCGTCAAGATGAAAACAAGTTTCAAATTGAAATGGCTCTCGCTGGTGTAGAACTAGATGATCTTGATATTGAAACTGCTGAAGGAGTATTGACTATAGTTCATGATCCTAAATCAGATTCTGACGAAGAAACAATGTTGCATAGAGGTATTGCAATTCGTAAATTTAAACGAAGTTTTACCCTTGCTGATGATGTACTAGTTAAAGGTGCCCGTATGAAGAACGGTATGTTGTTCATTGAACTAGAGAAGATCATTCCTGAAGAAAAGATGCCCAAAAAGATTGCAATTTCTTCAAGCTAGTCGTATACTCAGTTAGATAAAAAGGTGCATAGGATCAGTTTATAATAATTGGTCCTATGCACTTAATTTAAGTAAATAGTATTATTAACATTTAAGGGTTATTAACTGATGACAGACGCACTACCAGAACAAGAAGTTAAGAAGAAAACTAAAGCAAAAGAAAATCTTAGAGAGCCGGTGCGTTTTCGTGTAATTTACATCAACGATGAAGTTACCACAACTGAATTTGTTGTTGAAACATTGAAGACTATTTTTGATTATGATGAGCAACCAGCCGTTGCACTTACTCACAAAATACATCAAGATGGTCTTGCAACAGTAGCAGTATTACCTTATGAAATGGCTGAACAAAAAGGTGTTGAAGTTACAATACTAGCACGAAATCACGGTTTCCCTTTACAAATAAAGATTGAACCAGATCAATGATATTTGCAAAAGCAAAAGAATTAAGAGATGAAGGCAAAACAGTAGGTATTACATTTAGTCAGTTTGACTTGTTACATGCAGGACATGTAGCAATGTTAAGTGAAGCTAAAAATCATTGTGATTATCTAATTGCTGGATTACAAAACGATGCCAGTGCAGTTGGACGCCCTGGTAAAAATACACCTATTCAAAGTATAGTTGAACGACAAATTATGTTAAGCAGTCAACGTTGGGTTGATGAAATTGTTGTTTATAACACTGAGTCAGACATCGACGATATCTTACTTACACTTCCAATTGATGTAAGAATTATTGGTGTTGAATATAAATCCAAGGGGTTTACTGGTGATCAAATCTGTAAAGATAGAAATATTAAAATAGTATACAACACACGAGATCATAGTTTCAGTAGTTCCGGGTTACGACAACGTGTAACATTAATGGAAGAACAAAACAACCGTGAAATTATATCATGATGAGAATGTTCCTGATGATGCATCTGATGAACATAGAGAAGTATATCTAAAATTACCTGGAAATGAAGACTTTGAAACCATGCTTGATAAGTGTGGTGGCAAGTTAATAAATGACCATATCTTGCACTTTCCGGTTAATGGTACTAAAACTGTTATACTCATAGCTGGTGGTCGCGGAGCATTAGAAATTCGCAAAGACTGGGATTTCCCAGCAGGACACCTAGTTCCAAGTAGTTTGGTTCCACATTTCCAAGAACAAGGATACAATGTAACACTGGTACACAGTGGCGATTATCCATTGCCTTGGCTTATTAATGTATTATTTTCTAAGATTCCTGGATTAGTGTTAAATGATAGATTTCAATTACCAAAAGTTTGGATGGAAAAAAATGCAACTTTCAATCTTAAACGTGCATTACATGCAGTACATGTAATTAGTAAAGAACTTAAACGTGCCGTTGATATGAGCGATGTTCCAGTCTGGTTAATGGGACAATGTAGTAGTAATTATATTATGTCAAGATACTATCATCATTTCCAAGATACATCTCCAATCGAAGGACTTATATTTTCTGCTGTGAATAGCCCTCCTACTCAACTAGGAAAATATGCTAAAAACTATTATGATCGTTGTAATTTTTTCAGACGGGATCAGCGGGTTACAGTACCTTTACATATTATACATCATGAACTAGATATATCAGATTACACTGATATTCCAACATGTCAGCTTATACTTGATCAATTTGAATTTGTTCAAAGCAGTTTAAATATTGTAAGTGGAGGGTACAACGAAGGTCACCCTAAAATGAACTTTGGACATCATGGATTTAGAGGAATTGAAAAAGAAATTGCCCATTTGTCAATCAAACTAATGAATTCAATTGACAACTAACTATAATGTGTTATAATAAAGACTGTAATTAGATAGGAAGAATTTATGGACTTAATGTTGGATATTGAAACACTAGGCACTAGACCCAAGTGTGTTGTATTAACTATTGGCGTTGTGAAGTTTGATCCTCGCAAACCCGGAACTAAACAAACATTATATTTAAAACCAAATATTGATGAACAATCAAATTTAGGTAGAGAAATACAAGAAGATACTGTAGCATGGTGGGAACAACAAGCCGACGATGTTAAAGAAGAAGCACTTAGCAATGACAATCGAATCTCAGTAACTGAAACATTAAAAGAACTTAACAAGTTTTTTGTCGGTGCTAACAATATGTGGGCTCAAGGTCCTGCATTTGATTTTGTTATTATGGAAGATCTTTACAGAGATTTTAATATGCCTACTCCTTGGAATTTTTGGCAGATTAGAGATAGTCGTACACTATTTGGTGTACACGGCGACCCAAGGCAAAAAGGTAAAGCAGGACTACACAATGCACTAGAAGATGCAATTAGCCAAGCTGAAGCAGTACAGACAGTATTCAAACGAATAGGATTTAGTCATGCGTATTGAAAGTGATGTCAAGTTAGATTATAACAATGTACTGATTAGACCTAAACGTTCAACTCTAGGTAGTCGTAAAGAAGTTGACTTATCACGAAAATTTAAATTCCGCAACTATGGCGGAGGATTTGATCTTGGTCAATATGATTATGAAGGCGTGCCAATTATGGCGGCTAACATGGATGGTGTTGGTACGTTTGAAATGGCTGAAACATTGGCAAAAAAGAAAATGTTTACTTGTCTTGCAAAATCATATACCGGTGATGATATAATCAATTGGCTTAACACATCAACAAATAATATTGCTGATATATCAGACTACTTTGCATATAGCATGGGCATTGTTGAACAGGATCTTGACAAGTTTGACTATGTTTATAGCTCTTATCCTGAAATGATTAAATACGTTTGTGTTGATGTAGCCAATGGTTATAGTGAACGATTTGTAGACTTTATTAGAAATCTACGTAAAGAGTATCCAAACATTGTTATTATTGCAGGTAATGTAGTGACAGCAGATCAGACTCAGGAGTTGCTTCTAAATGGAGCCGACATTATTAAGGTGGGCATTGGTCCTGGTAGTGTTTGCACTACTCGTATACAGACTGGTGTGGGATATCCCCAACTTTCCGCTGTCATTGAATGTGCTGATGCGGCTCACGGTCTTGGTGGCCTTATTATCGCTGATGGTGGATGTACTTGTCCTGGAGATGTGGCAAAGGCTTTTGCAGGCGGCGCTGACTTTGTAATGCTCGGGGGTATGTTGTCTGGACATGTTGAAGGTGGCGGCGAGGTAATTACTAAGATTTACGAAACTAACGAAGTAACTAAAACTGATGACGGATTCTTTGAATTAGTTTATGAAGAAAAACAGTTTGTACAGTTCTACGGTATGAGTAGCAAAGCCGCAAACGAAAAACACTTTGGCGGGCTTAAAGAATATCGAAGTAGCGAAGGTCGTGAAGTACTGGTTCCTTTTAAAGGAGAAGTAGGAAATACAGTACAAGATTTGTTGGGTGGTATCCGAAGTACTTGTACATATGTTGGAGCAAACAATCTTAAACAACTAAGTAAGTGTACAACTTTTATAATTGCACAAAGTCAATATAACTCTGTGTACGAACATATGGATACATCAAAATGAATATAATTATTGGTAAGGAAATAGCTGAAGAGCTAGGAAAAAAGTATACAGTATTGCCTCTTGAACAACTAGAACGAGAAGGACAAATCATTGATGCTTTTTGTGTTATTCCTGCTGATAAGATTAACCTTGGCGAAATGGTTGCACTTGATGCTAACGTTAGAATGCACCATGCTTTCAATGAAGCATATGCCAACGAAGACTGGGATAAAATGAAAGAAATTGCCGAACACCTAATAGGTAAGTTTGGTGGTGAATGTGATACATTTTATGAAGAATTGCTTAATAGACAGCCCACTGAAGCATAAATTAATAAATACCATTGTAAAAATCAATAACAGATTACTTAATGATCATAAGTAGTCAGAAGGAAATCAGTGATGGCTAGTAAAAATAAAAATGATAAAGTTTGGATGATCCCCGAAGATGAAGACCGCAAACATGCAAGTTTTCATTTTGTTCACCCAAAGAGTTTATCTGCTACACGTGAAGGTAAAAAACTAAGAATGAGAAAGTATCACCCAGTTAAGCAAAAGCACGTTTGGTTTATTGAATCTAAAATGCCACCACATAGTAAATGAGGCTAAACAATGGCTAAGAAAAAACAAAGAGCAAGTCAAACTTCCAAGGGTGAAATTGGAGTTAACAAATCACTTCGTAAAGCATACAGAAGAGAGTATAAAGGAACATTGGCGCAGGCTATTAACCAACATACAGCATGGAAAAAGTTTAAAAATGTTGTTCTAACTGTTCCAAATCCTAATAAGAACGAAACGGCTAAACCTTTTATTAGAGTAAATGCACGTGATTATTGGGGAAGTCCAAAACGTACCAGTGGTGTTTTGTCTAAATCAACCACACCATAATTTTACTGTATCGTTAACAATTTCAGTAGTTTTATAGTCGACCAATGATTCATAATGATTTGAATTGATATAACGATATTGTATATCTTTGCGACAAGTCATTGATAGATTAGAGACTACGCCATCATTCTGGAAAGGACTTACCCACGGAGTTCTTCCTTTTGTTGGAACCAATTGTATCCATGGAATATTAAATTTAACCTGTTGCATTCCAAGTACAGGATACGCAGTTGGGCTAACATCTTGTAGCAGTTGCCAAAATGGAAATATCCAACGTGTAACTAAAGCACTACCAAGTCCAAGATATGGTGTTGCGATAGTAATTCCAGTTTTAATCTTATTAGAAAATTTTTTGTATAGATGGGTGGCATAAATCCCACCCATGCTATGCCCAATGAGTATACAATCACCTTCTAGGTCATTGAGACGATTGCACATAATAGGAAAATTATATGCGAAACCTTTTTTATGATCGTAACTAAGATAACAAAAGTTAACACCTTTAATATCAAGTTTTTTTAATTCTCTAACTATTAGTGCAAAGCTCTTGTTACTAGCATTCGCACCATGAATAAGGATTATGTTCATCCTCTATTTAGTTAGCTTCCTTATACCTATTATTACTTTCGGGCGGTGGGGGTCTTTGATAGTCAATTTTTTGACCAATTCCATCTCCATATGGAGTCATAGTAGGGCCGCCTGCTGTGATGCAATATACACCCGGTGCAAGGTTCTCAATGAATGTCCAACTGGTAGTTTTAGGATTCAGCATTAACACACCTGGTGCGGGATTGCCTGGCATTTCGATTGGTCCACTAGCACGAGCCGCTAGAAACTTTCCAAACACAATTTCTTGTGAAGGTTTAAGTAGTGCTTCGATTTGTGGAGCAGATCCGCATAGAGCTTTAACTTTGATTACAAATGGTTGGTCTTCAGCAACCAGACCTGGTAAAGCTGGTGCTAAATTTTCTTGGGGGAAGCCAGGTAAAAACTTTCCTGGCTTCTGCTCTGCATAAACAGGCGAAGCAAAGATAAGTGTCATAGCTAATGCCAAAAACAACTTCTTCATTGTTGTAACCTCCTATATAAATGTTACAGTACTATTTATTAATATTTTAGTACTTTGTTTAAATGTGCGATATCAGTATTTTGAACAAAGTCCCAGCCACCCGAATCAACAAAACCTTTCTTTAAGTTAGTAGTTAATTCATTTATCACCGTGTTTTTTAGTTTATAATAAAATATATTGGCATTATGTTCTAGTATAGGAGTCATTTCTTTGCGTAAATTACATTGTTGTTCATATGATAATTCACTTAAATTCTGAAGTATTTTATAAACAGCATCAATCCTTTCAGCATTGTCTATTATATCATCATAACTTTCGTCCCAAAATTCACTAAATGTTTTAAATCCATATTCTCTAAGGTATGCTAAATTTCCTTTAGCACCAAGCAATAGAAAAGGTTGCATTGCAACAATAGGTTTGAATATCTTTTCTGTTAAATGCAATTTACCATTATAAAAACAAGTTTCACTTACTACATGTACCAATGCACGTTGACAGTTTGCTATATCAATCCACGTACTCATACTACCATTGGGTTCATTGCTGTCAATAGAACTGCTTTCGGTTAGTAAATTAATATTATCAATAACATGTTGATTTGTATCTTTATTAACGCGACCCATATTTACAGAATCCCGAATAACTTCTTTAATGTTATTGCCCGGGTTATAACTTACTAATCCTTGATCAATAAGTCCGCTCTCTTTTAGTCTTAATTGGAATTGTATACGATGCCATCTGTAAGGATTAATAACATTTTGATAACAGATAAAAAGTTTATCATGCGAAGTTGGAACAGAGATATTTTCTTTCCAGTATTCTCTATAATTGTCGCAACTGGCATAGCCATGATAGAACCAATATATAATTGGTGTTTGGTAAGTGTTTTCTTGTCCACTAGTAAAGTAGGATACCCGATCTCGAAGTACTTTTAATTCTTCACTTCTTTCGCTAACAAATATAACTTGTTGAAAGTTATGTTGTGGTAAACGTTTTTCCCACAAACTTGAATCTACATCATACATCATTTCTTGTGACGACTTATACAGCCATGGTAAAATATTAGGGTATATAGGTTCTTGATCTATAAAACAAGCACACCCACGAGGCAAAGCATTTTTTTTGATGGGGTTAACATTTTTAATTAAATAGTACGGAGGCTTATTTGTAAAGTCCGTTGCCGCAAATGTATCAATTTTATATTTTTCAAAAAATTCTTTATATATTTTTTGGTAAACAAATTGAATATCCATTTTAAAATTACTCCAGGAGTTAGTATGACATATAAAGTAGGTTTCGTTGGTTTAGGAAAATTAGGAATGCCATGTGCTGAATCAATGCAACAAATATATAACGTGACCGGCTATGATATTTACCCTAAGGAAAGTGGTGTTATAGATATTGTAGATTCGATCAAAGAAACCGTTACTGGGAAAGATTTAATTTTTGTTGCTGTACAAACTCCACACGAAAAAGAATACGACGGATCACAACCAACTGCTCATTTAGAAAACAAAGACTTTGATTATAGTTTGGTCAAAGAAGTATTGACAGAAATTAATCAATATACAAACAAAGATACATTAATTGTTTTGATATCAACTGTACTTCCTGGAACAGTCAGACGTGAATTTGCTCCTATTGTTACAAATGCACGTTTTATATATAACCCATATTTAATAGCAATGGGCAGTGTAGCATGGGATATGGTAAACCCTGAGATGTTAATTATTGGAACAGAAAACGGAGAAACTGATAACGATGCTAATATACTACAAGAGTTTTATATGCCGTTAATGGAAAACAATCCAAGAACTGTAATAGGCACTTGGGAAGAAGCAGAAAGTATTAAGATTTTTTACAATACATTTATTAGTGCTAAACTAAGTCTTGTTAATATGATACAAGATGTAAGTATGAAACTTGGTAATATGAATGTTGATGTAGTTACTGATGCTCTTGCGGCAAGTACCAAAAGAATAGTAAGTCCAAAATATATGACGGCTGGTATGGGTGATGGCGGGCCATGTCACCCACGTGACAATATTGCGTTACGCCATATGGCACAGGATTTAAATTTAGGCTACGATTTATTTGATGCTATTATGCAGTCAAGAGAACTACAAGCACGTAACGTTGCATTGTATTTGCAGAAGTTACATAGAGAACATTATATGCCTGTTGTTATACACGGAAAAGCATACAAACCAGATGTACCGTTCACTGATGGAAGTTACAGTTTATTAATTGGACATTACCTTGACGAACTAGATGTACATTATTACTATGCTGATCCATTGGTTGCTAGTAAAGATTTTGATGATTGGTACAAGGATGAAATTGGTGTACGTTGTATTTTGTTTCTTGCACATAACCGAATGGTCACGTATGGTTATACAGGAACTAGACAAGAACAGAACTTGTATGTTACACTAAAAAGTAAGAGCATAGTTGTTGATCCGTGGAGAAACTTTGAAACCGATCGTAACGACATTAAAGTAATACACTACGGAAACACAAGGAAAACATGACAAACATAATTCACGGAAAACTAGAGTTTGATATAGACAATGAATTTTTAGAATTAGATTATCAACGAGAAGATTTTAACAACCCCAAAGACTTAAACGAATGGAATGATAACCACTACGATTGGGTAACGCATTTTACTGGATTTTTATGTGATATGCGTAAGCCACAGCCAAGTTGGAACGAAAAAATAATTGAATATTTCGAATCTACATTTGGATGGCAAGATATTGGAACCAGTTATTATAGAATGGATAGCGGAGTTATTTTACCTACTCATCAAGATACCTATAAAAAATACGTTGATATTTTTAAACTACACGGAAAAGAAGATACAATTTATAGAGGCATAGTATTTTTACAAGACTGGCAAAGTGGTCATTATGCCGAGTATGATAATAAGATTCTTAGCTCGTGGAAAGCAGGCAACTTCGTAGTATGGAACAACGATACTTCTCATATGGCCGCAAACATTGGTGTAACACCTCGTTATACTCTACAGGTAACCGGACATGTTGCATAGTCATAATGAATGGGATCCACTTAGAGAAATAATAGTAGGCTCCGCAACTGGTGCTAATTGGCCTTCTGAAGATCCAGTCTTCAGTCAAGAGCATTTAAAAACTACATGGAAAGAAACTCCAGTCCCAAGTGGGCCAGTACCGTCCTGGGTAATTGACGAAGCAAACGAAGACCTACAAAGGTTAGCATCAGCATTGGTAAACCTTGGTGTTAAAGTTCATAGACCAAAAGATATGGATTTTGTTGAACGCAAAGGCTTATACAATTACTGCCCACGTGATAGGCTTATTGTTGCTGGTGATAGTGTTATTGATACACCAATGCTTTATCCTTGTAGAGATATGGAAACAGAAGCACTTGATGAGGCGTTGACTCGTGCTAAACATGTGTACCGTATGCCGCGTGATAAAGGTATTATACTAGATGCGGCCAATGTACTCAGACTCAATGACAAATGGTTGTATTTAATAAGCGAGAGTGGCAACATCGAAGGGCTTGAATGGTTACGTAATAATATTCCAGATGTTGATATTGAACCCTGTAATTTTTATTCAGGAGTACATATTGATAGTACTATTACAATTATAAGAGAAGGTTTAGTTGTACTAAACGGAACAAGAGTCGATCATAATAATTGTCCTAGGGTATTTGATGGTTGGCTTAAAATTTATGTCAACGATGTTGTTCCACAGGACTTCTTTGAATACCCATATGCCAGTAAGTGGATAGCATTGAACATGCTGGCAGTTGATGAACACACTGTTATCGTGGACAAGTGGCAGACCAAACTTATTAGAGATCTTGAAGCATTGAAGTTAACTGTAGTACCATTGGAGTTGCGTCATAGTCGCACACTAGGTGGCGGTTTTCATTGTGTAACATTAGATTTAATACGTAAAGTTAGTAGTTAATGTCTACTGTAATTTTTAGTAAATAAGTAAATGCAAAGGAACATGTCCGAAGGAATTGCAGATGTCTGAAGATTATAAAAATTATAGTGAGTGTTTATTTAAAAGTGTTCACGACAATCCTAGAGTTAAAGACTTTAGTAAAAAGAAGTCTGAGATTATTGATGAAGTGCTATCTTATTATAGTCTAAACAAGCATGCCATGAGTGTACTATTTGTAGGATTTAATCCAGCAATTCTTGTATGTGATTTTCAATCTATTTCTGTGACAGGGGTCACCAGTGAAGTAGTTGAATGGTTACAAAGTCATAATAGTAATATTGAATATGTTGACTTTGATAGTATTATAGGTAACGGTAATATATCATGGGACGCAATCGTAGCAGTAGATGAGTTCTTTACATATGCATTAGATGATGATTATCAAAAAGCATCCATTGCAAACATTTGTGGTTTGGCTAACGAAGTTGTTATAAGTACATTGAAGGACTATAAGAACTTGGACTTTAAAGAAAAGGAGTTTAGTCAACCAGCAGTATTACGTAATGGTGAAAAATTTAAAATATTTACAGAGTTCCATGATTGGGATTTTAAAGATAGAAGTTGCTGGAAAACTTCAGTTTATGTAAATGGATCTAATAATTCACAATACGGACCGTATAACCGAAAGACTATGTATTTTAAACAACTAGCAAAATTCAGCATTGATGCTGGAGCCAGCAGTTTTCTTGTACACAAGAACTTGATGTTCAAAGGATTAATCAAAAAGAACTACGAACACGTAGTTAGCATAAGATTCAATGATGAGTATAGATGATACATTAAAAAACTTAACAGACAATGTCACAGACACAATACTAAAAGATGTTAAAGCTAAAGCATCTGAGCATGTGTCAGCAGTTATTAAGGATCATATACAAAGTATGGACCTTGACAGCATTGTCAGCGAAAGTATTAAAACCCATGTAAACACATGGCTTGACAGTCATGAAGATTGGCTAACTAAAACTGTCAATCCAATTATTGACCTAGTAAGGCGTGATGCCAGTGCCGCAGTATTAGAAAAAGCATCAGACGATATCAAAGAAGCCATTGGTAAACAAGTATCAAAATTTGATGAATTAGCAACAAAAGGTTTTGCTGATCAATTCCATGCACGATTACGTGATTTTAATTTTCCTCCAGAAAGCATACCAGCCACTGCTTTAAAATTTAATCCAGAGACCATTAGTGGAGATAACATCAGCGGTGGAATACAACGCAACTTTAATTCAGTTGGCATACAGGATTTAGCCAATGATGTTCAGATGACTGTATCCAATGATGCTACAACATTTGAAAATAAGCTAGTAGCCAGTGAACTTGAAGTTGTTGGTAAAACAACATTGAAGTTTGTTGAAATGGAAGGTATTAATACTGCTAGTCCGTTTTATCTAAAGTTGATTGAAAATGTTAGTACCAGTGCCGCACACAAAATCAATGATGACATATTCCAATCATACAGTGATAAGGTGTTTGATCGTATTGCTATCGAAGGTGTTGACATTACAGTATTACGAGTAAACGGAAACGTTGTATTTGAAGATAATAAAATTGGCGGACATATAACAGAAAGCAATTTACGTAAAGTTGGTAGACTTAAAGAACTAGATATTGAAGGTGAGCTTTCTGTTAGCAACAACTCACTTTATGTATCGGGCAAAAGAGTTGGCATCAACACAACAGAACCAAGTGCGGCGTTAAGTGTGTGGGATAGTGAAGTAGAAGTAGAAATAAAAAGATTTGATCAAGACACTGCCGTTATACAAACTCCAAGGAATCAAGATCTTGTTATATCATCAAATAAACAATCAAATTTACGTTTAACAGTTGATGGAACTACACAAGTACAAAAATTACAAATGGGTACTATGACTTTTAAAAGCTCTGATAAACCACCAAATTATACTGATGGTAAAGGTGCAGTAGTATTCAATGCTAACCCAAGTCTAGGTGGTCCATTGGGCTGGGTTTGTTTAGGTGGAACTAACTGGGCTAACTTTGGCGTCATTGACTAAGTGAGGTATTTTGGAGATTAATTAATGAAAGAGACTGTACTTGGAAAAAATTTCGGCTTGATGCTAGAAGACGTTGACTTAGTCAAGTATTCATCCGAAAATTTTGAAGAATTATATAGCAAATTTGTACACAATAAATTCTTGGTTATTCGAGGACATCGCGAATTAACTGATCACGAGTTTTCAAACACGTTTACTATGTTTGGAGATGGGTTCGTTTGGGACGAGGCATTTGAACGAACTGGAGTTGGTGAAGTACATAAAATCATTCATAGAGATACTCCTCCATCAGCAGGAAAAGAAAATGCCTGGCACAACGAACTTAGTTGGCAAAAAAATCCTTGTAAGGCTGTGGTAATTAATTTAAAAGTTGTTCCAGCATATGGCAGTGATACATTATGGATTGATACTAATAAAGTATGGGAAAACTTGCCGGCGCCATTGCGTCAACTTATACATAAAAAATCAGCATTACATTCTCCACCAACAGAAAATTATCATACAGAAATTGTAAAAATGAAAGAGCAACAAGCCGATAAAGGTTTTGAAACAGATGCTATTCATCCAATGGTTATTCAGCATCCAGATACAGGCTTGTGGCACGTATATGTTAATCCGTTGTTTACTCAATACATCAAAGGCATGGCAAAGAAAGATAGTTATTGGGTACTTCATCAAATATACGACACATTTCATATACCTGAATTCCAGTATAGACATAGATGGCAACCAGGTGATATTATCCTATGGGACAACAGATCCACAGTACATTATGCATGTAGTGGGTACTTTCCAAACTATCGTGAAAGCAGACGATTAATGCTCATAAGCCAAAAAGGTAAACCAGAGTGGAATACAGTTGATCATCTTCCGTTGCCTTCTGAAGAAGAATACTTTAGAAGTAACCCAGAGTTCTACGGAGGTATAAGACGCCACCGAAATAGAAAACAATGGTTCACTAGAGATATTGAAAAATTGCTTGAACAATACGGTTGACATTATCTAATATTTGTGTTACATTGTAGTTTGTATTAAGTAACATAGAGTTCACACAATGTCTTTTGATCAAAGTACACATCGTGTTGGTTTTGCCTGTAAATATTTGCACCCAGACCAAACACAAAAGAAGAAACTGCTAGAAGAAATTCAGCGTCCGTTAACTGAAAAGTGTACAACAGTACAATGGCTCAATAGACAAACTGTAGATGTTGCAGAACAACGGCTGTGGGATATTATGGTTCATAACACTCAAGCAGTTTACAATCTAGTTGAATGGGTTGGCTCACAAGAGCCAGAGCTTAGAATGGTACGTATTGGCAGTAATCAATTGCCTATGTATACACAACCAGATTGGCGTTATTTTTGGCAACAACCAGATGTTAGAGAATATGCATCTAAAGAATATGCCAAGGCAGGTGATCTTGCACGTAAACTAGATGTGCGTCTAAGTATGCACCCTGGTCAGTTTACTGTTCTTGCTAGTGATAGCCCAGATATAGTAAATAGAAGTATAGAGGAGTTTGAATACCATGCAGATATTATCAGATGGATGGGCTACGGCCAACAATTCCAGGACTTTAAGTGCAACGTCCATATCTCGGGTCGAGCCGGTCCACAAGGCATCAGACAAGCATTACCGCGACTCTCCCCAGAAGCAAGAAACACAATCACGATCGAAAACGACGAAATGTCGTGGGGCCTCGAAGCATCGCTCGAACTCCAAAATGATGTCGCACTCGTACTTGACATACACCACCACTGGGTCTCTTCAGGAGAATACATACTACCCACCGACGATAGACTTCGACGTGTAAAAGATAGTTGGCGTGGTGTCCGACCTGTTATACATTATTCTTACAGTCGTAACGAGCATTTACCAGCAGATTTTGCACACGACACTAAGCCCAACATGGAGCAACTGCTAGAATCTGGTTCTAAAAAGCAGAAACTTAGAGCTCATAGCGATTACTATCCTAATCCACTTGTTAACCAATGGGCGGCTACATTCGCAGATAGCTTTGATATAATGTGCGAAAGCAAGTGTAAGAATCTTGCTAGTATGAAATTCTACAACGAATATATTAAATGAACAAACATTTTGAAGTCAATGGTTACGAATATTGGACTGACCTTGACGTAGAACCTGATGGCGACAATCAAAAACTATGGCACTATTGCTTTAAGAAAGAAACCGAGATTCAAATGGGTAATGGTTTCTACAGTCATAGCCCATATAAATATATGAGTAAAGAAGAGTTTGCCAAACACATTCAAACTGTAGAAGTGTTTAATCAAGGATAACAAAATGATTGGAATTGCAAGTGACCACGGCGGTTTTGTCCTAAAGCAATACTTGTTAGACAAAACACTGGGTTTCTCAAAAAATGCCCTAAGCGACTTTGGTTGTTACAACCTAGACAGTGTTGACTACCCAATATATGGTCATAAGATATCCGAGTCAATAACCAATGGAGAGATGGAACGTGGAATTATTATTTGCGGTACTGGTATTGGAATTAGCATTTCTGCTAATCGTCACCCTGGTGTAAGAGCCGCACTTTGTTACGATGTAACAACGGCTAGACTGGCACGTGAACATAACAATGCAAATGTACTAGCACTAGGTGCTCGAATGACAGCACCAGAATTAGCATTAGAAATTTTAGATGTGTTTCTTAAAACAGAATTTGAAGGTGGGCGTCATAAGAATCGTGTAGATGCTATTGAACTGCCAAACAAGAAATCATTCAGTACCCGCTGGCGACCATACATACTTGGGAGCAGGTCCAAGTAAACGACGAGCAACGGCTACGGTGTGTTTACATTTACCTCTAAATCCAAAGCCAGGACAACTACAATCAAATCCTTTTGGATGTAGCTCAACTTCGTAGGTGTTACCTTTACTTCCTTCTACAGGCCACACCATACCAAGAAAACAATGATTTTCAGTGTTCATATCTTCCGGCTTGTAAAAAGTTGGTTTAAATTTAGGCATTATCAGTTACCTCAAAATTTGGGTCGTTATGCAGTTTGACCCAACGTCCATCAAAACCTTTGTGGTCTCGCGGACCTTCTGTTTTATTTTCGCTACGTAGCATCATAGCACCACGGCGAATCTCTTCAACAAGCCAACGAGTACCATGCTGATGTATCCGGTTTTTGCCGTGGCGTGTTTTGCCTTTGAGCTCTATCCAGTTTCCTACTTGCATCGTCTGCTCCTTAATTGTTATGTACATTATACGGCAATTTGCCCAAAAGGTCAACCAAAAAAAGGTGGATTTTTCTGGTAAAATCAGGCAGATTTCAGTTGACAACTGCTTATACATATGCTATAGTGTATGTATAAGTTAACATAGCAGAGAGGGATACACGCTATGACATTCCAACAACAGGTAGCCAAGTTCGTAAGCGATAACCTAGATCGTACAGCCGACCGCTATGAACAGATTTGGTCAATCAAGTCGGCACTGCTCGCACATGGTCATCAACTGCTGGCAACAGACAGAGAGACTATCGATAGTGTGCTAGATGTGCTGTTCGAAGAATACAATTTTCCAGCATAAAGAGGTTGACAAAACACTAGGATGTGCTATTATATGTGTATGATAAGGAAAAAACGCACAGACAGAAACCACATTATCTACAAGATCTCCAGTGGAGAAGACTTCTACATTGGTGTTACTGCTAAGACACAGAGCACCGAAAAGAAGTCCTTGCAGGTACGTTTTAACAAGCACGTATACCGTAGCCGTAGCGAAAACAAGGGCTGGTTGCTATACGAAGAAATGCGCCGTAAGGGTGTAGACGAATTTACTGCTGAAGTACTCGAAATAGTACGCGGAAAGACACCTGCTCACAAACGAGAACGTGAACTTATTTCAGAGTTACAACCCACTCTAAACACCGATATGCGAGGGTGTTAAAAAAGGTTGACCTTTTGGGAAAGATGTCGTATACTACAAGAACAATAAGGAAATGGAGAAACAAATGAACGCCTTAGATATTGCCCGTGAAATTAAACAAGGTACTTTTACTGCCGATGAACTTGAACTGTTAACTCAGTCATTGAGGTTTGCTCGTGCAGAAAACGGTCGTGATACCATTCGTAAACTTATGGTAGGCGACAAGGTTAAATTTAATGGTCGTAGGAACAGAGTTGTTAAAGGTACTGTTACGAAGATCAAGATCAAAAACGTTGTGGTTAAGGATGACAGCTCACATTCGAGTTGGAATGTTCCTGCCCAGATGCTTGAGTTGGCTTAATGATTACAGAGCAACTCACAAAGAGCTTGGAGGGTCTTGCACATGGTGCAGACCCGTCCCAAGAGCTGACGAAGCTAACCTCAGATGAGATATATAGTCTTCAGCTATTCGTCGACAATTTAAATAATCAACTTCAGGACATAAGGGAATCTGTTCTTGGTACTACGTTTGATTTGTCTTCTTCTCACCCCTTGTTAGACGTAGGAATAAAAAGTGCAAAAGAAAAATAAGATGGAACCAATGAAGCCTGAGAAAGCGGCCGCTAAGGCTGTTTTTGAAATGCAGATGAATACCAAAGAAGCAATTCGTTTTGTTGAACGAAGAGCTAGGGTTGATGAAAAAACTGCTAAGAAAGCGATTGAAGATGCACCAGTCTGGTACAAAAATAAAGACAAAGATTAGCATCGTGGCTTTAACGGCTATGTTGGCAATGGGCGGTTGCACTGCCTATCATAAGCCACAGTATAGCATGGCTGTTGAATCTGGAGTAAGTGTTGATTGTCGTAATGCTCATATTATGATTAATTATTATGCTGAGCTACTAGACAAAGAGATTAACGAACCCATTTATGCCGACGATTACAATCGTGGACTTATGCATCAAATTACAAGAATTCGTTCAGTGTGCGGAGTATAGACAATGAAAGTTAAACATGTATTAGGAATGTTTGCTGTATTTGCAACTCTAACATCTGGTGCTACGGCTACAGTAGCCAACGAAACTTGGAGAATGAATCCCGATCATCTTAATAATTTTAGGTATGATTGTAGAGTAAAAGAACAACAACTTGCCTTTTTGGCATCGCAATTACCCACACCATGGGAAGTATTTAAAGGTGATGTATTTGGCAATGGTATACTTTCACAGGTGCTTCACTTACATGCTGGCACATATAAACGACACCGAGCAGTACGTAATCGCTCACAACAGGCTGTCGTAAAATGGATCATGCATGATATTGTTACAAACTGTGATTGGCACACAATTAGATCACCGCAATGTATGCAAATTACTGATGAATCAGATTATGGTACTTCTGTTGCGAAACGTTGCTATGATGGGCGAAACCCACAGCCTATTATTAACAAGTGGGAAAAGGTTGACTAATGGTAACTTCTGTGTTACTATATCAACAATGTTAAATGTTTATGGAGAAACATTATGAATAAGAAGCTAGTTATTGTTCCGTTGATTGCTACGGCGTTCCTTGGTGCCTGTTCTTCGCAGAACAAGTGGGAAGAACGTGCTGAGCGAAGGATGGAATTACGCCAGGAACGAGTTGAAAGTGCTCTCGACGAGGCTCCAGACTGGATGACTGAACTCCCTGAAAATAGTAATTCTGTAGTGTATGCGAGCGGAACTGCTTCTTCAGGAGACTTTAATATGGCAATGGGTGTAGCCAGGACAAATGCTTTTGAAGGTATTTGTATGGCGGCAGGCGGAGCCGTAAAGAGTCAGACTAAAGTGTACAGAAATGATACACAAAAGTCAACATCAAGCATGAATACTACTGCTATTAAGAGTATTTGCCCATCAGTTGATATTACTGGTGCAGAGATTGTTGAAAGCAAGATAGTGCCAGAATACGGTATGTTCAGAGCATACGTTTTGGCCGCATTGCCAATTGGTGAAGCTAACGTGTTAAAGACTACTAAAGTTAATAACCACCTTAGCAAACTTAGCATTCAATCACGATCCGCTGAGTTTAAGGAACTTGATAAAGAGTCTGATAAACTCGTAAATAGAGTTCCGGTTCAATAATACCAATATATAAACAAAAACGGCGCTTCACAGGCGCCGTTTTTTTTGACTAAAAATAGAACACCTTAAATACTAATATGAATATATGTTACCAACCTTGGGTAGGACTTGATATTAGTCCACAAGGAGAATACAAACCTTGTTGCAAATACTCACATGCAATCAGTGACAACTACAACGATTATCGTAACAGTGATGAACTTAACCAATTAAAACTAGATCATCTCAACGGTAAACGTCCTGACGGTTGTGCCAGATGTTGGAAAGATGAAGATAACGGGTTACCCAGCAAAAGGCAAATGGATTACGAATATCATTTGAATTCACAGCCTCCTGAACTTGAAAAAACGTTGTTGTTAAGTGTAGCATTTGGTAATACATGCAATCTAGCATGTCGCATATGTTCTAGTTATAGCAGTAGTCGCTGGAGCAACGAAGCAAAAAAACTTGGCGCTTTGTTTCCCAAGTTCATGCATCAGCAATTCTACAAAACAGATGAGTTTAAATCAATGTTGAATGACCTAAGTGGAGACTTGGTTCATATTGATATTCCTGGCGGAGAGCCATTTTTAACTGAAATACCAGAACATATTGAATTCTTAAAACATTTGATTGCTATTGACAATACACCAAGTCTACATTACACAACTAACGGAACTCAATGGCCAAAAGGATTAACCAAATTATGGAACCATTTTCCAGAAGTAGATATACAACTAAGTCTTGACGGTACAGGTTCTAAATTTGAATACCAACGTTGGCCTGCTAAATGGGATATTGTATACGAGAATATTAAACAATTCCAAGAACTATCAAATAAACATCAGAATATAAGGTTAAGTGTTAGTCATTCTGTTAGCATATATAATATATTAGACTTAGACAATTTCAAAACATGGTGTGATGCAGAAGGACTACCAACACCATGGATAGGCTTGGTAACAAGACCCGAGTACTTAGATATAAAGTGTGCTCCGGAAAATTTTAAAGATAATTTGGATAATATAGACTTTGACAATTTTATAAAATATGTTAATATACTAGACAGTTCACGAGGACAAAACTTTAAAACTACTTTTCCTGAGCTATGGAATTTAATTAACGATAGGAAGAAATGATGCCCAATTTAATACCCACAGTTCTTGAAAAAACAAGCGAAGGTGAACGTGCCTATGACATTTATAGCCGTTTGCTCAAAGATAGAATTGTATTACTTGATACTGAAGTAAATGAACATAGTGCAAGTTTGCTTGTTAGTCAATTTTTATTCTTAGAAGCAGATGATCCTGATAGCGATATTATGTTTTATATTAACAGTCCTGGTGGTAGTGTTACTGCTGGTATGGCTATATATGATGTTATGCAATTTGTTAAAAGTGATGTTTCAACCATTGTTATGGGACAAGCCTGTTCAATGGGTAGTCTATTAAGCACGGCTGGTGCCGCTGGAAAACGTTTTATTCTCCCACATGCAAGACACATGATTCATCAACCAAGCGGTGGTGCCAGAGGACAAGCAACAGACATGCAAATACAGGTAGAAGAGATTATAGAAATGAAACGTTATCTAACTCAAATCTACGTTGACCACAATAGCAAAGGAAAAACATTTGAAGAGTTTGCTGAAGGTATGGAAAGAGACAATTTTATGTCCGCACAACAATCAGTTGATTTTGGACTGGTAGATGAGATTCTAACCAAACGATGACCTTAGAAAATAGTCTAAGTAAGAAGTTCAATATCAAACGTCTTGAAGATTTAAAGTATGATCCTGTTCATCCTGATAGCATACACAATCCTCGACGTTTAGGTGATGACAGAGAAATATTTTTCTTATTAGAAGAAGATACAACAACGTTTGTTTTATGTGTAGCATATACTGATGTATTACCTAACACAATGGATGAAATTTTAGATACTAGTCATGTAGCTAAGAATCCTAAGTTTGCTATTTTTTACAGTGTTTTTAAAACTCCACACATACAAAATACAGTACACAAAGGTGGTTGGTTAATACTTAGTGCGGCCAGTTATATTAAAGAAAACTATCCCACCATTGAACATTTTACTACAATGAGCCCTATACCTAGTCTCTCTAAAAAGTTTGATGCAACTGTTACAGAACAGCAAATAAATGATTATATTATGACACGTAAAGATCCTGTCAGTTCATTTCATTTAAAGAACGGTGCTGATTTGATTAGAATTATTCCTGACGCTGATAGTACTGCAATACGTATTAGTCAGAGCTGGGGATACATGGCCAATTACGATTATACGTCACTCGTCAATACTCTCTAATACAAATAAATAACACTATAATCGATTTATAGTGAGAGTAAAATGTACGAGTATAAATGTAAAATTCTAAAAGTAATTGACGGCGACACCGTTGATATTGATATTGACCTAGGTTTTGACGTAGTATTAACTAACCAACGTGTTAGAATGTTTGGAATTGATACTCCAGAATCCAGAACAAGAGATAAAGAAGAAAAGAAATTTGGACTACTAAGTAAAAAGTATGTTCTTGACAGGCTACCTAAAGGAAGTTACCAAACACTTAAAACTGAAATTGACAGAGATGGCGATGATGCAAGAGGAAAATTTGGTCGTATACTTGGTAGTTTTATGGTATATGATAGTGTTGATGATCGACAAAGTAGTATCAATGAAATGATGATACGAGATGGGTATGCTGTAGCATATCACGGTCAGAACAAAGATGATATACTTGCAGAGCATATGTCCAATAGAGACAAGCTAAAGGCCGCTGGCGTTATATGAAAATCAAAGAACTCAAGATAGACAAACCAGTTGATAGCAACTGGGGCATTCCTCGTTCACAAATGCCTCAGATACAAACCAACGACTATCCTGCGTTCCTTGACTACCTAGATTCGCATGGTGTTAATTTTGTAAAAGATACTGTTCCAGCACACTCATTAAAACCTATACAAGGCGAATTTAGTGATAAAGGTGTTGAGAAAGCACTAGCTAAACGTAAACTTGATAAACCTTGTATTGTTAGCAGTGATGGTCATATCATTGACGGACACCACAGGTGGTTGGCGGCACTTAACACAAAGCAAAACGTTAGTGTATACAAAGCTGATATACCAGCACACGATTTATTAAAGTTAGTAAACGATTTTCCTAAAGTGTATTACAAAAACATATACACTGAAAGTGATGTTAACTATGTTAAACCACAGTTTGATGTAGAATGGGAAGAAGCAAATCGTTATAACTACTTTGACAAACTAGGACAAGCAGGTTGGGAAGAACTTGCAAGTAAAGGAAAAGTTGTAAAAGTTAATACAAATAGTGTAAAGAAAATAGGCAATACAGGTGCAGACGGAAGCGAATCATTAGATGATTTAGAAACAGATAAAGTTGCAAGATTAAAAAAAGCAATGGCCAGCGGTACAGTTGAAATGCCAATAGTTGTTAAACAACCAAATGGAAGTTTAGATTTGGTTGCAGGAAACACTAGACTAATAGGACTTATAAGCACACAAGGTGAAGCAAAAGTTTGGTTAGTGGATGCAAGTAAGTTAGAAGAAAACTTTGCAGACGGTAAAGTAAAAGGTAAAAGTAGACCAGGACGAGTTAAAAAGTCCGGTGCTAGTTGTAATGGATCAGTAACAAGTCTTAGAGCCAAAGCAAAAAAAGCAAGTGGCGAAAAAGCAAAAATGTATCATTGGTGTGCTAACATGAAATCAGGAAAGAAGAAAGCCAAGAAAGAATCAGTGGAATCAGACAACATAATATCTGATGAAGTTCGTGTACTTGGAAAACTGTTTACCAAAAACGGATACGAAATAAGAGTGGTAGGTGGTGCAGTTAGAGATGTAGCACTTGGAAAAGAACCAAAAGACATTGATTTAGCTACAGATGCAACACCAACAGAGATGCAAGCCATGTTTGATAAGGCTAACCTTAAACATATACCTACAGGCATAGAACACGGTACAATTAGTGTTATAATTGACAAAGAACCCTACGAAATTACCACCTTAAGGGCAGATAAAGAGACTGACGGACGACATGCTGAAGTAGAGTTTGTTCGTAGTTGGGAACAAGATGCTGAACGTAGAGACTTAACATACAATGCAATGAGCATGGACATGGATGGTAAAATTCATGACTACTTTAATGGCATGGATGATCTACAAGATAAAGTAAGTCGTTTTGTTGGTGATCCTACTAAACGTATACAAGAAGATTATCTACGTATATTACGATACTTTCGTTTTCAAGCAAGGCTAGACAAACCAAAGTTTGACAAAGAAGCAATTGATGCTATTAGCAAAGAAGCAAAAGGACTTAAACAAATAAGTGCCGAACGTGTATGGATGGAAATATCAAAGTTATTGATTGCACCAAGTGCAATACCAGTGCTAAAGCAAATGGGAGAAACTGGCGTAGCTGATGTTATTGGATTAGATGTTAGCAATGCTAACAGTGTTAAATTTGATAATCCTATTATGAATCTAGCAATGTTATCAGATGATGTTGGTATTGGTGCTAAGTGGAAAATGTCCAACGACAACAAAACTGAATTAGCATTTTATATAGCACACAAAAATAAAAAATTAAGTCAACAAGATGTTGAGGATATGATCAGTGATGGAGCGCCTGCAACCTACTTAGCAAATGTTCTAAAGATACAAGGGCAAGATCCAAATTGGGCTAAGGCACAAGTTCCGCAATTTCCTGTAACAGGTAAAGACTTGATTAATTTTGGAATTAAACCTGGTCCAAACATGGGTAAGATGCTTGATGTATTAAAACAGCAATGGAAGAAATCACGTTTTACAGCCAGCAAAGAAGATTTATTAAACACATTAAAGGAATCATTGATTAATCCTGATCCAAAATTACCAAATCTTAAAGAACCAAAAAAATTAAGCAAGTATTCAAAACGTAAAAAAGTGTTCAGTGATAATAAAGATAAACCTGAAAACGAGGAACCCGAAAACTCCACCGATAACATTGTTGAAGACCTATCAGCTAATGCAGAATTGTATGTAGACATGGATGGTGTACTTGCGGACTTCTTTGGCGAGTGGGCAAAACTAATAGGTGTTGATAGCTGGCGTAATATTAAAAACATTGAACCAGCATTAGAGAAGATCAGGCAACAAAAAGATTTCTGGATTAACTTGCCAATGACAAGCAATGCTCTACAATTATTAAGTGCTATTAAAGCATACAAAGGCAAGTATAACATATTAAGTGCTCCGTTACCCGGTGATAAGAACTCTGAACCACAGAAACGTGCATGGATTAAAAAGAATTTAAGTTCTTTCCCGCCAGAAAAAATTATTATTGATCATAACAAGGCCGCCTATGCAACCCAACCAGATGGAACACCAAATGGATTGATTGATGACTTTGGGCAAAATGTTAGTAAATGGGAAGCCGCAGGTGGAATTGCTATTAAACATAATGATCTAAAAATAGATAGAACTATAAGCAAATTGGACAAAGAAACAAGTACACCTTCGTATAGTATAAACGAAGATGATGTTGAAGTAAGCATGTATGGTGATGCTGAAAAAGGTTATACACTAAGCAAAATTGTAGTACCAAAAGAATTACGTGGGACAGGTATTGGTTCCAAGAAGATGCGAGAGCTTGTTGATAAAGCAGATAACGAAGGCGCTATTATTGCACTCACACCAGACACAACGTTTGGAGCATCATCTAAAGGACGATTAATTAAATTTTATAAAGGATTTGGATTTGTACCGAATGTAGGCCGTAACAAAGATTTTCGTTACAGGGAGACCATGATTCGTTACCCCAAGTCGAGTGGAGGTAAAGATAGCACTCAATGAAGTCCAGAAAAGTCTTACCTATTCTGATAGTAGCAATGCTAACAGGATGTGCTGGGCCACTGGAAATAGTAAATACCATAGGCTATTTCTTTGTGGATGGAGTTACAGAAGCCCAAACAGGAAAAGGGGTTATTGATAACGCAGTTAGCACGGTAGTTGGCAAAGACTGTAAAGTTAAAAACGTATTTAAGTCAAAGGAAAAACTCTGCATAGAGCAAAAAACAAATAAAAACCATGGAGAGGTTAATGGAGATAAAGACAATCAACGAAGCAATAGATCTATTGAAAGATAAAGACTGGGATAATGAATTATGGTGTGATGCACTATTTGCACAAATTTCTCGTATTTCATATTTAGATGGTAAACCAGCTAAGAAAATATTCAAACAACTAGGATTTATTAAACATAAATTTATTGAAAATGATGGAGCACAAGCACATATCATCGAAGATGAATCCAATTTGGTTTTTGCATTCCGCGGAACTGAACCAACACAATTTAATGATATAGCCGCTGACCTTAAAGCATGGAAAATGAAGAGTCGTACTGCTGGAAGAGTACATGATGGATTTTTTGATGAAACAAACAAGTTATGGCCAATGATTGAAAACTATCCAATTAATAAAAAGAAAATTTGGATTTGTGGGCATAGCCTTGGCGGTGCAATGGCAACGATATGTGCAACACGTTTATGTTTAGCGTCGCCGATGTTATACACATATGGATCTCCGCGTGTGGGAGATAGAAGATGGTTAAAAAACAATAACAGTATTAATCATCATAGATTTGTTAATAACAATGACATAGTTCCTAAAGTACCTTTAGCAATGATGGGATTCAAACACCAAGGATTACAATGTTACATCAATTATTATGGTAATATACGACATCCAACTTTTTGGCAAAAAACCAAAGATCAATTTAGAGCTAGACGAAGAGCATGGAGTAAAGGAAAGCCGTTCAGCGGTTTTACTGATCACAGTATCAGTCGATATTCACAAAAACTCTTAGATTTATATTTAAGTTCTGATTAAGTCCAAGGTCTTCCGGGAACAAGACCGCCGGCATTGTCAACAACATTATTTCCGCTATATTTAGATGGCAATAAGTCTCTGTTATAGGTGTCTCTGCGACCACTTGACGTACGATTAATTTTTGCTAAATCTAGTTTCGCAATCTGACGAAGTTCTTTGTTGGCTAGAGTGCTGATTCCGTTTGCGGCCATATAATTTCTCCTTTTGTTAAATATATTTATAATAAGAGGTTGACAATGCGATTGATGTGTGTAATACTGTGTTTATGATTATAGAGCATTTTTTAATTCGAACTGACAAGCCAATGGACTTTGTTGTTATAGATACACGGACAAATCATGTGATTATGAAGACGTCCAGCCGTAATATTGCACTGAGAACCGTACAAAACTTGCTGAACTCTTAGATTTTCACAAAAAAGTGAAAAATCTGGTAGATTCTGGTTGACCTTTTGGGAAAATTGTCGTATAGTATATACACAATAAGAACTTAGGAGAAGGTTATGTACACAGTTGAAATTTACCGAGCAGACCGTCGCAAGAAAGAAGGCGAACGCCTTGTGCTCAAGAAGGACTACGACACTGACAACCGTTCAATGTTGGAGCACACGGTGAAGACCACCATGCAGAAGGGTGAGCGGTATGAGATCCACGAGACCTTCGTAACGAAGAAAAGCCTAATGAACGGAAAAGAGTTTCAGGAGCGATATGACACTCCCTACTACTGTTCACCTAGTTCTGAAGCATACTGGAGCATGTAATATGAAAAAGATCTCAGACAATTTCCACAACGAACTATGGGTAGGTATGAATGCCGCCCTAGCCAGAACAGAGAACTATTATAGTGATGGTGCTGTTAATTGGAGTTATGTAGATGCAGATGTGTATATGCATATGGCTAAACAGTATGATGTAAGGACTAGCAATAGCCTTAATGACAAGTATAGGAATCTATTTGAAGCGGCATGTGATACGATAGATGAGGGTATGGCAATATGAAAGAAAATGAAGTTAAACCGTTGGCTCTAAGAGCCTTACAGTTTGCCACTGAAGCACATGCATCAATTGGGCAGAAACGAAAGTATAGTGGGGAAGACTATATAGTACACCCCATCGAAGTTTCTGGACTAGTTAAAAAGTATGGCGGATCTGCTGAAATGCAGGCCGCGGCTCTGTTGCATGATACAGTAGAAGATACTCCTGTTACCATTGGTGATATTAACAGTGAGTTTGGTCCTGTTGTGGCCAAATTGGTTGCTGATCTAACTGACATCAGTAAACCTGAAGATGGTAATCGTAAACTACGTAAATCCATGGATAGAGACCATACTGCTAATGCTAGTAGAGATGCTCAGATCATCAAGTTGGCTGATTTAATCAGCAACACGGTAAGTATCAAGGCGGAAGACCCTAATTTTTGGAAAGTATACAAAGTAGAGAAAATTGCTTTGCTTGATGTTATGACCAAAGTTACAGATCATCCGTTGTACAAAATAGCATTGGAGCAAATCAAATGACCTTGAACGAAGGCGATAAAATTATAGTTACTTGCACTGATACAAACAATTCTGTTGAAGGTGTTGTGCATAGACGCAACGGAAATACCCTATGGGTGCTGATCAATCCAGCAGTGCCTGCCATTGGAATGCACCTTACTCACCCAGGATTCTATGTGGGCAAACAGGGCGGAATGGAGTTTACTGTGGGTAAACGTGAAAAAACTTCAAAAATTTCTTAAAAAATGGTAAAAAAAGGTTGACCTTTTGGGAAAGATGCCGTATACTACAAGAACAATAAGGAAACGAAGGAAATAAGCGAAATGACAATGACCCGCAAAGAACGTGAACTTAGTGATGCAAAAGCAAAATTTGAAGCTGGCGATCACGTTATTGAGAATGACGTTATTCTTTGGAAGTCAAACAACCGTTCGCCCATGGACGATTTGATGACGAATTGGTTGGAACTGGGTCTTATTTTGCAGGTTGAATTTGATGCAACCGAAAAAGCTCGGGACGCTCAAAACCAGGATTTCTTTGCACAATACCGACAAGCTCGTGCCAATCGCACCCCGGAGCAGATTGCTGAAGAACAGTTTGAAATGAGAGCCGCTTTTGGTTCTGGTACGGTAGTTAACATTATTACCGGAGAAAGGACGGTCCTCTAATGACAATGGAACGAGGCATATTTTTGATAGGCGTTGCGGTATTAATCCACGTGCTATATCAAATTGGTTTAGACGTAGTTATTGGTGTTGAATATTACGGCGACATCACTGGCTATTAAAAAAAAATGGTTGACAAAATGGGCATACTATAGTATATTATGGTTATGCTAAGAGAAAGAGGTTTGAAGATGAAGAGTTTTATTTTAGTATTTGGGTGTTTATTCATGCTTAATGCATGTGGAACAGTTGGAGGCGCAATTGATGGCGCGGGCGACGATCTAAAGCAGGCAGGAAAATGGGTAAAGCAAGTAGGAAAATAATTTACTGGATAAGGAGAGTTTTCATGATGAAATTTATTATGGGAGTAGTAGTTGGTATCGCATTATCTACATGGGGTATTGAAGGATCTACCGCAATGGTGAAAAAAGGTATTGGCCTTGTGCAAGATGGAGCACAAACAGTACAAAGCACTATCACTTCATCTAAAGGCCTAAAAGACTAAATGGCTTTAACTAATTTTGGGAATGATCCCAGAACAACAGACGAATGCAATGAAGCATCGTCACAATCAACTAACTTTGGAGAATCAAAGATGACTGACAAACTATACTCGATCGTTGGCGTTGCACTTACACCTTATGGATATAAGGTTCGTTTCGCTAATGACATGACCCGAATTAAGGTACTGTCTAAGACTGATAGAAATATTGAGCTTTATAATATGCCGGAGCCTTCAACTAAAGCAGAAGCAGTAAAGTTTATTAAGACCAAGAAGGCTTATACTGACGAAACGTTTTTGGATTCAGACTCAGTCCGTGAAGCGATTGATAATGCAATCCTGAAATACAATGCGGTACGTGCAAAAGGCAAGCGAGTAACCGCTGGGCCTAGCATGGCGTCACTTGTGGAAAGGGCTAATGCTCAAGCCGCTCAGACAGAGACTGTTCAGGTAGAAACTTCTGAAGCAGTGACTGAGTAAATACTCCTGCATTGGGAGAAAAGGACCTTCGGGTCCTTTTCTTTTGAGTGTCGTGTCAATAGGCATTAAATAGCAGTATGTTAGAACTACTGTTAATTGGTATACTAGGACTAGTTGTTGGAATGGCACTAGGACTGTTTAGTGTTTTTCCTATATATTTTGCAGGCTTTGTTGTGTATGCATTACACACGGCTTGGACACCTGAGTTGTTATTGGTGTTTTGGGCTACAGCCGCTATTGGAAGTCAGTTCTTTGGAAGTGTTAGTACAATCACACTGGGTATACCTGGAGAAGCAAGTGCCTTAGTATGGATCAAAGACCTCAAAGGCATGAGTTTACAAGAACGAAACTATTTGCTATACCATACTGCTAAAGGTAGTTTGTTTGCAGGATTAATAGCTCTAGGTGTTGTGTGGTTAGCCTATCATTGGGTAAGTGCTTACAGTTACTTTCTATCAAGCGTCAATTTTGTATTAGCAATGTTCCTGTTGGTTATTGCACTATTTGCATTTACCGATCGTAAACCTTTAATAGCAATTGGTTTGTTATGTTTGGGTACGTTCTTAGGCCCTGTTAATAACTTTGCATTGCCACCCTGGTGGTATCATGTGCAACTTTGGTTTGAAAATACCAGCTTCTTTATGCTTATTGCAAGTATGATGTTGATACCAGATCTAATAATGGACAGAGCTAACTTTAAACATATAAAAACAGATCATTTTGAACCCAGTGATAACGACGAACGAACATGGTGGACTATATCTAAGAGTACCGTTATTGGTTTATTCAGCGGATTGGTACCAGGACCAGCGGCTGAAACTGCTAGTGCATTGGCATACCATGCTCACAAAAAGAAAGGTAGATTCCATCAGATTGTTGGTGCCGAAACTGCTAACAATCCCGGAGTGGTAATGATGTTACTTCCTTTCTTTGCAATGGGTTTACCAATTACTGCTAGTGCTTTGATTATATCAACAGTACTAGATGTTAAGAACGTCGATCCTGTAGAATTTGTAGCAAGTGCATCATCAGTCATTCCAAGTTTCAGTGTATTTGATGTTATCATAATGGTAGCTTCAATTGCTACAGTATTTTATTATCTACTCAGCACTCGCTTTATTGATCTGTACGTAAACATTGTAAAATTCTTATACAGTAAGAGTGCTTACTTGTTGGTCATTATTGTGTTTGCAATGATAATAGCAGATATGAGTGTTAACGAAACGCCAGTCTGGCTTTACTCAATCTTACTACTTTTTTTTACCGTCGGCGGTATCTTGCTTAAATACTTCAGTATTAATCCTATCCTGTTTATATTTGGAACAATGTTCGGCGATAAACTAATTTGGACACTCATGCAGTTTACATCAATAAACTTTTCATAAACATCAACAATTTAAGGAGATAAAATCTTATGAAAAAAATACTACTTTTAACTTTGGCCGGCTTGGCTTCTTTGGTTGTCACTGCAACCTCTGCAACCGCCAAAGACACTATCACTGTAGTCAATCCTAGCAACAAAGCTAGTCCAGCAACAGTATTTGCTAAGAGTTACGAACAAGCTCTAAGAGACGCACAATCAGACTATAACGTTGAATTTTATCAGGCATCAAGTTGTGCAGATGCTGACAAGAAGTATAAATCAACTGATAATGCCGTAATGGTATTTAATGCAGACGTTCGTATTGCTAGTATGGCAAAAGGCGTTGGTTGTGATTTTTCTGCAAGTGCCAAAAACACAACATTAATCACGAAGAGCTATTTGAAGTTTTGTCGTGCTCCTGGATCAACAAAGGAATTTGGTACAGAAAATACTACAGTAGGTATTGCTAGTGTTATTCTAAGTAAAGGTTTATTTGATGATTTAAACGGTGGAGTTAGAAAACTTAAAGGTGTTCCTTACTCAGGTTCAAAGACAGTGTTAGCGGCAGTACTTGCTGGTGATATTGACTATGGAATTATTGGCGCAGGTGTTGTTAATTCACCATTGAAGGCCGGTAAGATTGAATGTGTTTATGATTACGATCCAAGTGCGCCTAACTTTATTGGTGCAACTTTAAAGGAACTACAAGTTCCAACATTACCTATTATCCAAATGATTCATCATAACGGTGATAGTGCAATGGGTAAAGCCGTAGCAAAAGCAGGAACAAATAAAAAGTTCTTAGACGGTATTGCATTTAATGGATTTAGTGATACTAAGAATGCAGGTGTGAACGCAGATGATGTAACTGTCGTTGATAACCACATTGTTAACGTATACGAAAACTACTGGAAAGCCGATGGCGAAGAAGGTGGTATTTGGAGTACAATCAAAGGTTGGTTTAACTAAGCAACCAAAACAAACCCATTAAAAAAGCCCGGTTTTTATACCGGGCTTTTTCTTTGACTTAAAAATTAAGTAAAAATTACTTAGCTTCTAAAATCTGACCTACTAAGTCTTGGCTGAAATAACCATCAAACTGGTCATAAACTGTAGAAGTTGCGTCTTTAAATTCTGCAACTGCTTCAGGTGTCCATTCGATAACTTTAATGCCTTCTTCAATAGCACGACTTTTAGCGGCCGCACCGTCGATTAATGACTCTTCTCTTTCAGCTACTGCGGCAATCTTTGCACATTCAGTAATAACAGCCTGTTGTTCGGCTGTTAGGCTATTCCAAATCTTGTCTGAAATAACAATGCTTGTTAAGAATAAAGCATGTTCAGTATCTGCAACTGTATCAGTAACAGTGTTGACAGCAGAACGGAAGTAACGTGGGAACACGTTCTCGCCGCCTTCACACTCGCCAGATGCAACTGACTGTGCAAAACCATCAACGCCCATTGGTACTGTGTTAACACCAACTGCTTTGAAAGTAGCTTCTGAAACTGGGCTTGTACCACATCTCATTGTTGTACCAGCAAAGTCTGCAATACTATGAACTTCGTCATTAGTAGCAATCATTTTGAATCCACCACTGTATGTGAACGCAAGTCCACGTGCGCCGGAAGTATCAGCTAGTCCGTCTAGTAGGTAGTGTCCTACTGGTCCGTCTAGTACACGAGCGGCATGATCGTGATTTTCAAAGATGAAAGGCATATCGAGTGAATAGTAGTCTTCATTTAAAAGACCAAGAACAGTACTATAAGTTTGGCTCATAGAAACTTCACCTTGCTCTAGCTTCTTTAGAAGAGCACGGTTTCCAATTTCTTCACCGTTATTGTACTTGTCTTGCCATTCGTTTTTACCTAGGACTTCAACTTCAATTGCTCCATCAGTTTTTTCACTTACTGCCTTACTGAAAGCTTCAGCTGAGCGAAGGAAAAGATCGTATGGAACATGAGCTAAGACCCAAGTAAGTTTTAGGGTATCTTTGTTCATTTTATACATTCTCCTTATATATGCATATATTTTAGCTTTACATCTATTCAACAAAAAAATTTACTAGTATATATCTTTGTTGGGGGAATCTACAACGGGTTGGTTGTAAAGTATAAGATTTCTGCTAATGTTATTTATGCTGTCTAGGAAATCTAGTCAACATATCTTCTAGTTTACTACCTTATTATTCAGGTAGAAAAAACGGGTCAGCTTGTTTTGCGGCATCAGTATAATCCACTGCGACACTTTTAACTTCTAGTGTAGTATTATCATGTAACTTAGTTACTAATGCATCACTGTCATCAAGAATTTCAATTTTAGTTCTGATGTCGTTAGCAATATGATAAGCATTGATTGTACTCATGTTACCGTGTGTAACAAAAACTCTACTGAATGTAGTTGCATCTGCTTCAGATCCAAAACCGTCCCACATAATTGTGAGTTGTTTTTTACCATTCTCAAGTGTAGTAACAGTACCTGTGTCTACTTTTTGAGGTGAAGTTTCAGCATTCTCATTATTATCCATGGATTCGATCAATGCTCTATTTCGATCCCATTGTTGCTCCTTGATAGCATTCAGTGAAGCATCATCAGTCTTTTTTTGCACAAAGTCTGCTTCGTTATCTGCTACGTATGAGAAGCGAATTTTAAAATTGGCCATTTTATGTATTCTCCTTAGCTAAAAGAGGGTTTTTCTCTTCTTCAGTATTATTTATCAGATACTGGTGTATACAATTAAAATAGCTTTATTAATAGGTTGACATCCTGGAAGTATATGCTATAATTAACTAACTTTTTTACAGAACCTAATAAAATCAATGACTTAACGGGGCAGAAAATGGTTGACTTTTTGGTAAATCCACCGTATAATATATACATAATAAGGAATTAGGAGTTTAGCCCGTGAACAAGAAAATAGCCAAAACAGCCATAGCAATAATTATAGCACTGATAGTTGCTCTGTTTGCTACAGATGTGATTGCAGAAGGTGTTGGCAAACATATTGATGTAAACGGTGTTGAATGCCCTACAACAGAATCTGGACGTTATCAGACTGATAGCTGGGGACAATGTGAGATGAATCCTAAAGAATTTAACTTTAGACTTGCAGATACATGGCAGGACGAGATTGATGTCGTTCTTATGGTAATTGCAGGATTTATACTGTTTCCAGTTCTATGTATTATCCTTATTAACATCTTGCCAGTGGTACTTAGCTCACCATTTAAGATACTTGCAGTTGGTGTAGCAGGATATGGATTCTACATTGACCATTTTGGTATCACTACATTTATAAAAACAACCGTAACAGGAATTTTCTAAGGAGATACGAATGAAGCCGTGGGAAGTAATTAGCAAACTTGAAAGTGACAATAGCAGACTAGCCAAAGAGGCTATTGTTTTACAGGAAGCCCAAGAAGGTAACGATGCATTTTTTAATGGTGCTAAACTAGCACTTGACAGTATGGTAACATTTGGAATAAAACAAGTTCCAGAAGCAACCAAGTCTGGTGCTGGATTACAGCCTGAAACATTCTTTAAGTTTCTTAATCAATTTGCTGACAGAGAAATAACAGGTAATGAGGCCATTGCTAATGTTAATTTTCTACGTATGAAAGCCACAGTAGATGAATGGAACAGTTGGTACAGACGTATTTTGATTAAAGATTTACGTTGTGGCGTTACTGAAAAAACCATTAACAACGTAGTTAAAAAAGAGTTTCCGCAATACGAGATTCCAGTATTTTCATGTCAACTAGCACACGATGGTGCCAAGCACGAAAAGAAGATTGCAGGTACTAAAATGGTAGAAGTAAAGCTCGATGGTGTTCGAGTTATTACAATAGTATACCCAGATGGTAATGTAAATCAGTATAGCCGTAACGGTAAAGAACTACACAACTTTGCACACATCAAAGAGCAATTTGCACAATCTGCAAAATTACTTTCACAGCCTACAGTGTTTGACGGCGAAGTTATGAGTGCTAACTTTCAGGATCTTATGAAGCAGATCCATAGAAAAGAAAATGCAGAAACTACAGATGCCGTACTACATTTGTTTGATATCTTAACACTTGCTGAATTCAAAGCAGGCAAAAGCGAGCATAGACAGTTTGAAAGATCTCAAACATTGCATAATTGGCATAAACATCTTGAAGGAATGATGCCTAATGTTGTTGTATGTGGTTTTGCTACTATAAACCTTGATTCTGATGATGGTATGGAAGCATTTAAGATAATTAATAATGATGCCATTGCTAAAGGGTACGAAGGGATTATGATTAAAGATCCAATGGCAATATACGAAACAAAACGTACTCATTCATGGCTAAAACAAAAACCTTATATTGAGGTAACATTGGAGGTAAAGGATGTCGAAGAAGGCACAGGACGTAACGAAGGAAAACTTGGAGCTCTTGTCTGTGAAGGAGAAGATGACGGACAAGTTATTTCAGTTAACGTTGGCAGTGGACTCACAGATACTAATCGCGATGATTTTTGGAGTTCTCGTGATAAGTTGCCTGGTCAGCTTGTAGAAGTTAGAGCTGACGCAATTACACAAAACCAAGATGGCACATATAGTCTAAGGTTCCCTCGTTTCTTAAGGTTCCGTGGCTTTAGTGTTGGAGAAAAAATTTAATGTCTTTACGTGAAAGAATTGAAACCAGGCTGGATGCACTTCAGCACTGGATGGAGAGTGACTACCATTTAGAACGACCAGACGAAGTTATGCAACTATCATTAAGTATTAGTAAATTTTGGTCAGTGCTTAGTGAAGAAGATCGGGAATACGTACAGTATGCCCAACTTGCAATTGAAGATAAACTATCATGGAAAGGAAAGTAAATGACATATACAAAAGATGAGATTCAAGCAATGTTGCGAAGTGGGCTATTTACAGTCACCTTTAATAAAGTCAATGGTGACGAACGTGTTATGCCGTGTACCTTGGTTGAAAGTTATATCCCGGAGAGTGCCAAACCTAAGGGTACTAGCAAAGAACCAACTGCAAAACAACTTGAGAATCTTGGTGTTTGGTCCCTTGAAAGTGAAGGGTGGAGAAGTTTTAAGATTGAAAATGTTACTAATGTAGAGCCTTACATTCCGGAACCAGCCTAGTCCAAATGGACTATGATCCAAACCAAGATCTCGAGTACGTATTAAAAACTAGCGAATATATTAGGAGTAAATGTACTTCTAGTAGGAGTTATTCTGAAAACCTATACAGAGCTTTGTGCGATGTTGTATGGATCAGTAAACACCCATTTGCTATTCTTAAACGTGATTCCTGGAACTGTTCATGGCGATATGCCGCTGAAATAGTTGGCGACTTAGCTTCTACTACAGAAGAGATGTCTGACCATTTAGATTGGTACTCAGTTGGTGGAGAAGGGATCGTATCAAAAGAACTACTAGAAGATTTAGACAAATTAGGATTTATGCCTGTGTCTTTTGGTAAAACTAGTAGTTGACTATACTAAAACGTTATGTTATATTATGTGTATTGTTTCAGTAGAATAGCTGAAGCAACGAACAAACTTAAAGGAGAAAGACATATGTCTAATACTGTTCAATTTACGTCAAAGCAAAGTAAGGTTCTATCAGCTCTAACATCTGGTGAAGCTCTTACTGCAAAGCAGATCGAAGCAAGATTTGGTGTTGGTAATGCCAGGTCAACTGTTTCAGCTCTTCGCATGAAAGGTTATGCAATCTTTTTGAACAGCCATAAGGATACTAAAGGTCGTCAGACTCAGAAGTATCGTATTGGTTCTGCGCCAAGAGCAGTTGTAGCCGCAGGTTATAAAGCACTTGCCGCTCAGGGTGAATCAGTTCACTCTTAATAGCTAGTTAAATAGCTAATTCAGAAGCCGGAGTCGTACTTGTCTCCGGCTTCTTCTTGATCATTAATTCAAATTGACAAACGTCATCACAGTCACATTTTGGTAAAAATTCAGGATCATTTATAAATCCATCAAAAAAGCCGCCGGTAATCGTAGAGCCCATAACACGCTCTTTCTTTTTACAAAGGGTTTCCATTATCTTATCTCTGGGAAGGTATGCTCGACTTCTTCAAACTTAATGCTTTTGATGCCAAGTCTTATTCTATTTGTGTTATTCCATTTTTGGAATAAATTGTAACGTATTGTTCGTTCGGGTTCGCCGGGTAGTTTAATTTGTTTTACGGTATCCCAGCAATGTGTTGAATCTAAGGCTCTCCTAGCATTCCAAAACCAAAGTTTAAGATCGCTAGGAGTTTTACTTGGATAGTCAAAAAAGTGATAGTATCTATAACATTGACTTGGATTTACTGAAACTGTTTCTGACAGATACTCTGCTTCGCCAGCCCGTGATCCATAGTAATATATTTTTGATTCGAGATAGTTGAATGATTCTTTGATTTCTGTAGTCGGGCATAGTCCACTTTGCATGGCTAGTACACCTTCAGGAGATTGGTAGGTAATCTTGATCATTCTAGGCATTCATCTACCTTATTGTAAAAATGATACGGCTCGAAGGCCGTATCATTAATTTATTATACTAACGTACCCAAATTATATATTACTCTGGAAAGGAGTGTTCTACTTCTTCCCACGCGGTAAATGTAATTCCATTGGCGTTAAAATATTCGTTAATCCATTTTTGATAAACATTGTAATTTAATGTTCTAGCATCACCAGTGATTGGATCAGTAATGGATTTAGTAGTGTCTGATAGTTCGGCGGTATCGATAGCTCTTTTCTTATCCCAGAACCAGCTCTTAAGGTTTGATGGAGTTGAATCTGGATAGTCATTAAATTTAAAATAAATTTGCATGTGTAGGTCGTCTGGGCTATCAAATACAGTTTGTTTTATATAAGCGGCCGGATCAGTACTAGTATATAGTGTTTTAGCTTGGACTGCGGCATGCGACGTAACTACAGCATCTCCTGGGTTTTCGTCAGCAACAATACCCCAACCAATACTGTTAGATGGGCGTTTGAGTGTGACTTTAATCATTTTAGGCATTTAGTATCTCCTGTTTAGAATCCTGCACGAGGGCTTTTCCTCTTATAATGTATTTATAAAACTTTAATGATACAGCCTTATTTACCCCATCCAAGTAGATACTTTTGAACTATCAACAACAGTGATATCAGAAACAGTTAAATTTTTCTCACGTTTATATACAGTTGCCCAGTATGCATATTGATTGTAGTCAAAACCATCACATTCACGTATACCGGGTCGTGTTACGGCTTTGCTGGATGCATCTGCCGCTATTTGTGTTAAAATTTCTCTAGTGTTAGTTAAGTACCAGTCCATTAAATATTCTGGCTCGGGATCTGGTAAATTTTCAAACCAATAGTATTGATAGCAGTAAAGTGGATCTTCTTCTAATGTATAATACTTTGGATCAATACGTATTGTAGTATCTGTTCCGTCTTTTGGATCTGTTATTGCTGTTAAATTTTTAAACGATTCAATAACGTTTTCATCTTCACAATGGAATACAGCCTCTGTGGGCCATTCGTCGTCAGTGAATTGTCTTTGGTGTGTCACCCTAACTAATCTCATTTATGATTCTCCAATGATTATTTTATCAGCTTACTTTTACTTAGCGGTAAGTAATACGATGTATAAGTTTTAAATTGGTACATGAATGACAGACATTTTTGACATGATAATAACGGGGATTATGATATGGGCCGCAGTCCACATAGTCGGCCGTATACTATATCGGTTTCTTGAGGTTTATAGACATAATCAGAATCGGCGCGAATACAATCGAGCATTGACAATGGGTTATGAAATAGAAAATCTTAAAAATGAAATAGATAAAAAGTTTGTTGTTGTAGACATCGAAAGAAATAATGATCAATTGTATGCATATAATAACAGTACAAAAACATTCTTATACCAAGGAAAGACGTTGGATGAATTAAAAACTGGAATTGAAGAACGGTTTCCAGGAGTTCATTTAATGCTAACAGAAAAATCTGAAAACTTATTTAAATCTGACCTTGCTAAACTCAGATCAAGAAAGGACACGCAGGAATAACCGCATATGGCAAAAGATGAAAAACTGACAGTATCAGGTGAAATCACAGATATTTTACCAAATACTATGTTTAAAGTTAAGTTACTAGAAGAAAATCTGAATCACGAAATAATTGCATACTTAGGAGGAAAATTACGTCAACATAATATTAAAATCATACAAGGTGATATAGTTGATGTTGAAATGACTCCATACGATTTGTCGAAAGGTCGTATTGTATATCGAAACAAATGATATTAATAGAGTTGATAAATAGTTGCATGTCCGATGATATTATAAAAAAATCTATACAAATAGTTGAACGTAGCGAACGCCCGCAGATGTCTGTGTTTAAGCCTCGTTATAGTGTTCCTTATGGGCTAAGTCCAATTACAAGTAGTTCAACTCTTGACAACCATTATAATAAACTTTATAAAGGTTATGTTGACAAATATAACAAAGGTATCAATGTTGGCACTAATAAAGCCGGTGCTTATTTGCACGAAAAATGGTTTGAACAATTTAGACCTCGTAGACAAGTTAATAGACCCTCTGGCAAAATACTAGACTTAGTTAACAGACACTACGGAAGTATGAAAGACTTCAAAGATGCTCTTGTTGATGAGTGCCAAAAAGTATATGGAAGTGGTTGGGTTTATGTTAATCGCAATATGAAAATTAAACAAATACGCAATCATAGAATTCCACCAGATGGAATTATTTTAATAGTAGACATGTGGGAACATGCATGGGTAAGAGATTACGGATCTAATAAAAAACAGTATGTACAAAATCTTTGGAAACTGTTTGATTGGACTGTAATTAATGCTAGGACATAATGATTACAATAAATGAAGTTGGAGCCGTACGGGTTCAACAATTACAAAAAGAACAAGATAAACCAGATAGTCCGCTAAGAGTCTTTATTCAAGGCGGCGGTTGTTCAGGATTTCAATATGGACTTGAACTTGATAATACAATTACCGACGAAGATGACGTATTCGAAAGTAATGGTATAAAACTGGTGGTAGACCGCGTAAGTCAACTGTACTTGTTTGGCAGTGAAATTATATTTAAAAATGAATTGGGCGGGTACTCATACTCTTTAGAGAACCCAAATGCGGCCAGTGGTTGTAGTTGCGGATCTAGCTTTTCTGTTTAAAATATTCGTTATACATTGCTAAATACTGTATAATATACCTACGTATAACGAAATTAGGATGAGAAAAGATGCCGTTTACTAACATTAATACCAGCCCTGGATCAGGTGATTCATTAAAAGCCGCTTTTGACATTGTTAATGCAAACTTCGATCAAATCGAAGATGGTACGTACACTATCACTTCATCTGCTCCAATCAGTACAGTAGCAGGTAGAACTGGAGATGTTGTACTAACTGTTGGAGACATAACAGGTGCCGCGAGCACCGGATATGTCGATGGTGTAGTTGCAGGAATAAATGCCGTAACAGAAGGAACTGTTGATAGCAAAATTACACTTGCTATAAACAATTTACTTGACGGGGCACCAGCCGCGTTAGATACACTAGCAGAACTAGCTACTGCAATCGGAAACGATGCAGATGTAGCAAACACATTAACTGGACAAATATCAAGTTTAAATACTACAGTTACCAACAACAACAATACATTAACCGCAGAAATCAACTTAATTAACGGTAAACTTACAGCATCAGGCATCGGTGCTGGAGGTGATATATCCGCCGCAACAATTACAGCAACAACAGAATTCGTAGGTAACCTAACAGGAAACGTAACAGGTAATACAGCAGGAGTACACACTGGTGCAGTAACTGGTGCAGTAACAGGTAATGTTACAGGAAACTTAACTGGCAACTCTGCAGGAGTACATACAGGTGCAGTAGTTGGAGATGTTACAGGTGACTTAACAGGTGATGTAACTGGTAACGTAACAGGTAATGTAACTGGCAACTTAACAGGTGATGTAACGTCAGGCGGAACAAGTACATTTACTACAGTTGATATCAATGGAGGTGCCATTGATGGTGCAATTATTGGTGCTAACTCAGCCGCGGCAATTACAGGTACTACTATAACAGCAACAGGCTTTGTAGGTCCAATCACAGGAAATGTAACAGGTAATACCGCAGGAGTACATACAGGTGCAGTAGTTGGAGATGTTACAGGTGATATAACAGGTAACTCAACTGGAACACATACTGGTACAGTAATTGGTAATGTAACTGGTAATGTTACAGGTAACGTAACTGGTCAAGTTAGTCTTCTTGATAACCACTCAACAAACGGACTAACAGAAGGTGGAAATAATCTTTACTATACAGACGCCAGAGCTGATGCACGTATAGGTGCCGCAGATATAAGTGCATTATCAGATGTACACACAACAGCGGCCACTGACGGTCAAATACTTGCATGGGATAATGCAAACAGTCGTTGGGCACCTGCTAACAATACAGACACAGTTTATACAACTTTTGCGTCAGACTTTGACACAAGACTTGGAACTAAAACAACCGCTAACCTAACAGAAAACACAAACTTATATTATACAGATGCAAGAGTTGACAGCCACCTAAGTGGCGGAACAGGCGTTACGTACAATGCTGGTGCTATCAGTATTGGACAGGCTGTAGGAACAGGTGATAATGTAACATTTAATAATACTACAATCACTGGAAACTTAACAGTAAACGGAACTACTACAACTATCAATGCAACTGATTTAAGTGTAACAGATTTAAATATTACAGTGGCCAAAGATGCCGCTGATGCAACTGCGGCAAACGGTGCAGGACTGACAGTTGCTGGTGCAAGTGCTACATTAACATATGTTAGTGCATCTGACTCTTGGGCAATGAACAAAAATTTAAGTGCTAACGTAGTTGGAAACTTAACAGGAAATGTAACAGGTAATACCGCAGGAGTACATACAGGAAATGTAACTGGAGATGTAACTGGTAATACAGCAGGAGTACATACAGGAAATGTAACTGGAGATGTAACTGGAAATGTAACAGGTAATACAGCAGGAGTACATACAGGTGCCGTAACAGGTGATGTAACTGGTGATGTTACAGGTGCAGTAACTGGTAATGTTACAGGAAACTTAACAGGTAATGTAACCGGAACAGTTTCAAGTATTGCTAATTTTACTACTGCTAACCTAACAGAAAACACAAACTTATATTATACAGATGCTAGAGCAGATGCACGTATAGGTGCATCATCAATAAATGCTTTGTCTGATGTTAATACCACAGGCGCCGCAAATAATAAAATTTTAAAGTATAACGGTACAAACTGGGTAGTAGCAGACGAAACCGCAGGATTAACAAACACTGATGGATTAGCAGAAGGTACAACTAACCTTTACTACACAGATGCTAGAGCAGACGCTAGAGTAGCTGGTTGGTTGGCAACCGCAACGTCAGATAATATACCCGAAGGTACAACAAGTTTATATGCCACCGGTGGCAATTTAGATACCTATCTCGCTACTAAAAATACTGCTAATTTAGCTGAAGGGTCAAACCTTTATTATACCGATGCAAGAGCAGATGCAAGAATTGGAGCCGCAGTATTAAGTGCATTGTCAGATGTGCATACAACCGTAGCAACAGATGGACAAGTTTTAACTTGGGATAATGCTAATACTAGATGGGCACCAGCAACACCAGGCGGAAGTGCTAATGTAGGTAACTTTACATTTACTAGTAATACAATAGCAGTAACTGATGCCAATGGCGGAATTACAATTGATGCTAACGGCAATGGTGAAATTGTAATGGGTGATAATGTTGGTATTAACAATACCAACCCAGGTGTTTGGTTGCATGTTGGTAACCAAGGAGACTTAACAGAAACTGGTAGTATTGCGATTGCATATGGAGATGTAACTCAAGTACAAGAAAGTAAAACACAAGGTGGTGAAGCATTACTTACATGGGATTGGTCAAACGGAGTTTCAGCAGGTAGCAACGTAGACGGAACTAACCATGCAATATTTGGAATTTACAATGGTGCGTTAGCACAACCTTTTATTACGTTTGATAGACCAAGTGCAGGTAGATCAAGTCCATTACACATTGATGAAACTGGTAATGCAACATTTAAAGATGATATTATTCTTAGCCAACCTGCAGAAATAAAATTCCAAGACGGAGACAAGTCAAACTATGTTGGATTTACCGCTCCGGTTACTGTAGGAGCCAATGTTGTTTGGACACTTCCAAACACAGACGGAACACCAGGACAATACCTAATAACAGATGGATCCGGAGCACTTAGTTGGGCCGCAGGACTAGCATCAGGATTAGCCGCAACAGATTTAAGTGTTACTGTCGCAAGTGTAGGTACCGCAGGATTAACATATGATAACGCAGGTGTGTTTACATATACTCCGCCAGACCTAAGCACATATTTAACAAGTGTTCCAGCACAAACTTTTGCTAGTTTAACTGGCAAACCAACTACAATAGCAGGTTATGGAATTACTGATGCATTGGCATTGGGTACAACTAGTACAACAGCTTTAGCAGGTGATACTGCACTACTAGCATTGGGTACAACTAGTACAACAGCTTTAGCAGGTGATACAGCTATTCCTAGTGCATTAACAGATTTAGGAATTACAGACGGTACCGCAGGACAACAACTAACAACAGATGGTAGTGGAAACTTTACTTTCCAAGCCGCTGGTAGTGGTAGCGGTATTGCACTAACTGATCTAAGTGTTACAACTGGCTCAGCAAGTAGCGGTGGAACACTAGCTTATGATAACTCCACTGGAGTGTTTAGTTTTGCACCAGCAGACACGTCAACATTTATTACAGCAACTTCAACTAATACACTCACAAATAAAACAATGGGTGCTACTACAATGGGTGGGCATCTAATTCCAGATTCCGATGCCGCATACGATTTTGGTAATGCAACTAACAAAATTAGACATTTGTTCCTGAGCAATAACAGTATTAAATTTGGAGATTCTGAACTAGCCTTGGGCGTTGATGTTACAGCAGGTACTATTCAGTTTAACACACATACTATTGCAACAAGTACTACTGAAGTTAACGATACGCCAGGTGCTCTTGACATTACAAAACGCAATCATTTTGTTACCCCAGGTGTAAATTACACACTAGCAGATGGAACTTATACAGGTCAAGAATTGCATATATGGAAATCAGGACTTGCTACTGGTGTTTGTGATATTACAATAGCAAATGCAATACATACCAATGCCGGCGATGTTACAGCGGCAGTAGCCGCCTTTGTTTGGAGACTAACAGGTGCTCAAGGTAGATTCAGTTGCATATGGAACGGAACACAATGGATTATTGGAGACGGTGGAATTGCCGCTTAATAACATGATAAATACTGTAAGGAAAGATTAAAATATGCCTAGTTTAGATACAATTAATATTGGTGCCTCAGCAAACGATGGGTCCGGCGATAGCATACGTGAAGCATTTAGTAAAGCACGTAATAATTTTAACACAATTGAAACTACTTTAGTTCCAACTCTAATTAGTACGGCCGTTGCTAATATTAGTGCAACTTTCTCAGGCGGTACAATTACTAACGACACTAGTTTTACTTCAGCAACCAATGCAACTAACTCAACATCAGGTGCGTTACAAGTAACTGGTGGTGTTGGCGTAGGTGGAGATGCATTCTTTGCAAACAACTTAACTGCTACAACGATTAATTCATCTTCGTATACAGCAACTGGAACAGTTACAGCAAATGCTTTTGCTGGCCCAATTAACGGAGCAGTCGGTGGAACAACACCAGCCGCTGGTGCGTTTACAACTATTACATCTAGTTCTGGATATACAGGTACAGTAACTGGAGCAGTGACAGGAGACGTAACTGGCAATTTAACAGGTAACGTAACAGGTAACGTAACTGGTGACTTAACTGGCAGTTCAACTGGTGCTCATGATGGTACAGTTGGAGCAACTACACCAGCAACAGGTGCATTTACAAATGTAACTGCCACAGGAACTGTTACAGCTCAAACTGGAATGACTGCTACTACAGGTAACATTCGAGTATTAAACGGAAACTTGTATTGTTTAACAACTGGTACCGGAGACGGTAGAATTGAAACAACTGTTTTTGTATCAGGCTTTGGAGCTTTTAGACGTGGACAAATTGGACAGTCAGGCGGAAGTGGCGATCCTAGTAATCCAAACAATTTTGCAATTTATACAGAAGACGGCAACTTAATAGTTAAAACTAATAGTATTCCAAGTAGTGCAACTGATACCGGCACTGAAGGTGAAGTTATTATTGGCACCGACTCTGGAACAACATATATCTATTATTGTACTGCCGCAAACACTTGGGTACGTAGTGCTTTCGCTACTTGGTAAGGAATAGATAATGGCAATCGGTGAAGTTGCACGACATAAGTGGATAACACAAGGTGGAGATATCGGGACTGTTCCTGAACTTGAGTTCATTGACATTCCGCTTGAAGTTACCAATCCAACTCAAGACAATATTATATTTGATTTAATTAGTGGTGAGTTGCCTCCTGGTGTGCAAATTGAACGTATGCCTGGTGCAATTCAAGGTGTTCCTGTTGTACTGGATCCATTACCAGTTGACGAAGCAAGAACATATCGTTTTAGTATTAGAGCTTCATCAACCTCAGGCATTGTTACAGACAGAAGTTTTGAAATAACTGTTACTAACTTATTTCCTCCTTATATTACTCCTCGTACTGCCAACCTTGGTACAGTATTTGATGGAACATATTATAAGAAACAACTAAGTGCTACAGAACCAAACCCAAATGCAGTATTGAATTGGACTGTAGCAAGTGGGCAACTACCACCAGGCATTACACTGAGTTCAAGCGGATTAATTAGTGGATATATTACAATTGAGTCCACTGATGCAGACAATGTTATTCCGGGTTACGATGCACAGAGTTCAGGTGGATCAGTAGCATTTTATGATGTAGCCGGTTGGGATACTTTAGGTCGCAGTAGAAATAGAAAATATACTTTTACTGTACAAGTATCTGATGGAAGCAGTGTTGATAGTTTAACTTATCAACTTGGTATTGCAAGTAAAATATTATTCACAGCAGACCAGGATCATACATCTATTAGCGGTAGTGCAGAACAACCAATTGCTATTAGTGCAGACAACGACGAACTCTCAATAGATGCTGACAACAGATACGTTCCGGTTATTACAACTCCTCCAGCAAGTTTACCACAAGTTAGACAAGAAAACTTCTTTGCATATAAATTTGATGCATTGGACTTTGAGGGAGACCCAATTGAGTTCCAATTTAGATTGGCTGAGGGCGGAAGTTTTGATCAAGGTGGCGGTGCTATATTTGGTTGGAAAGATCCACGCAACGGTAATGGTGTCACTGGACAATTTGAACCCAACGAAGGCAGAGCAAAAAACAACCCACGTACAGTACAGTATTTTGATACTGATGAACATGAACTAGCATATAACTTAATTACAGAAAATTATCCAGTAGGAAGTCAATTTGATATTATAGGTGTATGGTATGAAACCGACGCCGGTGTTGTTACTATATTTGAAGAAGGTGTTGACTTTACTGTTAACGTAACCAACACATTGGTTACAGTAACTGATCCTGCTGATGTTCCAGACAATGGACGTCTTGCAGTTGACTTTTATATTATATTACCAGACAATACATTTGGTGTTGGTAGCGGATTAGACGAAGGACTTTATGATCAAAGTGAAAGCAAACTTCCACCAACATTAACAATTGATGCCAATGGCTGGCTTAATGGTTATGTTGATCCTCAAGTTGAAGATAGAAAAGTATACGAATTTATTATTTCTGCTAACAAAATAGAAGATGCAACATACGAAAGTGCTCCTGTACAATTTGCTTTAACAATATTAGGTAGTTTAACTGATACAATTACTTGGGTAACTCCAACAGACTTGGGTTCACTTATTCCAGGTGAAGTAAGTCAGTTGAGTGTACAAGCAACCAGTGCCAACGGACAGGCAATTACATATAGTATTGAAGAAGACACAAAAGTTAATACACCACAAGGTTTAAGTTTAGATATATTACCAAATGGGTTTATTAGTGGACGTACCTCGTTTAGAACATTTCAAATGGATTCAGGTGTAGTTACATTTGATAAAGGTAAAACTCTTTTTGATAATAAATACGAGTTCACTGTAACTGCTACCACTGTAGACGGATTAGTTAGTAGTAACAGAACATTTACTCTGCGTCTAAATCCACGTTACACAAGACCATATGAAAACTTGTATCTGAAAGCATTGCCAACACAAGCACAAAGACAATCATTCTTGGATATTGTAAACAACCAAGCAATATTCCCAGACAACTTGATATTCAGAAAAGAAGATCCATGGTTTGGTAGAGCTAAAACTATTAAGTTCCTTGCACTTGCTGGAGTTAATCCAAGCACACTTGCAAGTTATACCGAAGCCATTGACAAAAACCATTACACTAAAAAGATTGATTTTGGTAAAGTAAAAACAGCGAGAGCAGTTGATGAGTTCTACAACGTAAAATACGAAGTAGTATATGTTGAAGTTGAAGATCCGCAAAACATCAATGATACTGATGTTACTTTGTCAAACAAAGTTGGAACAATAACTCCGCCAATGGGAGGACAGTTCTTCCTTGACAGTGAACAGCCAACAATTAACAAATACATTGACGAACAGGGTGTGGAATACGATACTATCTATCCTAATACATTTGAAAATATGAATACTAGAGTTATCAATTCATTGGGCTATAGTGCTAGAGGTGTATTCCCAGACTGGATGTTAAGTGTACAAGAAGATAAAACAGTAATTGGATTTAAACGTGCGGTGGTATTGGCTTATACAGTACCGGGTGCAAGTAAGTTAATTGCTTATAGATTAAAAAGTAATAACGTAAGTTTCAGCAAAATTGAATTTGTTGTAGACAGATACCAACTTGATAACGTACTGAGTAAAAACTTTGACATTCCGCAAAACCAGTTTCTACCAAGTGAAGAAACAACCTATGATAGACTATTAATTGGCCCAGGTGAACTACAATACCCAGTTACATATGCTGTTGAACAATCATTCGATAGTATTCATTTAAGAACCAAAGCATATATTAATGATAACCAAGCCGCCAATCCTTTATTACCTCCAGGAATTGATGGTACTAAGAATTACAAACATGGCGAAACTCTTATCTTTGCTAAACAGGAAGGTTTTGCTAATGTAGCAAGTCCTGATACAGATGGATGGGTCGAATATCAAAACTTATTTGTTGGTGATATTCCAGGAGATGGAATTGAAAGTGAAGCCGTTACAGAAAATGGCGAGCGTGTTAGCAGTAGCCTTACAAGCGGAAATGCAAATTGGACATTTAGTAATGGAACAGTAAGTATAAAAGCAACAGGGTTACCTTATCATAGTAGAGGCAATCCAGCGGCACCGTTTAATTCAGCCGCTCAATCATATAGTATGACATGGTCGAACCATGCCGGTAGAGATTATCCAAACTCAGGAACTAAAACACCATTACCATTGAACCATATTGGTTTTTGGCTAAACGGAGTTGCAATTTATAACCCTGCAGGAGGTGATCGTGCTCCAATTGGTATGTCACCTATTGCAGGAATGAACTTTAACCTTGCTTTTCAAAGTGCGACTGACTTAGGATATTCTTTTGGAGATGATTTAGCTGGCGGTCATGCAGATGTTAACGGAGTGTATAGTTATAGAGATCGCACATTTACACAATCCTGGACAAGTGGAATTGGAGCAACAGACAATTCAGTTGGCGGTAAAGAATTAGAACAAATTCCTTATATAGGTAGCAACTTAGCTCACCCTGATGGACATAGTAAAATACTTGGTTGGTCATTAGACGGATATCCAATTTACGGACCTAATGGTTATACTAACTATAACGACAATACTTCAGCAGTAATTAGAATGACTAGTGCTTGGGCTATCAAATCAGATTTTAGTCACAGGACTGGTGTTGCAAATGATCCATCAACATATCCATTGGGCATATTCATTGAAGATTTTGAACATGTAGGTGGCGGAACTCTTGACAAGTGGAACGGAAGGTATTGTGTTACACCTGACTATCCAACTGGAACTTATGCCTACTTTGTTACAGAAGATGCCGACGGTGATGCAGTTTATCCATATGTAATTGGCCAAGAGTATTACGGTTATGCAAGTGCGTTTGATATTAGCACTAGCAACAGTGGTTTAGGATTTGAACCAGCTGGCACTGATTTAATTAGTTCAGGGTCAATGACTGACTACGATGGTGTATTTGGATTTGATTCATATAAAGTTATTCCGGGTTTCCGTGAAAGAGGATTAACTATTTCACAATTACTATTAGTGAATACTGCGGCAAGTGGTTCAACTAGTTTTGATGTTGAATACCAATACGGAGCGGATCTAATAGGAAAAGCCTTTTTAGCACCTAGTAACGATGCCATACCAGATAATACAAAAATCTTACAACAACAGACAGTTGATATTAGTGTAACGCCAGGCGTTGTAAGTTTAGTTACACGTCTTGTAGTTAACAACCCAAGTACTATTGGTTTAACCAAAGGTTCACCAGTTGATATTGTATCAGCAGTAACTTCAACACAGATTGGTGTTGGAGATACTATTATTGTTGACAGTATTCCAAGCGATCTAAAACCAGGTATGAGTATACAAGGAAAAAATATACCAGCTGAAACTTATATTAGAGCAGTTGATAGTGGTACAAATAGAATCGAAACTACTAGTCAACTTAGTACAATAGAGAGCGGTACTATAATTAGATACCTACAAACAAATCAACGTGCTGGTATCTGGAGAATCAATATCACTGGAACACAAACACTAGTAAACTTTGATCATACAGCTCATTATGCATTGAACTATAAATGGAGTGACATACATGGACAAGCCTGGAGTACATTCTTATTAAACAATCCTAATGCAATTGATGGTGTTCGTAGTATTGCTGACCTTCAAGATAAAGAACTTATTTTCCTAGGCGACATAGGTAACGAAGACGGCTGGACACCTAAGGATATATGGGACTTAACAAGGTATGATCCAGATGCAATCAGCGGAACCACTATTCCGTATCATAATAGACGTCAAGTTTGGAAACTAACATTCCAAGAAACAGATATAATTATTAATCAGAGAGTTGCACCCAGTGACGTACTAGACTTTGATGCGTTCGATGAGGATAAGCAGTTTCAACCATTTATCCTTGGTAAAGAGTATATTATGCAACTTACCCTAGTAACTGCAAAAGATGTAGAGCGTGGCGATAGAGTACGTGTTACGCTAGGAACATATAAAGATAAGGACATGTCACTTGATTTTGCTGATAATTACACTGAAACTGAAATAATTATATCAGATGAACTAGTTAGACTTGATTTTGTTCGTGAAATTGACGTTGGAACGAAGATTAAAGTAGCAAAAGGGCAGAGTTACGGTTTCTCTTTCCTAACGTATGATGCTACATTAGAGGCCGATCAAACCGTGCCAAAGTATAAATATTGGAAAGGGAGTGTAGAAGCAGAGCCCGGCACCGACAACAAAGACTATACCAGGTTTGATGGTGGAGGTACCCGTTTCTTCAATTACAGAGATAGTTATCATAAGCCTGAAGACGGTGATAAATATATTAAATTCCCACAGATAGGAGTGTTTACATAAGATGTCATCAGAAATCAACCCATTTAACATTAATGGCAGTTTTCCTATTGCAGGTCAAGACAACGATAGCCAAGGCTTTCGTGATAACTTTACTAATACCCGCAATAACTTTAACTTAGCCAAAACAGAATTAGAGGACTTACAGAATAAAGTAGTTCTCAAAAGCCCATTAAGCGGAGAGCTGGCGACAGACGCGGCTTACAATAATCTTAATGGCACAGTATTAACGGCGCCAGAACTTAAAGCATGGCGCTCAACCAAAGTTCTTAAAGATCCAGCAGGAGCCAGCGTAGACGTTGACTTCTCAGCAGGAAACTTTTATCAACTTGTAACAAATGCTTCAACAACCTTAAGTTTTTCAGGTTTTCCAAACGATGCTTATTCAGCAATACGTGTTTGGTTAACAGTTGATGCTTCACATACAGTTACATTACCAAGTGGTGTAATGGTTGGAGCAAGTACAATTGAAGGATTTAATGTAAGTGACGACAGTGTTACTTTTGCCGCAACAGGCAGTTATTTGTGGGAAATTAGTTCTTACAATGGTAGCACATTCTTTATTGAAGACTTGAGCAGAAACAGAAATGCAGTAACTACACTAGCTATTTCTAATCTTGTTACATTTACTCCATTAGCCGCTGAACCATCTGGTGCAATTGATGGCACTGTGGCAGTAGCAAACGGACTTGCCGCAGGATGGGATCCAGCTTCAGTTGGTGGAACAACATCATATCCAGTATACTATGATGGAGCCGCTTGGCACAAGATGATTTAAGGTAATTAACTTACCTTTTGGTTGATTTTTACATTGACTCCTTGTTGTAACTAATATATACTATTAGTAATTAGTTCCAAGGAGTTTTTGTATGACTAAAGAAATTGATCTCGACAAATATGCCGAGTTTGTTGATGCTGTTACTAGCAATGAAAGTAAAGCAAACAACGATTATATTATGCGTTGGACTACACTTGTAAATCAACGCAATGCCAACCTACCTCGAATGTTAACCGCATGCCTCGGACTTAGTGCTGAAGCAGGTGAGTTTACTGAAATTGTTAAAAAAATTGTATTCCAAGGCAAACCATTGGATGACGATAACATCTTTCACATGAAGCGTGAGCTTGGTGATGTAATGTGGTATTGGATGCAAGCCTGTATGGCATTAGAGCTTGATCCCAATGATGTCATTGCAGAAAATGTAAAGAAGTTAGAAGCACGTTATCCTGGAGGTAGCTTTGATGCATTTCAGAGCGAAAATAGGAAAGAAGGAGATTTATGAGTTATCCTAAACGTACAGGTCCAAACAGTTGGATAGTAGAAGTAAAACAGGACGGAAAATCAAAAGAACTATACTTAGAGTTTCCGGTTGGCAGTATTGATCAAGCTGGTTGGGATGTCGGTGATGATCTTATTTGGGAAGAATTAGATGAAAAAACATGGTCAATATCTAAAAAAGAAACACAATGAGTGGACAAAGACGTTATCTAAGAGTTTGGGCTAGAACAGTTGGTATGCCAATTGGTTTAAATGATGAAGATAAACCAGAGTTTCTTCCTATTACTCAAACAGAGGTACGTAGGGCTTTAGCCTTTCGTACTTTTTGGATTGTATTACATGTACTAACATGTTTTATGATTATAGCTGGAAATGCTAAAGCATTAGGCTGGTGGTGATACCAAACCATTTAAAAATTGCAAAAAACGCAAGATACGACAATAAGTAATGTTGTATAAACGACATAAGGAGAAAACAATGTCAGCAAGTAAATCAGAAATGGAAGCACATATGGCTTCATTTTTAGCAGAGCATGAAAAATTCACTGGTGGTAATGCATCAGCTGGTACTCGTGCAAGAAAAGCACTTAGTGAAATGTCAAAGTTGGCAAAGGTAATTCGTAACGAAATTACTGCTGAAAAGAATGCACGAAAAGAAGGCAAGTAGTTTCAATGCACCCTCTTGGTAGCGATCTGTCTGAATTGAGTGACTCTGATTTACAAGAACGTATTTCAGAATTGCATCAAAAAAGAATGACAGCAAATCGAGTTGGCAGTATGGATTTACTGAGACAAATTGATATGTTGTTAGCAGATTGTAACCAAGAGGTGTACGACCGCAATGCAAAGATTATGCATAAAATGGATACTAAACGTGAAGAGAGCGGTTTAGATAAACTTATTAATGTATCGAAAAAGAAATGATTAACTACGATAAATTTGGACAAGCATATTGCACACAGGAAGATTTATGTGATGTATTATACAAAAATCCTAACCAAGATATTTCAAAGTTTCTCTTAGTACAAGAAGAAACAGATTTATATAATAAGTCTGTTGAACGTTACTTTAATCAAGTACCAACAATCAATGCATACAAAATGCTTGATGGTGACATTGAAGACTTTGATAATTTTAATCAATCCCATTGGGATATGCCCAATGAGTATAAAGAATTAGACATCTGTGCATGGTTACTTGAACAATGCAATCACGACACAGAATTACAAAGAGTAGGAGAAGAACTTTTACTCTATCAAGAAAGAGATTTATTTGACTTGCTTAAATTTCTTAAGTATTTTATTGACACACTTAGATCTAACGATATAGTATGGGGTGTTGGTAGAGGAAGTAGTGTAGCAAGTTTCGTGTTATACCTAATAGGTGTACACAAAATTAACAGTATATATTACGATTTAGATATCAGTGAATTTTTACGATAAATAGTAATATACACATATAACGGAGAATAACATGGCAGACAAATCAATGTATCGTTCAGCAATGGGAAAGAATATCGACATCGATAGTCTAAGAGTTGCAAACGAAGAATTAATTGCCGTTGGTAACATGAGAGTTAATGCAAGAGGTGATGAATTAGGGCCTGGTGGTGTAGTACTACGTTCAAGAGAAGAAGTACTAGCAGATACCAATCCGCCTTCTAAACCAACACCAACCCATGCAACAGCAACTAACCCTAATTTACCAGTCAATGCCCCCAGAAAAGAAACCCCAAAAACACCAGTGGAGGAAGCAATGGCTCAAGCACCAGTTCCAGTTGAATTTCCAGATGATCTTGGCAACGAAGATGAAGTAGTATTAAGACCAGATCCGGTCCCTGCTCCAATTCCAGATCCTCAGCCTATAGTTGCTCAACCAGTTCCACAAGTTGTTCCAGACGTAGTTCCGGCACCAACTCCACCAGTGGTTGAAGAGCCAGTGGTTGAAGAATCATCAGGATTTATTGAGCCCGGAGCACCAGTTGAAAGAACTGTTAGAGGATCATTGGCGGCATCAGTAGCAGGTGGAAAAACTGTTACGCAAGAAGCTCAGCCAAATCCAAAAAAAGCAAACGGTCCAAGGAGACTATAATTAATGGCTAAGAAATTAATGTCGGGTAAAGATCCAAAAGCAAAAGGTAAAAAAGTATCGCATGGTAACTCACATGCCAGTGCTGATGAAGTACGGTGGGACGAAACTGCACACAAATGGGTAACAAGAAATAAAGGAAACTAAAATGTCAAACTATCTACCAATACATAGTTCAAGTGGAATCAGAGCATTGCGTGATCACGTTATAGTTGAAGATATTCAATTTGGTGAACGTAAAACATCTGGTGGTATTATTGTTCTTGATGACGATGGAAAAACTCAAGGCATCCGTGCTAGATGGGCTAAAGTACATGCAGTTGGTCCAGAACAAACAGATGTTAAAGTAGGACAATGGGTTCTAATTGAACACGGTCGTTGGACACGAGCACTTAAAATTGAAATTGAAAGTGTAGTTAAAATGATTTCTCGTGCTGATAACGATGGTATTCTTGCTGTCAGTGATGATGCACCAGACGATAATGCTGAAACATGGGCATCGTCGAGTGTAATGCATGCCTAAATGGGGTGTTGAATACGAGCCGAGAATTGAAGATCCGGTTATCGTTGCAAAGTTTGATACTAAAGATGAAGCAACTGCTCATTTAGAGTATATAAAAAATGTAAGACCAAAAGCAAGTCCATATCATACAATAGTGGAGATTGATGATGCATGAAGTTCGAATACAATCAGATAAAGTTACTCAACGAGGACGTTGGGTTGGTGAAGAATCCGGAACCAGTGTTGAAGGTGGTGCGTTGAATGCAAACTATCGAGATACCGAAGCACTTGCTATTGTAGCAAATCGTTTGGGACAATATAGTTTAGAATATGGTAAAGATTTCCATTTTAAGACTTGCGGATTAGACGAAATTGTGTTAGAATTTAACGATAATAAAGATGCACTTCTCGCACATTTGAAATGGATATAACACATGAAAGAACTTTGGACAGAAAAATACAGGCCTGCAACTGTATCCGACTACGTATTTACAGACCAACAACAACGCTCACAAGTTGAAAGCTGGGTAAAAGATCAAACTATTCCACACTTGTTACTAAGTGGAAGCCCAGGAACAGGCAAAACAACTCTTGCTAAAGTTTTAATTAACGAACTAAACATTCAAGACTTTGATATTTTACACATCAATGCCAGTAGAGATAATGGTGTAGACTTTATTAAAAGTAGAGTTGAAACATTTGTACAAACAATGCCATTTGGTGAGTTTAAGATTGTTTTATTAGACGAAGCTGATTACCTCTCGCACAACGCACAAGCTATTATGCGTGGACTAATGGAAACATATCACGAAGCGGCAAGGTTTATTTTTACTTGTAATCTTCCACATAAAATTATGCCAGCATTGCATAGTAGATGCCAAGGCTTCCATATCAGTAAAACAGATCATGTTGAGTTTACTGCAAGAGCGGCAACTATCTTGGTTGGAGAAAGTGTTGAGTTTGAACTTGATATCCTTGACAGTTATGTAAAAGCAACATATCCAGACTTGCGTAAATGTTTGAATTTGCTACAAGCAAATAGTATTGAAGGAGTTCTTAGTAGCCCAGGTGAAAACGATTCAGCAGTACATGATTGGAAACTTGGTGCAGTTGATTTGTTTAAGAATGGTGACATTCTTAAAGGTAGAGAAACTATTTGTAAACAAGCAAGTGTTGAAGATATTGACGAAATGTTTCGCTGGATGTACGACAACCTTGAGCTATGGAGTGATACGCCAGATGGACAAGACAAAGCAATCCTTGCAATTCGTGATGGTATGGTCAATCATAGTATGGTAGCAGATCCTGAAATTAATTTAAGTGCAACTCTAGTAGAATTAACAACTATTAACAATGAAACGTAAAGACGTATATATAACTGCCAAGTATACCCGAGTACTTCGTGACGGTGTAGATAAGACCCTTAAAGGGTGGAAAACCGATGAAAACAACTGGTCATGGACCGAAAGAGTTGAAGTTACGAACCGTATGAAGAAGCAAAAAAAGATCGATAACCAAGTGGTAGTTAATGTAACAAAAAGAGAAGTTCTTAAGAACGATATAGGTGCAACAGGTACAGTGCCTAATTTTTGGCTTACGTGGGACTATTTCTGTCGCACAAACGGTAAGTATATACAAGAAACCATGATTCCGTTGGATGATAGATTATTTAAAGATGTAATGGCTGAAATGGATCTTAAGAAGTTTGAAGCTGAAATGCACAAGAAGCAATTAGAAGAAGATTTAAATGAACAAATCAATGTACAAACAGAAAAAGAAGAGAGCAGTTAATCCTAACATTGTTCGCCCTAATCTGTTTAGCCACGAAAAAACTATTAAAGAACAAGCTCAAACCCTTGGTGAAATGTCTCATCGTACTGACACATTGAGTCGTACAATTGAAGCACAAAATACACGAATACACAACCTCGAAACTACAGTATCGCAATTATTAGAAGTTTTACGTAGACGAGGTTAACTTAATATTTCCTTTAAAAGAAACTTACGAACAGCAAGTCCATTAGACATTTGTTCAAAGTACCTAGCACGTGGATCGTCATCGAACCATGTAGGCAATTCGTCAACCCTTGGTAACGGATGCATAACAATACACTTTTGATTTAGATGTTCAACATCGCCTTCTTCAAACTTATATGATGCCCATGCTCCACGTTCAGCTTGAACTCGAGTGATATACAATACATCAGACTCTTGTAATACTGAATAGTTAAGTTCATTAAATGAAGCAAACGAAGGATCACTATAATCCATTGGTAACTGTAAGTTTGGTGGGCTAACTAGATTTACTTTACAATTAAACATCTTAAGCACATTAACCAAACTATGCACAGTTCTACCAAATTTTAAATCGCCCATTACTGTTATTGTAAGGCCATCTAGTGTTTGATATTCTTTATATATTGTATATAAGTCAAGCAGTGTTTGTGTTGGATGTTCGCCAACTCCGTCTCCAGCATTTATAATAGGTACATCACTAACTTCAGTCGCACGTAAAGCCGAACCAACTTCAGGATGTCTAAGTACAATACAATGCGTATAACTTCCTAAAGTGCGTATTGTATCTTCTAATGTTTCACCTTTGCTAACACTAGAATACTGTACATTATTGATGCTGAGAACTTCATGTCCAAGATATTTTGCCGCCGCATAGAAACTAGAACTAGTTCGTGTACTAGGCTCATAAAATAGATTGCAAATTAATTTTTTAGTTTGGGATTCTTGGAATACTTTTAGTTTGCTAGTTTCGGACTTTTGAATTTTGTCCAATAGTAGCATTATAGATAATTTAGTATAATTGTTTAAGGTAATAAAATGTCTACCTTGTTTTATCAAAATCCGTCTCCACTTCCTTTGACGTTATATTACTTATGCTTAATTAACGCCAATAGAATCCTAAGCGTTTGGATTCGGATTGTCCATGTGCATCATAAACAGATTCTTTAAAAGTATATCCTGCATCAGCTAATGTTAAATGACTTGACATCGCATTTTCACCGTCGTCCCAAATTGGGATTATTTCTTTTGCATTCTGTGGGAACCATTCATTGTGATGTAAATGTATTTCAATGATCTTGTCTCCAATCCATTCAATATTAAACTTGAAAAGACTGTGTAAATCTTTGACTATAAATGGTGGTATTTCAAGCTGAGGTAATTCCTTTACATCAACTCTTGTCCAACTTGAGTAATGTACATTTTGATCATTCTTGTGCCCATGAAAACAACGTTGGGGATATATTTCACTTCTATGAGTTGAATAATCAATTGTTAAATGATCTCCATCAAATTTCTCGCACCAAAAGAGGCTAGGATCATTTATAGTTTCACCTTCTTTAAGAGTAACAATTTGTGTGTTGGCACTTAATCCTGACAAGTTATATATTGGGCGAATAATGTATTCACCATCATGAGGCACAGGGGTTCCTGCTGGACCGGCAACATATTCTAATTTTAACGAAAGATCAAGTTTGTTAAAATAAGATCTAAGATGCGGATAACTATCCCAGGCGTCTTTATCTTTTTTCGGATAAAATTTTGACATTGTAGTACAAAGAAGAAATAAGAGGGAAAACCCCTCTTATCTCAATAATCTATAATAACCTTTGTGTTATGAAGTAACAGTTTTCATGCGTTCTTCCCAATCAGCAGTTGCTGGATCGGGTGCAGGAAGGTCGGAATCATCATATTCTGCAGTGTCCGGTACATCACTAGAAACACCTTTCATGCGTTCTTCCCAATCAGCTGATGCAGGATCAGGTGCTGGTAAGTTATCTTCTTCACCATCACCATCCATATCAGGTTCTACCCAACGTCCGATGATATCATCCCAATGACCGTAATCGTCTGGCCACCAGTCTGGGCGGTTATCTTTGTCAGTGAAAGTAGATTCTTCAGCAAGTTTACTTGCCGCAATAAAATCTTCTTCAGTTACATTCTCAGCCATTATTTGCTCCTTTGCTCTAATTTAGCGATCCTATTTTCAAGTTCATCTATTTTACGAGAGATATTTGGATTTACCGATCTCCATGCATCCGGCTTTTGATCAAACCATGTCCATCCATATCTGTCACGAACATAATCTAAAATTGAATCCCATTTTCCATATACCCACAAACCAATATTAGTATCACGCATATATGCTACAAACAACGCACCAAATACACTTCCTATTATTCCGGTATATATCCAAGTACGATTTGTTGCCATTTCAGCAATCATGTCCCACATATAGTATCCTCTAATTATATAACAAAACTATTTAGCCAATTTATTCCCATTTCTGGGTATCTTCGTTCCAAATAGTGCCTGCTGTGGTAGTCTCGCCTAAATTTTTTGCAATTTCGATTGATTGAGCACGTTCCATAACCTCTTGGTCTGTCATTAACTTTGATGTGCTATTTTTGTAGAATTCTGTAACCAGTTGCTCAGCATCTAACCATGTTCTGTTTTCGTTGCTAACAACTTCTAATAGTCTGGCACCAACATTAAATTGATCACCTAAGGTAACTAATTCATTAGCACCTTGTTCAATCATTTCCCAGCTGTCTTGTCCAATGCCTTCCCAAACAAGATCAATACCGCCAAGATGTTCTACTGTATCTGTCATTTAATTCTTCTCCATTTTTAATAAAGTATGTTTAGTTTCTGGAATCTTAACTCTAAAGGCAATACGATACGAAGGTGTTGGAGCAAATGCCGCTGACGTTCGATGTGTTGCATAATGTGGGTAAACTATAACCCGCCCAGGCTTATTTCCAATCATCTGATTTGGCCAGCCAATATTGTACAGTTGTTTCCAATGCTTTTCCCCACTTGGTTCATCGCCATAAAAAAAGAACTCGTTACCCCACGATGGTTTCCACTCTTCGTTTGCAATAAAAAGTACAGTATAATATTGATCTTGTCTTGTAAAACCAGGACCTGAATCTTTGTGAATTGATCCAAGTATTCCGGACTCAGTTAAACTGCTTCTACTATGTCCGGCGATTACTCTTCCTTCTCGAGCATTTAGGTAACATGTAAATTCTCTCTTATTCCGAGGACAAGAATACTTGTCGTAAAAATCCACACCGTCTGAGTATCTATCACCTGAGTCATGAGTTACTACGTCTTTACTAAGATGTGGAGCAACTTTACTCATTTGACGTAACACACTTCTGCTTTTTTCTCTTATACCCAAACCGCCAATGCCTTCGGGTATACCATCTAAATTAGCAAGAGAATTAAATACTCTATCATTGATGTCAGTCCATAATTTATAAATCAGTGGATTTCGTTCCATTGTGCTTTCGGTATCCCATCCAATTGGATGTCTCCACATTGATCTAATTATAGCACTTGCATGGTTGTCTCCACGTGGATCAAAATCGTTTTGGTGATGCATTTTTAAAATACCTGCATACCATTTTACATCTAGACACCATTCTGAAATGTCTTTGTGCTGGTCTCTGGGTATAATATCATCAAAATAAGTGGGTTGACTGTACATACTAATACTTATTGGCGAAAATAGAGGTTGCATTTTTTTTCTATTGGATATATACTAATAGTACACAATGAGAGGTGTCACAAATTGATAGAAGACTTTGAGCATTGGTGTTCTGAGAAATGGTACGAACATAAACAGGAAAAGAAAGACTGGGAACGATTAAGTGTTCTACCATACACACAAGAACAGTACATCGAAAAAAACTCCGTATTTTTACGTAAATTATACGAAGATAAAGTTAATAGGGATGATTCTAAGAATACGGAATTGTGATCCAATAATTAAAGAAGCGGTTCGTGCTTATGTAGGTTTCGCTGGTCCGATACTCTTTGGCCGTAGGCTATCTAAAAACATTAAAGTATCAATTTGTTTCAGTAACAAAATACCTGATTGTGGCAGTGCAATGTCAAACGACGAAAAGTATTATCCTCGTTCATTTTTAATACACTTACATTCTGATTCAAAGTACACTGAAACGTTACAGACTCTTGGACACGAACTTACCCATACTAAACAGTTTGCCAGAGGCGAGTTGAGGTATCCTAGTACCGGACATACTGTATGGCACAATAAGTTGTATAAGGACGAGGAAGTTGCATATTATCGTGAGCCATGGGAAATTGAAGCATTTGGCGAAGGATACTGTTTGACTCAGCTATTTTTTGAAGAATTACCCCAATACCATCCTAAATTAAGAGCAAAAATATTAACTCATTCTAGCTAAGTCATTGATATACAACAAATCTTTTTTCACATTTTTGGTTGACATTTCGGTAAAAGTATCGTATACTGTATAGACAATAAGGAATTAGGAGTTACCCATATGTACTACCGTTCAAAAAAAATGATGAAGATAAAGAAGCAACCAATGCATAACATGGACAATGTCCTTGGTTTTGTTGTACGTGTTTTTAATGATCAAGGTAATATGGTTGTTAAGGCTCCAGTATGGGGCGAGCAAGTTGCTAAGGAAGACCAGGGAAAATCCAATAAAGAAAAGGTACTGGCCTTGCTTGAATCTGGTACTAAGCCTAGCAAAGAAGAAATTGATGAAGGTCGTAAAATGGCGTCACAGTTGCAGGGCAAGATTGTTCTAAACGAATTGTCCGGTGTTCGTACTAACGATTTTATGGCCAATGTTAATACAAACTCACAAGGTGATGAGATTGAACAACGTGCTATTGGTATTGTAGTGTGGTTGCCTAAGATTGCTAAAGACCTTGATACCGCAGAAAAAGAACAAGAGACAATGCAGGTAAGCGGATCTACAAGCGAGTTTATTGGCAAGGTCAAGGACAAACTTACATTAGACATCGTTCCTATTAAAGTTCGCAAGGTAGTGTCTATAGGTAAGTTTAGTGTTACTGGTACAGTTGATGGTAACTTAGTTACTTTTTGGCATAGTGACGAACCAGAAGTTGGTAAGCAAATGACAGTGTCGGCTCGTGTCAAAGAACACAAGCAATGTCAGTACCACTTCCAAAACAATGTTACTCAGCTTCATTACGTAAAGGTTGCATAATGGAACACCCAGCAACATATGAAATTAGCCGCGATGAGTGGTTGACAATTAACAGGGCTTTGTGTGGAGCAAGGTTACAAATGAATAATATCCCGCCATATGGTGTTGACCGTAAAGCACAGGTTAACGATTCATTAGATATTATTTCAAAGATTTATCAACAAGCAAAGGAGAAGACAATATGAAGTTAAAAGGTGCAATGACAGTCCTTAAGAAGGACATGGAGTTCTTAGGATTAACATTTGAAGAATTGTGTATCTTTATTGAACGTAATCCGTATGCTATGAAGAATAGCACTATTGATGCATACACAGTTTATAAAACGCAGACGCAAGGATGAACTGCTATCATTGTGGGACAGAATTAATTTGGGGTGGTGACCATGATTGTGATGAACACATGGAAGACTATCTAATTGAAACAAATCTGTCATGTCCTAAGTGTAATAGTCTTGTAATAGTTTATTACCCAAAAGAAGAAGGAGAAGATGTTTGACCCCTGTGCTTTACATATTAATGCGAACTGATCTGGACAGTATGAATCCAGGCAAAGCAATGGCACAAGCCAGTCATGCTAGTAATGCATTTGTTAACCACGATATGAACGTCAACACTATTATCGGTCACATCGCCAGCAACATGAGAGAGGACTGGAAACATCAGACTGAACAAGGGTTTGGTACTGTATTGGTATTAGGTGTAACAGAAAGTCAAATGCGAACCGCGGTCACAGTTGCAACAGTATCCAACTTTGTAAGTGGTATAGTACACGATCCAACCTATCCATTACGCGATGGTGACACCACACATTTTATTCCACTGGATACATGTGGTTATGTATTTGGTGACAAAGATGATCTATTGCTACAATCGATCTTGGGCAATTTTGAATTGCACTATTGAGGAATAAGAATTGAAAATTAAAAAGAAGATAATACTTACAGATGCAGATGGTGTATTGCTTAACTGGGAATATGCTTTTAACGTCTGGATGGACCAACATGGCTTTGAAGAATTGCCTGATGCAAAGTTTAATTATGATATGGGAGAACGATACGGTATTCCTAAATCGCAGGTTGCAAAGCTAGTCAGGATATTCAATGAGAGTGCCGCAATAGGCTTCTTACCAGCATTTAGAGATGCAATGTATTATGTGAAACGTTTACACGAAGAACATGGATACGAGTTTCATTGTATTACGAGTTTGAGTTTAGATGCTAATGCTTACAAGTTACGTAAAATGAATTTAGATAAATTGTTTGGCGAAGGTGCATTTACCAAACTGATCTGTTTAGATACTGGTGCTCCAAAGGACGAAGCATTATCTAAATACAAAGACAGCGAAATGTGGTGGCTTGAAGATAAGCCCGAGAATGCAGAAGCAGGTATTGCACAAGGACTAAAGCCTGTACTGTTTGAGCATGGCCATAATATGAATTACCGCAATGACTTGATACCAATCGTAGATAGCTGGAAACAGTTTTATAAACTTGTTACCAAGAAGTAGTGTTCTATAACAGAACACTACCTCCTCCTATGCTACATTATCACAGATCTTTATAAAGTCTAAGAATCTCTGTTACGGCTGGATCACGTTGAATATCTGTACCTGTAAATTCTACTCCTGTAATATGGTCTAGTTTTCCATAATTGTCAACTAAACGTTTAAAATCTAATAGACCGTTCTCAGGATCTTTGCGATCCGCTTGTCTGGTATCTCCAGTGACAACAATCTTACTTCTTTCGCCTAAGCGGGTCAACAACATTTTCATTTGACCTGGGGTCGCGTTTTGCATTTCGTCTGCAATAATATAGCTATTCTTAAATGTTCGACCTCGCATAAAAGCTAGTGGGGATATTTCCAATACAGAATCTTCTAGCATTTTATTGATTTGGGCTTTCGTGTAGTATTCTTGAATATAATCAAAAATTGGTCTAGTCCATGGAGCCATTTTTTCATTTAAGTCTCCTGGTAGGAACCCATGTTTCTCATCATCAACTCCCACAGCCGGGCGAGTAACTACGATTTTATTAAATTCTCCTTCTCGTAATAATTTTAGGGCTGTAATCACGGCAAGCATTGTTTTACCAGTGCCTGCTGGTCCTGTTGCAAAAACAATCTTGTTTGTTTCCGATTCTAACATATCTATATATGTTTCTTGTTTAAGACTTTTAGGAATAAGTGTGATTTTAGTCTTCTTTTGACGGTATCTGTCAAAATCAACTACATTCTGATCGAATGCTGGATGCTGATAGTTTTGTTTGGATTCGCGTTGTTTACGAGCGAGTGCTCTCTTTTTTCTAGACAATTTGTTAGCCTCCTATGCTTGTTATGGTGTCCACAGCTAGGAATCTTACATTGGTTGCTAAACTTATACGTGGACGTTAACAACCAGTGTAAGGTCTGTGTCCACTATTAATATTTAAACCTATGACATCAATCATAAAGTGTACATTTAAGATTGACCTTATCGAAGCTAATTATATGCCACATAAGATTTGTCCAAAGGTAAATACACTAAACAACAGAAGGTGCCCAAGATGTCATCAGCCGCAGTATTACACGACATTATAGATAACGTCAAAAACATATATCAAAATTCAAGTAGTATTAGTACACTTATGGATTTTGAACGTGTACTTGATACTCTTGACTTATATAGTTTTAAAAATTGGCAATCAGGTGAAATTGTTGAAGGTCCTATCTTTGAAAAGTATTTTGTTACTGTTACATTAATGTTTCCATATAGAAAAATGCCCGACCCCGACGGAGCACAACGTTTATTAGATTATGATTGTCATGTAAGATTTCGCAGGAGTGAACTTGAATCACCAGTTCAAGTTAAAGGTCCTGAAGATTACGAAGGTGGCACAAAGTATCCTAAAATGGAACGTTATCCAATTTGGTTAGTTGAAATTGTTATGACAAAATCATTGATGTCAGAAATTTCACGTGGTAGTGTTGAAATACAAGGTGATCAAATCAATGTTGAAGAATTAGAATCTGCTTATGAACAAGGCGCTGACGAACAAGAGGTGTCAGGTGACGTTGTAGCAGACAATGATGCAACAGGTGACGAAGTAGGGAGTGAAGTAGCATAATGAATTACAATCTACGAGAAGGTTTAGAAATAAACGATCTAAACAGAGGTTTAGTTGAAAAGACTGTACAGATTGACCGCTTCAAAAGTAAAATTGGTAGAGACGAAGATGTCTGCGTAATGAATTTTCTAGTCAATGGAAAAGAACCTGCATTAGATTTAATGGGTTTTATTGAAAGAGGCTATGATTTTGTAATTGACTCAGATACAAGCCCAGGAGAAAACAAAGACGGTTCATATGAAGTATTTGTTGAAATGGATCGTGACGAAAAACTACACGAGAATATTTTAAAGATTATTTCCCAAGTATGTAACTTAACTGAAAACAAGGAAGAAGATTGGTCCTTTACATATCGTGGAAATTTTAAAGATGTGTCTCAACTAACTGCTGAATCTCTAGAAGAAAAAGTTCCATCAGACCCAAAGATATACAATGAAAAGTATGCTGATGAAGAAATTGCTAAACTAAAAGCAATGGCCCACTTGAAAGTGGATAGCAAGGCCCCCCAAACAGAAGAGATGAATGCAATTAGAAGAGCCGCTGGTATAATTTAATTATTATCATAAGGTGAACTAATTTTGGATTTTATTACTGTCGTATATGCAGATGAGATAGATATGCTCGTGACACAAGGTCGCAGTATAGATCTGTATGCTCCGGATATAGCAGAAAATATATTTGTAATTGTGAATGACGAAGAAAGTGTTAACATTGAAATTGATAAACTTTGGTGGGGAAGCCAACGTAGTCGAGTTCACATTCTAAATAGAAAACAGATTAGTTGTACTCCATATGGAACTGGTTGGGATAGCCAACAACTATGTAAACTGGTAACAGCAGGAATGAGTAAAGAAGATTATGTATTAATCTTTGATGCTAAAACTTGGTTTGTTAAACCATTTAATACTGCTGATATCTTTCCAGAACCAAATAAAATTAATGTTGCGATGCAAGAAATACAACCAGTATTTAAAACTGGTTGGGATTGGCTTGTAAAAGAATTTAACATAAAAGATCCAGGGTGTCAACCTGGTCCAGCTGGCGTTCCAGCAATAATGAAGCCTCAGGCTGTAAGGCAACTGTTTTCTTACATTGAAAACAAATACCATCAAAGTTTTAGAACTTGGTATAGAGAATATAGCTTAACTCCTACGTTCATCACCGAGTTCTTATTGTATGCAAGTTGGATCTATATGAGCGAGGGGTATTCGCAGTACACTGGAGAGCAACCTTGGAATCCAGTGAATATTGCTAGAGATGAGGGGAAACTGTTTAACCAGAAACTCAATGAAATGAAAAACGATAATACATTAACTGCAAGTATACATGCAGATTGTAAATTATCAGCAAAACGTAAAAAAGAATGGAAGAGCTTTTTACAGGAAAAAGGCTTAACCCAGGAATAAATATGTGCATAGCACTAATAATATGAGGAAGTATCAAAATGAACTTTGAATTTACAGAAGACCAACTGGACCAAATGGTACCTAGGTGTAAGCATACAGAAGAGCTTTACGAAGCACTATTAGATGTATGTCCCCGTTATGAAATTAACACTGAAGACCGTTTAGCGGCATTTGTTGCTCAGTGTGGTCATGAAAGTGCAGATTTTAATACACTTAAAGAAAATCTAAACTATTCTGGAGATGCATTATGTCGTGTGTGGCCTAGACATTTTGACCAAGACAATAAAGAGTTTTATCATCGTAACCCAGAACGTATTGCAAATCGTGCATACCGTGATAGAATGGGAAACGGCAGTGAAGAAAGTGGTGACGGTTGGCGTTATAGAGGACGTGGTGCTATCCAACTAACTGGTTGTCATAACTATACCAAGTTTGCTGATTACAACGAAATGGATGTTGGAGATGCTGTTGAGTATCTTGAAACTCTTAAAGGAGCAGTTGAAAGTGCGGCTTGGTATTGGCTAGAGCATGGATTAAATGAAATGGCTGACGACAGAGATAACACTAAAATGACAAAGAGAATCAATGGTGGAACACATGGCATTGAGGATCGAAAAGAAAGACTCATCAGGAACCTAGAGGTTCTGTTAGGATAAAAAAATGTTTGCGAGTATTGGATTAAAAATTGCAATAGGAATTGGTATCATTGGAATTGCTGGTGGTGCGTGGTTCTATGTACAAAACCTACAATCTAAATTAGATTTAGCGGCAGAACGCCAGGCTAGAACAATGGATGTAGTTAATTCTCAAGTGGCGGCACTAAACCAATTACAAGAAGATATTAAAAAAGTGCAACAAGTAACCAATACACTCAACGAGAAAATAGCAGAAGCAAACGCATCTGTAAGTAAACTTGACGATAAATTTAACAAGAATAGCTCAGGTAAGGCAAGAGATATCGGCAAGGATGCAGAAGCAAAGCCCGAAGTAGTAGAGAAAATTATAAACAGAGCAACTAAAGATGCAATTAGATGTGGTGAACTCCTTACCGGTGCACCACTTCTTCCTAAAGAAACTAACAGTCAATGTCCCGAGCTAACTGTAACTAACTTTAAAAAAGAAGATAAAGCAGATAACAAGGAAGACATTAGGAAGTCAGTAAAATGAAAAAAATAATTTTAATTGGAGCACTGTTATTTGTAATGACTGGTTGTTCTAGTATCAAAGAAACACTAGCAATTAAACCTGAGATTGTAGAGAGACCACCATTGGTACTTCCAGACTTAGTACCAGCAAAAGGATATGACTTTAACTTTATTATTATTACAAAAGATAACTTTGATAAAAAACTTAAAGAATTAAAAGAAAGCGGAGTTGATGTTGTTTATTTTGCATTGACAGATGAAGGTTATAAAGCATTAAGTTTGAGCGTTGCAGAGCTAAGACGCTACATTGCACAACAGAATGCAACAATTCGTGCTTATAAAGAGTACTATCAACCCGACGAACCTGCTAAAAAATAATAAATACTAGTGTCAAATAGTTATATGAGGTTCAACAATGTCAGAAGAGCAACAAGTCAAGAAGAAACTTGACTGGTGGTGGCACGCCCCCGAATACTTTAGTAGATGGAGATTATTTCCACGTGCTTTTATTAGCATGTATATCTACTTGCTTTATACTGTGGTAACATGGTTTATGGCACTCGAAGATCCAAACATGAATCAAGCAGGTTTAGTATCAGTTGTGGTTGGTGCTGGTGCCGCATGGTTTGGATTATATGTTAACAGTGTTGGTAGCAACAAAGAATCAGAAAGTCCTTTGATGCGAGTTAATACAACGACATCAACAACTACAAGAACAGTTGAACCAGTATTTTCAGACGCAGACAGAAAAACAAAACC